ATACCGGTGTGACACCGACCAACCAAGGAGAACCAATGACCACGAAGCGTCAACTGAAGAAAGAAGTGGCTCGCCTCACGGCTGCACTTGCAGCGTCTGAGCGTCAGCACACTTGGTGCGACTACCGAATCGTGCGCCTCACCAAGGTCATCAACCGCCTGTCCCCCGGATGGAGCGAGCGTGACGAGGCCAGCGACATCACCTCATCCAACTACAACCACAAGGTGGCCCGATGACCGAGAACCAAGTCCCCGAACTGAACATCCTCCGCGAAGCGTCTGAGCGTCTGAGCGACATCGCATTGCCACCGGGTCGGACTTGGGTGTCCGACACCGCGGCGATGTACCTCTCAATGCACCTCGCCAAGATTGCCGACCTGCTCCCCACGCTCCTTGACGTGAATCGTCACAGCGAGGAAGAATGGGCTGAGTGGTACGCGGCTCGTGAGGCAGTGCAGGCTCTCGTTGAGGGTGACAGCACCCCACTCCGGGTGGCGCAATGACCGCGGCCAAGCACGCTCGTCGGCCAAAGCACGCTCGTCGGCTCCGGCTTCGATGGAAGCCGTGGGCCAAGTGGCTTCACCTCTGCTCGTTCCTCTGGGCGACCCTGTTCGTATCCGTGGCCACTGTCCGGCTCCACACCACCACGTTCGCTGGCCAGTTGTTCCTGTCGGCATTTTGGATTGTCGTGGTCTACGCCGTGGTCGCTCTCGTCTTCGGCATCCTCATCAGCACGATGGAGAAGTACGACGAGGAATCAAAGTAGGTTGGGCGTATGCGATATTGCGTCAGAGCGAAACACGGCAAGCGGTCACGAACGTTCTACGTTGACGCTGCGTCAATAGGTCAAGCCAAGGCCGACGCTAGCCATCTGATTGTTCACCACTACCGCAACACCAAGGGCTACACCGGCGAGGTCTGGCAGCGCGGCACGGTGACCATCGTGGACTACTACGGCACGAAGCACGAGGTCGAAACACCCCCGCACTTGTTCGTGGTCTAGCGAACCTTCTTCGGGGTCACCCGGCCATTAGAGACTTGCTTGGCAGCAGGGGGCAATGCCTTCTGCTGCTTCGCCGCGTTCTGAGCATCTTGCTGCTGCTGGAGCAACTGCTGTTGCTGGGCCTTCCAAACTTCAAAGTTCTGACGGTTCTGCTGGATGGCTTGGTGATACATCGTGAGGTTCTTGCACAAGCGCATCCACTCGCTCGGTGGGGCTTCACGCAGGCAACGCTCGGTGGCTTCGACGGCTTCTTCCAGCAGTCCCATATTCCCGTAGCAAATGGACAGCCTGTCCCAAGGCAGCCAAGTGTAGGCAGTCTCAATGACGAAGCCTTCCATTGGTCGCTTCATCCCAATCACCGCACGATAGAACGGCACTGCGCCATCCCAACGCTGGGCCTCGTAGGAAATGTCCCCTAGGGCAACGTAGGCTTCAGCACGGATAGGCGTGAACTGCATTGCCTTGAAGTAGCAGTCAACGGCCTTTTCCAAACCACCCTTGGTGCGCTCAGGGTCACCCTGTCGGTAGCAGTTGGCTTGCGAAACCAAAGCGTCGTAGTACTCCCAAGTGAAATGGTTCAGGCTCAGGAAGTGGTCGTAGGCTTCGATGGCCTCATCCCAACGCTTATGGTCACGAAGTTCGTTGGCGTAGTAGTAGGCAGTGCGTGGTGAATCATCGCCCTTATCCAAAAGTCCACGCAGAATCTTGATGTTGCGCTCCGTCGGAGTGTTGTTCATCGCCAACGGGTCATCCACCCACGCATCGGCCCAAATCAAAGCGTTCTCGTTGGAACGGTCTAGGTATTCGTGAACAGCACCAATCCACTTGGTCTTGACCGAGGCTCGCCAGAAACGGGGCGTGTTGAACTTGAACACCACAACGCCTTCGTCAGTGATGCCCCGGTTGATGTTGCACCAAACGAAGTCCACTTCCTTATTGGTCTTCAGTTGCATCTTCAGGTTCTTGAACCCTTCGATGGCCTGTGGTGGAATCACGTCGCCGCAGTCCAGCCAAATCAACCAATCGCCCGTGGCGTGACGGATGGCCTCGTTGCGGGCTGCACTGAAATCGTCAATCCAGTCAAAGTGGAAGACCTTGGCTCCGTAGGACTTGGCAATTTCGACGGTCTTGTCGGTAGAACCAGTGTCCACGACAATCATTTCGTCACAAATTTCCTTGGCACACACCAGCGTCTGGGCGATGTGTTCCTCGCCGTTCTTGACAATCATCGTGAGCGACAACATAGTGAAATCCCTTTCCTACGGGTTATGACTTGACGCAGCGTACTGCGTTTTGGAACCCTGCGCTCGGATGCTGGAACGGGACTTGACTTCCGAAACCACCTAAGGTACACTGAAGGTATGACAAACAAGACAAAAGTGCTGCTTGCCGGGGATTTGCACGGCAATCCGCACGCTCTCCAACAAGTTTTCTCCAAGGCCCACTATGGGGATTGCTCTGCCATTATCCAAGTGGGCGACTACGGCTACGGCTGGTCAATTGGCCCGGATGGGCTGTGTGACTTCTCGGCGTTAACTGCCGAGATGGTTCAGCAGACCGGTGTGCCGTTCTACTGGCTAGACGGAAACCACGAGAACTTCGATATGTTGTTCGACCTTGACCAAGACGAGAACGGTCACGTCCCCATTGCCGATGGGGTCACCTACCTGTCTCGTGGCTCTAACCTCGTGATTGGCGACACCACTTTCCGTGCCTTCGGTGGGGCGTATTCGGTGGACATCAAGTATCGCAAGCCACACGTCTCGTGGTGGCCTCAGGAGATGGTCACTGACGAAGATGTTGCTCGGTCAATCAGCAACGGCCCTGCCGATATCTTCCTCAGCCACGATGCGCCGACTGGCGTTCAGGAGACTGCTGGCCTTCGACGCAAGTTGAGCCAGTGGGGGCCTCAGGCTGCCGAGAAGTCCATTGAGAACCAGAACCGGGTTCGGGCTGCTTTGGATGCCTGTGGAGCGCACACGGCGTACCACGGCCACCTTCACCAGTTCTACACTTGCACGTTGGATTCAGGAACCGTGGTCAACGGCCTGAACCGGGACAACGACACCGGCAACTTCGTCACCATCGAGGTTTAATCCCCCCACCCACGTCGCTGACTAGGGGTGTAGTCTTACCCCTATGACGAGATACGAAGTAGTGGTAGAAACCGAGCCACCGACTACGGCCTATTGCAGTTCAGGCCAAGAAGTCCGTGGATACGTTGAGCGCAAGTTCCCCTTCTACTTTTGGATGCAGTCCAACGGAACCTTCACCAAAGAGGTTCCGTTGGTTGTGTCCGACGAGTTGGAATTGCGTGGCTTCGATGAAAACGACGAGCATTACGTCTCGGTGAGGGTGAGGAAGTTGTCGTGAAAGTGCTGGAATTTTTTGTCTTGGCAATTTTCCTTTTGGTTTTCATTGCCTTTGGCTTGACGGTCATCTTCGGCCCACTGGTCGTATTCATCGTCTTCGGCTGGAAGCCTGCCATCGGCGCGCTCTGCTACTCGCTGGCACTTGGTGGAACGTTGCAAATTTTCTTTGGGATTGCAAACTCAAAGAACGCATCTACGTCAAAGTGACCCACGATGCGGTGGTGAAAATTATGGCTGGCCTCGTGAGGACTGCCCAACAATCGCCAGACCCATCAACCCAAAACGCAGCAGTGCTGGTAAGGGGCTTGTCCCTCATCCCACAGACATTGGCCGTCAACGAGTTCCCGGCTGGGGTGGAATACTTCGACAAACGCTGGGTACGACCTACCAAGTACGCGTTTGTCGAACACGCCGAGCGCAACTCCATCTACGCGGCTGCTAGAAACGGCCTGAAGACCGAGGGCCTGACGATGGTGGCTGTCTGGGCAGCCTGCGCCGACTGCGCTAGGGCGATTGCTCAGGCAGGCATCAGCAGACTTGTGCGCTACACGAGCCAATCTGACCATCTGCACTGGGAAGAAAGCACCTTGCTGGCCGACCTCATCTTGTCCGAGGCAGGCGTTGACGTAATCACCTTGACCGAGCCGATTGACGGCTGCGAACCAATTCTTCGCAACGGGGAGCCGTGGTTTCCAAATGGCGAATGAAGAAGAAGACGCAGTTCGCAGTGAAATCCTTAAAGAGTTCTCGGTTATGGACATCTGGCTTGGCGTAGACCAGTTCGCCAAGGTTCGCCTCAATATGACGGGGCTGGAATTCGTTCGTCTCGTTCGCAGTGGCGAAAGTGTCGCCCACCTGCACGAACACGCACAAGAAGTAGCCGATTTGGTAGCGTTGTTGCCGCCCGACGAGGAAGAATGACAATGCTCTGCATTTTGGAAATCACCAAAGAACGAGACACGGCAATCTCGCTGCTCAACGCCGAAGGCATCATCACACACTCCGTTCCTCTGGCAACGATGCACCCGGTCACCGACCAAGAAAAAGCAACCAAGAGTGCTGAAACTGTTGGCTGGCAACCCTACGGGCTATGGACTATTGACGGGGACTACCAATGGGTGCAAGTCGTTCCAAAGCCGTTGACTATTGCGTTTGCTAGCAGTGAAATCTCAGACCAGATGGCCGTGGACTTGGCGAAGAACGTCGGATATGCCGTCAACGAAGTCGTGAAGCAGACCTACATCCCTGAAGATGGCAAGACCTACATTGCGTTTTCAGTGGACGTTCCAAACGGATGGGACTGGGGCCACAATCTCCTTGGGTACGAAGATGAACCCATTTGAGAACCCCACCCCTTGGATTGCCACCTACGAAGAAGCCCCCACGCCGGGCTGGAGCATTGAAGATTACAACGGAAGCGTGATGTTCTTCATCGAATCGCAATATGTCAAGGTGGAAACCGTAAATATGCTCCTAAGGGCCGTCAACGGCACCTCAAAAGGTGTAAGTTAGCCCCCGTGAAGAACGTCATTCGCAGATTTTTTGAAATCGTGATGCCACAGCAAGAAGATTTCACTGCACCCGAAGATGCAAACCCCGCAACCGGAGACGTGTTCGGTCTTTCTGATGACGAGCAGTTGAGCATCGCCGTTGATATGGCGTTGGCTGCTGCGGTGGAACTCATCCTCATCCAGCGAGCAGCGTGGAACGAACTGGTTGACAGTTTGGATGACGCAGGAATTGTTGTCCGTTTGGACAACAAGGCTAGTGAAATCATCACGGCCACGACGGAACGACTTCGGGCAGCAATGCGTGTGGCCGGGGAAGTAATTGGAATAGACGCAAAGACCCTGAAGGAGTTGTTTAATGACTGAAGATTCACCACAACCGATTGACGAAGAAACCGTTGAGCAAATCGCCGTGGATGAGGGCATCGAAGCCATCAAGAAGATTCACTACATCGAACGGCAGATGTTGAACCGAGCCATCCACTCCTTGTCAATGATTACCGAGAAGCCGGTTGAGGAAGTGTTGGCCATCCTGTCTGAGGGCATTGACACCGACTACGACAAGGCGTTTCAGCAGGCGCAGGCCTCAGCGAAGGTTATCCAGCAACTGCAAATCCCTCCGCAGCCGAAACCCACTTGGCAGGTCTAGGTGGAAAGCACTGAAGGGGTCACACCGGTACAAGCCGAGTGCAACCCCTTTGCTGTGTTCTCCGAATGTCCACTCTGTGGTGGAAAACTCACGCCAGAACACGCCCACTTCAAGTGCCGTGGGTGTGGCTGGCGAGATAGTTGCTGCGACTAACCGACAGGATACATTGTGACGGCCACTGGCTCCGATTCACCACGGAGCCGTTCCCGACGCTCACGCTGGTAGTCCCGCATCGCTGTCTTGCAGGTCACGCAGCGACACCGGTGCCGGAAGTAGCACGACAAGCCGTGCTTCACCTCACGCCGGGTATGCCGGGTGCAACTCGTGTTGCCACACCCACACACGGCAGGTCGCTGCACGAGATATCGCTTACGGAACACTCGGTACGCTTCAGCACACGGCTCGCACCTGCATCGGTGGTTCGTGTACCGGCTCGCCGTACCGTGTGGGGTACGAACGACCTTGGACGTTAGGCGACAAGCAGGATTGCCACAGGCGCAGGTGGAAACCTGCTCCGGCTCTGGCAGTGGCTCAGGGCTAGTGAACACTTCGTCCAGTGTGTCTTCATCAAGGCTGTCGGCCATCGCCTCCAGCAGTTCGTCGTATGACGTAAACATCATTGCTCCTTAGTTGACTAATTCAAAGTGGTGTTGTACCGGCTTTGGTGGGTTGTGCTTTCGCATTTGGCTTTGGAAACGGAACGTGTCCTGACCGAACTTCTTCGGTGGCTTCATCGGGACAAGCGACTTCTCTGCAAACAGTCGGTCTTCGATTAGACCGTCTTCATCGAACAGCAAGTCATCGAACAGGTCGGGATGCTCGTCTCTGAGGTGAGCCGCTTCCCATTCCTCCAGCCCCTCGTCTACCAGTTCATCGAATCGCTCGTTGCTCAGTAGGTAGTACGGCAGTTCGCTAACGTCAATGTCGTAGAGACGAGCGAGGGCTGCGTCATCCATCGCTTCGACCTGTGCGTCGGTCATCTCAAAGAGGATGGCGATTGCTGTCACCTCGTCCTCGTTGAGCAGTTTGGCGAAGCCTCGTGGCTCTGTCATCATCACCACCACTCTTTCCGCGAATCGGCAATCCAGTCGTTGTCGGTGACCGGCTCGCCGTATTCGTGTCGCCATTCGCAGACGATGACGGGGTACTCCACCCCATCGAACTCAGCGATACTTTCGACAATGGTGTAGCCAGCGTTCTGCTCCATCTGCAACATTGCGAGGATGGAATCGTTCAACGGTACTTCGTAGATTTCTCCAACGGCCCTGTCGTTCGGGTTATCGGTCATCACGAGGTAGGGGAACGCTCTGTGCGTAGAACTGTAGAAAAGCCGTGCGCCTTTCATTGTCCCGGTGCCTACTTCCTGAATCACCTCATCGGCAATCCAATCGTGCAGGCGTTGTCCCTTACGCAATGTCCCATAAGCGAAGAACAGTGCCGTTTTGGTGTGGGTGTCAGTTGTCATACCAACACTATAGCAGGTTTTAGTTGAGTATGCTACACTGTGGGTATGACGAACCGCAGATATGACGAAACCGACCTCGTGCAAGTCTCCGTAATGCTTGGCGATATGCAGGTGGAAACCAAAACTTGCTACCGGGGAGAAGCCGACGCTCTGGGATACGACCTCGTGGAGCGATACGCAGGCATCGCAGACGTGGTGTACAAAATCAAGGAATTCGACGGCATCCCCTACGCAATGCCCAAGGTTCAGCAGCAAGCCCCACGGCCAGTCTCACGGCCAGCCCTGAGGCCACTGCCGAAGAAGACCACGACCACCCACCGTCGCCGGTGGGAGCAGCCAAAGGGCAAGACCCCTCACTACTTCACCATTGTGACTTGACTTTGCCACACCCCTAATGTAGAATTAGGGTAGCCATTGGATTCAATAGGAAGGAAACCCGTGAGCATCACCTACAACAAGGAAGCAGTCCACCAGTACCTCACGAGAATTGCTGCCGAGCAAGCAGCAACAACATCACCAGATTGGAACTCCACCCCACTCCTAGTTGGGATGGGCATTGCTCCCGGTAGCCGGGTCGCAGACCTTATGGACTTGGACTACTCCGACCTCTCTCGTGCGCGCATCAGCATTTCGATTAAGGCCGTTGACGAAATCCGCGCCGAGGCCGTGGCTCTGCGCGACCAGTCCTCGGATAAAGAGCGCAAAGCCCTTAGCCAGTTCATCAAGGCCATTGACGAAGCAATCACCGCACGCGGGGCTTCGCACCTACACGCCGTGCGCCGTGACGTGTTCAGGGTGATTGGCCTGTCCGACATCCCCGACATCAACCGTCAGAACATTGACTACCTCATTGACCTGTACAACGCTTTGGAAGCCGGGTTGCCTGAGCCAACCGCAGGCACTGGCAACGGCAACTCCCAGCACCAGTCAGCAAAGTGGGTCGTGGGCGAAGAAGGTTCGCAGGGCTACTTCTACTACCGGATGGACTACAACATTCAAGTGGAAGACGGCAACATCAGCACCCGGTTGAGGATGGAAGGGCCTAACTACGACCACCCGAATCGGTCTGGCATCGCCGTTGCCGTCAACTCTGCGGTGCGCCGTGAGAACGATGGCCGCGTCTGGCAGTGGTTCACCTCGTCAAACAACGTCGTTGAGGATGCCAAGAAGGTCACCGAGAATGTCAAGGCTGCTTGGGATTTAGTTCGCACTGAGGTGAAGCAAGCCATTGTCAACCGATTTGCAGAAATGCTGCAAGCCGGTATCCCGGTGGAGTACACCATTGACGGTGAGGACTACGTTGCTCTCCAAGCAAGTTGAGTAGGGTGGAACCTATGATGCAAGCAGCCCTGACAATCCCACCGAGCGAGTTGCCCTACGAACTCCACGTTCTGCCCGAAGGCGTGAACTTCAGCACGGACAGTTTCATCACGATGTACGAGGTGGACTTTCCGTTCACGGCAGAAGACGCAGCACGGCTAGAGGACTATCTGCGCTCCAAGGGATGGATAGTCACCACGAAGTGGGAGAACCACATCGAATGGTGGCAGGCCGATGTAATCCCTAGGCCGAGCGATGACTAGCGAACCGGTCATTGCTCGTCGGTACATCTATTCAGCAAAGAGTGACCGGGCGAAGCATAAGGGCAAGCACCGGCTCTACTTGGTAGAAATCCCTGCTGGCTCTAACATCCTCGCCAAAATCGCACCACTACCCCTCGCAGATGAGGTAGAACTAGATGCGAGCGTTGAACTTGAAGCAGCGAAGCAGGGGATGACCCTTGCTGGGTGCGAAGACAAAAAGACGCTCAGGCACAGAAGGCACCGATTGGTGCTTGGTCAGGACTATCAGGAGATTGAATAGTGGCAAAGCCGAAATCGTCAACTCGTGCTGAATGGATTGGACAGGCAGCCTGCCGGGGAATGAACGTGAACATTTTCTACCCCGAACTCGGAGCATCCAACGTAAAGTACCCGGCTGAGGCCATCAACACTTGCGCTAACTGCCCGGTGGTGGAACCGTGCTTGGAGTGGGCATTGCATCACGAGGGACACGGCTACCAAGGTGGAACCACGCCGAACCAACGCCACAAGATGCGCTCGCAGCAGCGAATCGCCCTGTGGGAACCACAACAGAACATCATCAACGTCATCGTGACGAAGAAGATGGGCCGACTGAGCGTTTGAATTTCACCTAAAAGGTTTTACGAACTTGGCGATACGATGAACGTATGCGCCTTGACCCCAAGAACCTGCTCAACTGGCTAGCCATCACCACGCTGGCTGCCGTTTCCTGCCTTGTGCCACTGGGTACCAGTGCTGGCGCAGCAACGGCCTACGCCCACTCCAATTGCAAGACGTGGGTGCGAGTAATTGACGTTTCCAGCAACAACGTGTATCCGTTCGACTGGACAAAGATTTCCAAAAACGGAATCTCCGGGGTCTACATCAAGAACTCCGAAGGCACGGCCTACGTCAATCCAAACTGGGCTACCGACGCTGCTGATTCCAAGAAGGTCGGCATCCCCTACGGGTCGTACTACTTTGCCCGCCCCGGCAAGGCATCGGCTGTGGCCTCAGCCACGTTCTTTGTGAAATCCGGTGGCGCAACCGGAACTCTGCCCCCTGCTTTGGATTTGGAAGTTAACGAACTCTCCGTTCCGGCCACCATCAAGTGGGCCGAGCAGTGGTTTAGCACCGTGAAGCAGTTGTCGGGTCGTACTCCAATTCTCTACACGGGTGGCTTCTACGGCTGGGGAACGGCTCAGGGCCTCACTGAAATGCGCCTCTGGCTCGCTGCGTACCCGAACGGCTACGCCAACGTGCGAAACGTCTGCAACCTGCCGTTGCCTCACACGCCATCAGCGTGGAACTCGCAGGGCTGGTCTATGTGGCAGTACACGAGCGTGGCCAACATCCCCGGCATCAAGGGTCACACTGACCTTTCAGCAGCCGAGCCATTGTGGTGGGCCACTGTGACCGGCGCAGGCGTGAAGCCCCCGACCCCCGGACAGAACCGTCACCCGGCTCCCATCTACGCCTACGGCTCCCACGGCCCCAAGGTTGTCTACCTGCAACAGGTACTTCACCACTACGGCTACCTGACTGCGAAGCAGGTTGATGGTGTGTTTGGTGAAACGACGTACCTTGCCGTGCGAAAGTGGCAGTATCGCATCGGGATTCCAGTAGATGGCAAGTGGTCTTCCCTCACTGACCACGCTACGAACTGGTACCTGAAGAAGGCTCGCCCCTACCCGTGGCCTCGGAACTACCCCGTGCTGCGTGTCGGCTCGGTCAATGCACCGAAAATCGTGCAACTTCAGCAGTTGCTCACGAAGCACGGATTCCCGGTCAAGGTTGACGGCATTTTCGGCAGTTCGACTGCTGGAAAGTTGCGTGGCTTCCAAAAGAAGAACCACATCCACATCTCCGGCATCACGACCTACCAGACGTGGGTAGCCCTGTGGAAGCCGTAATCGTCACCCAGAACACTTACAACATCTGGCAAACCGTTCTCGCCATCGTGCTGATTGTCGGCTCCGTCGGCTCACTCGGCAGGTGGCTGAACGGGCGACTTCCAAAACGCTCCGAAGTCACTGACCTGAAGAAGGCGTTGGCCGAGGCCCAAGCCAAGAACAGCAGTGAAAACCGTCGAATTATTGCCGTTGTACGGGAAGTGAAGGCCGATGTCAAGCAGTTGACGGCCCGACTTGACCATCACATTGACACAAAGACAGACATTTCACTGGACAAGGGGACTGGCGATGAGTGAAGACGGGGCTGTCGGCGCGCATATCCAAAAGTTCACACACTCCTACCTCGTCGTGTACCCAGAACACTCGGCACGAGAGGATGACCCTCACTACGTTGACTTTCACCATCTCCAACGGGAATGGAAGAAAGACCCGGAGAAGTGGCGTTGCGCCTACGGGGTAGAGAAGGGGGATTTCACTGAATGTGACTTGTCCCACCCTTTGGAAATCCATCACGCCCACGTTGAGTTCGCTTTGCTCAACTCCATTGACCTCGCTCTCTTTGAGAAGCGATACCCCGGCATCTCCGACCCTGACAGGGTGGGTGCTTGGGTGGAAAGTGCAGCCAACTGCATCGTGTACTGCGTTCGCCACCATCGTGGCCACGCCGGGGTTCACAGCGCATCAGCAGCCGACTGGGAAGCCTCGTTCGTCATTAGGAACCTCATTCAATAATGTGGCTCACAGCACTGGCCACCCTTGGGTGCTTCCTTGGGGCCAACATCTTTTCAGTGTTTATGGTGCAGGCCGAGGCCCGGAACGCCGCGTTCAAGGCTGGCATCTTTGAGGCTGGCTACGCCCTGTTTTGGATTGTCGCTGCTCGCTACTCGGTCAACACGCTGAACGGCCACGGCACGACACGGCTCGTCGTAATGCTTTCAGCATTGGTGCTGGGCAACTTCGCCGGTGCCTACATCGGCACCAAGTGGGGCGAGCGTCTTGTCCGCGACCACGAGGCCGAACAGGTTGACGAAAGGTTGCTGGAAGCAGAGGCTGCGCTTCTGATGGCAGAGGCAACTCTCAAAGAGTTGAGCGAGGAAATCGAACACCACCACGAATCGGATGGTCACGATTCATAATTGCCGGGGTCGCAAGGAGAACAACCGACCAGTAGCCACCACGACCCCGGCTGGGACAGTCTATGTCCTGCGAACACCAAAGTCAAATCGCCGGAGCCACTGAGTAGGAACCATTCCTATCTTGACCAGAAGACGCTCAGCAGCCCCGGCGCACGGTCAGCATAGCCACCCCCAAATGTCCACACAAACTCCGGCGGTGCATTTTTTGTCCGCACGGTCTGGCAGACTAGAGCCACCTACAGAAAGGACTGGCAGATGACCAGCGCAACCCCCGACACCATCGAAAAGGCAATGGCCTTTGCGATTGGTCGAACCATCGTCAAGGCCGAGATTGTCAACGGCCATCAGGAAATCACCTTGGATGACGGAACGTTCATCTTCGTTCACAACGGCAACCTCGCCCACGGTGGCTTTGAATGAGTTGACGCACACACGAGCGAGGTGTAGGATTCCGACACCCTTACGACAGAGTTCCCTTCTTGTTTGCTCATCGTAAGCAAAGCGCACCCTACATCGCTCCAGCGACGGTGCTGCTGGCAGACCCCCTGCTTCGGCGGGGGGTTCTTGCTTTCCCGAAAAAAACTTTGACTAACCCCTTGACTTTTGAATTTTGGTTAGGCATAATTAGGTTCAGAAGTATCCAATCCAAACCAAACAGAGGGGAAACACCAGATGATTACGGCAACCATCACGATGAACGAAACCATCCCGTTGACCAAGGGCGAGTTGTACATCGTCTCCAGTGCCTGCAACCGAATCAGCCCAGAGTTCAGGAGCGAAATCCAATTCCGCAACAACTACTGGACTTGGGAAAGTGGCTCCATCATCATCACTGCCGAGCAGGAAGCCACGCTCGTGGCAGAGTTGAAGAAGAAGCAGGCCGAGATTGTCGCTCGGCAAAACACCAACGAGCGCGGCACCAAGCGAATCTTGACCATCCTCATCAAGAAGATTGACGGTGCGAACGCTCGTCGTGACGCTCGTCAAATTCAAGGCCGGAGGGATTCCATTCGCTACGCGCAAGAGCGAGTGGCTCGTGGCTTCACCCCGACTGAGTGGGCCATCAACCAAGGGCCTGCACGGAACAACGGCAGGGGCGTGTGGGAAGTGCGTGGCTGCTGCAAAGGATGGAACGGCCAGTGGGATGAGCGTCACACGGCTCAGGTCAGCCCTGAGTTCAACGAAGACGGCGAGGTCGTGTTCGTGACTGGCCGGTACTTCGCAACCGGTGAGTTCTTCAGCACCAAGGCCGAGGCCGTGGCTCGTGCAGTCGAAATGGTCGAAGACCAAATCGCTCAGAGCGATGCGTACTTGAAGGCCGAGTTCGATGCGTTGGTCGCACGCGCCAACCAAGAGGCCTAGAAAAAAATCTATTTAAGGGGTTGACAGTGTGACACCCCTTAGGTAGACTTAGGGTAAGAAGTAAATCAGACAACAGGAAGGAACAACCAAGTGACCAGCATCAACACCGAGTTCAGCGAAGCCACCGAGAAGCAAGTGGCGTTCATCAACAGCCTCGTCTCCAAGCGAGTTGTCCCAGCAGACGTTCTCGCCCGCTTGGATGACATCGAAGACGGCATCCTTTCCAAGGCCGGAGCCTCACAACTCATTGACGTGCTGAAGGGTCTTCCCTACCGTCAGGGTGGCGCAGCAGCCCCTCGCCCAGCCGTGCAGACGGTGGCTCCACAGCCGGTTCAGCAAGTCGCTGAGGGTCTGTACACGGTTCACGACGCTGAGGGACACGTCACTTTCCGGGTGCGCTCAGAGGCGTGGGCAGACGGCAAGGTGGTCATCTCCTACCTCACGGCAGTGGATGGTCGGCAGAAGTACAAGGGCTTCGGCTTCGTGACCCCTCAGGGCATCAAGGTCTGGGGTTCAGCACAGGACAAGCACCGCATCATCGCAGCAGCCCAGTTCCTCGTGACTGGCAGCACCGACGAGGCTCGGCAGAACTTCCTGAACCTCGCTGAGGCTCACGCTCTCTCGTCGGGCAACTGCCTCGCTTGCCTCCGCACCCTCACGGTGCCAGCGAGCATCCACCGTGGCCTCGGCCCAGACTGCGCTGCACGGCTCGGTCTGGTCTAGGCATCACCACCAGCCGGGAACCCCTGTCGAAGTTGGCAGGGGTTCTTTGGCTTTGGGTCTTGACGATGCCACAGCCTTAATGTAGGATTAGGGTATGGCAAAGCAAAAGAAGACCACACAGAGCGACGTGAACCTCATCCGTTCAGCACGGCGCAATGCCCACTTCGCCAACGGTGGGAGCCTCACCGAGTGGCGTGGGGGGAACGCAGTCACCATCCCCAACAAGAAGCGAGAGGCAAGCCGGAAGGCCTGCCGACAGAACAGGAGCGAGCAATGACCGATTCTTTCTACACCGGCAAGTGGCAGTCCATCGCCACCGTGAAGCCCAACAACCGCTACGGCTACCAAGTGGTCGCACCCAACGGCACCACCTACAAGCGCGGTGGGGACTTCAGCACGTTTGACGCAGCCATCAAAGCAGGCTGGGGAATCGTGGAGAAGTTTATGGCCAACTCCAAAATCAAGCACCGTGACTGGTGGCTCGCCCCACGAGTGGGCGACTGACCCAACTTGCATCACCACCGGTCAGAGACTAAAGTGGCCTACACCGATACCGATACCGAGGTGCCTCAATGTTGACCCAAGCGCAGATTGCCGTAGCCATCGAAGCAGAGGTTGAACGGATGGAAAGTCTTGTTGACGAAATCCGTGCAGCAGCCGTAACAACAGCAAAAGCCGAGGCCGACTTCAAGGTGCGCTTCTCGCGGGAACGCCTGCTCGCTCGCCACGATGCGTTCAGCAGAGGGGAGAAGTCCACCGTGGATGCCGTGGATGACATCGCCACGGTCAACACTGAAGACGAGCGATACGCCCACCTGCTTGCAGCCAACAACCTGTCAACCCTTAGAGAGGCCCTGCGCGCTGCACAGGCCCACATTGACGCACTGCGAACCCTTGCAGCCTCACACCGAATCACCGTCCCCTAGCCTGCTTCGCCAACTGGCGAGCATCTGCCCCCGGTGTTCCATCCACCATCGCAATCCTGAGTTAATCGAATCCTGCGCTCAGGTCAACGAGCCGTGCTGGAACCGATGCCCCATCTGCAACGAGAGGAACTAACCAATGGAAGAAGCAACTGTCATAACGTGCGCCTTTTGCGAATCCGAAATCAACCCCGATGAGGATTGGTACGGAATAGGCCGAGACGAGAACACCTACTGCGAGCAGTGCCACAGCGCAGACATTAACGAAGGCTCCACGCTGCTGCTGTTCACCCCCGGTGAGGAAGAACCAACCAAGGTCTTGGTCGGTTCGTGGTTCATCGTGGATGGCGAGAACTACGAGGAATGGACAACCCCCAAAATCACCTCGTACTGGAAGGCAACCAACGCCCATCGTGGCCACACGGAAACCTCAGTTGAGGGCTACACCGAAATCTTGTCCGGCTGGACTACCGGGATGCCCGACGAAACCGTGAGGCGTAAGGCCCTGTTCAACGACTGGGTGCAGGAGACGCTTCAGCACACGCCTGTCCCTGTGGCCTTGGCCTGCGAAACCACGAGCAACGTCTTTTCTACCGGTATCGGAATCTCGGTTCCTACCGAGCAAGTGGATGAGTTCAAGGCGTGGCTGGGCGAAGACCGGTTCAAGGAATTGCACGACTGGCTGGGATGAAATCACCTTGATGAACCCCCCTTACTTTTGGAAGGTCGTGTAGCCTTAGGGAAACCAACACGTTTGGAAGCCCAATGGAAAATCTCCCCATCGAATCCAGTGAAATCCGGTGCATCGCCCTAGAGGAAGGGCTGCGAGCAGGCATCTCGTTGGACAACCTGCGACTTGCGATGCTGAACCAAGCCGTGGAGTGGCTGGTGGAAATGACCGGACTGCCCAAGATGGAAGTGCGCCAACAATTGGCAGCCAACCGGGGTGGACAAGTGGCCAAGAACCTTGCTACAATTAACGCAGTTCGTTCTTTACTGAAGGATGAGCGTCAACCCAAGCAATAACAACCAAGATAGGAGAGGGTTCTATGCCCGCAAACATCACACTCATCGGCAACCTCACCCGTGACCCGGAATTAAAGGTCAGTCAGGGTGGGGTTTCTTACTTGCCGTTCTCCCTCGCGGTGAACAAGAACAAGAAGAACGCCAACGGAGAATGGGAAACCGAGGCTTCCTACTTCGACTGCACCGCGTTCAAGGAACTTGCTGAAAACATTGCAGGCTCCGTGACCAAGGGAACCCGGCTCGTCGTGACTGGCCGAGTTGAGCAGGAGAACTGGGAAGACAAGGAGACTGGAGCCAAGCGTTCCAAGTTGGTGGTCATCGTTGATGAAGTCGCCGCTTCCCTGAAGTACGCCAGCGCAGTTGTGACCAAGAACGAGCGCACCACCGATGGTGGAAACTCTGGCTACAACTCTGGCAGCAACACCACACGCACGTCGTTTGGCTCTAACCGAGCCGACAACCAGCGTTTTGAGGACGAGCCGTTCTAGTCCTTTGACCATTCGGGAGTGACCGTAAGGCACTTACCAGCAAAGCCACCCTTTCTTCGGACTGGGTGGTTTTTGCACGTCCGGGCAACTCCCTAGCACAACATTTCTAAATGTTGTATGTTTTGGAATGTGGATTTGCCTGAGCCAAACGACGATGACTTCGATAAGGACATCACGAACCCGTTCGCTGGCGATGAACCATCACCACTAACCCTCGCCTTTGTAGAGATGCAAGAAGCGTTCCAATCCTTGATGGATGCAGGGTTTACTGAAAACCAAGCCCTGAAGTTCTTGGCTTTCTGCTCAATCTACGAAGGGGACTTTTAGTTGGACGTGGACAGGAACTTGAAGGCCCAGTACGAGGACATTGACCTCATCTACTTGGACTTCGACCTTTACAGCGCAGTAAAGAGGCCAGATTGGACTGACGAAGCAGCCTGTCGCAGCGTTCCAAAGGCCGACCATATTGACCTGTTCTTCCCTGAGCGACACGAAACTCCGGGCGGGAAACACCTCATCCCGGCTCGGAAGTTCTGTCTTGCCTGCCCAGTGCGCTACAAATGTTTGGAAGTCGGAATTGACGAGCAGTTCGGTATCTGGGGCGGCCATTCACTGAGCCAACGCAGACGCATCGTGGCAGCAGTGAAATCCGGTAGTAGCCTTATAGAGGCTAGCCAAGCCATTGACGCACGGAGCAGGGATGCCAGATAATCCAAATCCAAACGACCCGCTTCCACAGGTAGATAACTTTAGCGAACTCGGTGCCACTGGTCTGTGGCGCACGGGTGGATTCGTCATTGACGATATCCTGCCTCAACTCCGAGGCCGACAGTCTCTCACTGCCTACCGGGATATGGCTGAAAACGACCCGATTATCGGGGCGATTCTCTTTGCCGTTGAGCGCGTCATTCTTCAGGTGGACTGGCGTGTAGACCCCTACAGCGACCCGACTGGCGAAACACCACTTGATACCGACAATGCTGCTGCCATCTTCGTACAGGAATGTATGGACGATATGTCCCATTCGTGGCACGAGTTGATGATTGCCATTGTGTCGTTTTTGACCTACGGCTGGTCGTACTTTGAAATCGTCTACAAGCAGCGCAAGGGGCCAGACCAGAAAGACCCCAGCCTGCGCTCCAAGTACAGCGACAACAAGGTTGGCTGGCGCAAGATTGCAATGCGAGCGCAAGACAGCCTTTGGCAGTGGCAGTTCGATGAATCCGGTGGTGTAAAAGCGATGATTCAACGTGACCCCACCACGGGTCGCCTGAACGTCATCCCCATTGAGAAGGCCCTACTGTTCCGTACGACTTCAGCACGAGGCAACCCGGAAGGTCGCTCCATCCTGCGAAACTCGTTCAAGTCGTGGTACTACAAGCGTCGTATTGAAGAATTTGAAGCCGTTGGGGTGGAACGTGACCTCGCCGGGCTTCCGGTTGGCTACGTCCCAGCCGAATGGATGAGTGCGACTGCTACGCCTGCTGAAAGGGCTTCGCTCAACGCTATGGAGCGCATTGTCCGTGGTGTAAAGCGCAACGAAACTGAGGGTGTAATCCTCCCGATGATGTTCGATGAGAACGGCAAGCAACTCGTGGACTTCAAGTTGCTGAACTCCGGTGGCGCACGTCAGTTCAACACTGACCAAATCATTACCCGATACAACCAGCAAATTGCGATGACCTGTCTGGCCGACTTCATTATGCTCGGCCACGAGAGCGTCGGTTCGTTCGCTCTGGGTGCTTCCAAAGTTGACCTGTTTATGGCTGCGGTGGAATCGTGGATTCGACTGATTGCCGAGGTCTTCAACAGCCACGCCATCCCACGCCTTATGGCCCTGAACGGCTTCGACACGGCTCGCTGCCCCAACTTGACCTACGGTCAGGTGAACGCCATTGACCTGAACGAACTCGGTGGCTTCCTCGCCAACCTGTCAACAGCACAATTGCTCACCCCGGACAACAATTTGGAAGACTACCTGCGTGAGTTGGCCGGACTTCCGTTGTTCCAGCCTGAGCCGAACGGTCTTGCCGACAACGTTCGTTATGGTGGAAACCAAATCGCCCCCGACCCGGCGATGCAGGATGCCAAGGGCAAGTTCGTTGCAACCAACACGGGCAGCCGTTCCTCATCACCACAATCCAATACCGTCTCATCTGGCGTGAAGAATCCCCAAGGCGGTCTGAACGACCAGTCGGGTGGTAGTGGAATCCAAGCCGACATCTCCAGTCAGGGCTATCCCGGCGAAACTGGGCAGGTTCCACCATCAGGTAAGGGTGGCAACAAGAAACCAACTGGCGTAAACGGGCCTCTTACCAACAACCAAGGGCCGACTTCGTGACGATTCATATTCGCAAGGTGAAAGCGTCAAAGCCAAAGAAGAAGCCAGCAATCAGGGTTGGCTCGGCACGAGGCACCGTATCAGCACCGGTTCGCTCCCAAAAGCGATAGGCCATTTCCTAAACATAGGATAGCATTTACCCCAAGCGCGCAAGGAGAAAAAGGCCCGTGGAACAAATGAACGTACTGGATGTGGTGGCAGACATTTCCCTCAGTGAAATCGTCGTGAACAAGTCGTTGCCTGCCGACGTTCGTGAGGGTGCTGCTGACCTTTTGACCGAGGGCCACGTCACTGCCGACTTGATGGCAATTGAAAAGAGTGGCGAAGTCGCACTGGTCATCGTTCCCAATGGTGAAACGGACAACAACCACATTTGGAAGCGTCTCTCCGAGCGCATCTTCGGCAAGGAAGATATGTCTCCGAACGCCGAAAAGCGTCTCATCAGCCGAAACATCGCTAAGGGCCTCGCCAACGTTCCCCACCCGTTCACCAAGAGCAAGAACGACTTCGACGGTGTGCAGCCCTGTCTCATCTGTGGCTCAGTGGTGGAAACTTCCATCTGCGAGCCGTTGGACAAGGCGATTGGGTTCCCGTTCACGTTCAACAGCAGCCCGGTTGACAACGCTCCCGACGATTCTTCTGATGATTCCACCACCGATGGAGCCGTGCAAGTGAACCTCGACCCCAACACCGTTGCAGCCATTCTTCAGGCAGTCCAAGGCGGACAAGACGATTCGTCTGACGATTCCACCTCTAGCGAGGACAGTGAGGATTCCTCGTCTAGTAGTTCTTCCTCATCAAGTTCGTCAAGTTCTAGTAGTTCTTCCTCATCGTCTAGTTCCAGCAGTTCCTCCAGCAGCGACGATGACAGTTCTTCTTCGTCATCTAGCAGTAGTTCGTCCAGCAGCAGCAGTTCGTCAAGTGACGATATGTCTGCACCGATGGTTGCCGTGGTGACCCCGGATGTCGCTGCTCCTGAAGACAACTCCAGTGAAATATCGCCCCTTGGCGATGACTGGCGTGATGGTCTTGACCCGTGGCAGGTGGAATTGGCCGACAGTCTTGACGAACTCGTTGAGCAGATGGGTCGCATCCCGACCACCGACGCTGCCTACACTGACGCTTCCCCGTACATCGGTAGCGGAAACACCTGCGCCAACTGCGTCGCTTGTGGCGACAACAACTCGTGCGACTGGGTGGCTGTGACCTGCAACCCCAGTGGCTGGTGCAAGTTCAACATTGTTCCTGTGCTGATTCAGGCTTCGGCTGAGGCAGACACCTACTACAAGTCCCGTCGCAAGAAGGATGAGGATGACCCCTTTGAGGATGAGGAACGCTACGAGAACGACGAAGATTCCAGCGACGATGACGATTCGGATGATTCGGATGTTGAGAAGGACTACGGCCCCGGTGTTGGTGGCGTTCACGTTGATTCCCCAGACTGGTCTGGTGGAAAGAAGATGCGTACTCGCAAGCCGAAGAATATGACGGTTCTCGCTGAGGCTGCGCCTGAAGTGATGCAAGACGCAAACTTGATGCAGAAGTCCAGTGAAATCCCGAACCAAATCCAAAAGTCTGACGAAAAGCGATACACGCTCGGCCCTTGGTACGTTCCAAACCGCAGTGATGCCCACGGCGAGTGGACTGACCCCGAAGAACTCCAAAAGGCACTCTGGGGTTATGTGGAGAACGGCGACAGGGACATTCGACTTCAGCACAATGTGAACATTGTGGCTGGCAAGTGGGTTGAGGCCCTGACGTGGCCACACCCAATCGAAGTTCCAATGCTTCAAGCCGACACTGGGCAAATCACCAAGACTGCGTTCCCTGCCGGAACTGTGTTCCTCGGCGTTCAGTGGGAGCCTTGGGCTTGGGAACTCGTCAAGAAGGGTGAAATCCGTGGATACTCCATCGGCGGCACCGGTTCAGGCGTGGAAGTTGACCTCCCCACCGACGAACAAACCTTGAAGAACTTCCCCACCCTCGGAAAGTAGGAACGAAATGTCAGAGTTTTGCAAGTCTGTTGGTGAAATCCTTGGCGAGAACAATTGGGTGAAGGTGGCCAAGGACTTGGGTTCGCTCTACCCAAACGCCCAACTGCCGGAAAACTTTGACGCTTCCAATCCTTACGTTGCAGCAGCCGGGCAACTGATGAACGATGCCCGAATGATTGTGGCCATCCACGAGAATTCGACGCTTCACCAAAACGGCGTTCCTCCGCTTGTTGACGAGGACTACATCGTTCTCGCCCAGAAGCACGGGGACTTGGCCGAACAGCACCGTCAGTTCGCAATGCAACTCCAAGCAGCCAACCCCACTGGCTACATCCAAGCCATTTCCGGCCACGGTGATGCCTACGGCGCACATTTGGATGCCCAGCGAGTTGCTTTTATGATGGCCCCAGTGGTTGTTGACCAGCACTGGGATGGGAAGCACGGACAGATTCTCCCGGCGAGGTGGAATACCGAGAACAAGGTGTGGCGAGCAGCCCACCGTGCGTTCTTGATGTCGCAGCAAGCGTTTAACCGCACCTCGTTCGACACGGGCGTTGCCAAGAGTATGGGCGAAAGTCTTGCTGATGTCATCCGTCACGACCAAGACCACGACGATTGGCACGCAATGCACGGCGACCCGCCCTGCAAGTCAGAAGCCGACTGCGCTCGTATGCGAGCCAAGTATACCGAGGTGAAAGCCGAGGAAGCAGCCAATGTTTCCAAAGGCGATGTCGTTGGACACGAGTTTCACGGAAACCAATACACCCACGGCGCGGCATCCACAGCACTGCGAAGCATCGCTTCCGCATACGACAAGCGTGGTGGTAAAAACGCCGCAGAGAACAAGCGGCGATACTTGTTGGCTGGTCGGTTAGCCCAACGCATTGAGAAAGACCCATCTAAAAGCGTTGAGGAACACATTGACGCTCAAAGAGGCGAATTGGAACAGGATTTGCAGTTGAGTAAGGACTATCTTGCTCAACTAAACCGCATCCCCTCCGCCTTACAAGAAGTTGGCGATGGGCGTTATGAGGCAAAGCAAGATGTTGCTGATAGCCAAGCGAAACTTGCTTCTCACGATGCCGTTGTAGGTTTGCTCACACAGCGTTTGGAAGGTAGCCGTACTGGAGTTATCAAGAGCGAAGTCAAGGTGCAAAAGGGAGACGTTCCCGGCCACGAATTCCACGGTAATCAGTATGCCGAAGCACGCAGTGCGAACGACCACCTAAAGATTGCAAACAACTTGCATCTTCAGCACGATGACGAAGCCGACCCAGAGAGTGTGTCGGCACAGCACGAAATCGCAGCATCGCTACACCGTGATATGTCTAGCAAGTTGCGCGACCTTGCTCAAAAAGCCTTAGATAGCCAGCACCCCATTACCTCCAGTTCTTTGCGTCACGCCGCTGAACTTCACGCAGAGGCGGCTCAGGCACACGAAGAAGCAGCCAAAGTGACTGCTGAAAAGGGAATTGGTCAAGAAAGTATTGACGCCGCTTTCCCAGCCGTTAGAGCAAGCCGTGGCGCAAATGAGGCTACTGACCAAGCACTCAATTTGGCAGGGGACACGGGGCTTGCTCCAGTGTCTTCGTCCTTCCCCAGTGGCGCACCTCACTACAACTACTGAAAAGCAAAACCATTGGTAGCATTATTGCAACCACGACTTAGTAAAGGAAGTCCAAATGTCGGATTACGATTCGCAAATTGAGGAATGGCTGGTTCTGGCGAAGGGTGGCCCCGGTTCGGGTGAACACGAGGGACACCCATTCCGTGGCAACGGCACCACCGGTGGTGTCCCACAGTCTCGGAGCCACGACAACCCAGAAGGCGAAAAGTCGTGGAGCCACGGTCAGCACCTTGACGCTGCATCGTCACATATGGCTGCTGCTCAGGCTGCGTTGATGCGTGGTAGCCACGGTGTCGCAATGCGCCACTTCAACACTGCTGCTCGTCACTACGCTTGGGCTGCTGCTCGGCTCAACACCAACGGCGCAGACCCGATGCTTCACCAGACTGCGAAGACTGGCTACGCTGCTGCCCACCACGCTGGCGACGCTGCTGAAATCGCCAACAAGGACGTTCGTGCCTACGCTTCTGCGCTCCGTTCGGGTGCTGATGCCCACACCCTCTCGCTTCTTGCAATGAAGGCTCAGGCGAGCCACAGTGAGGCAGTCAAGGCTGCAACCACGGCAATGAACAACGAGAGTGAAATCGGCGCACACCGTATGAGTGCTGCCATCTCCGGTGCCATCCCGCAGGCAGAATCGGCTTAGTAATGCTGGTTGAAAAGGATGGCTCAGTGACACTTCCGGTGGCGTTGGCGACTTGTCTCGCTGATGCCACTGTGATGTATCACCGCGTCCACGCTTTTCATTGGAACATCGTCGGCACCGACTTCCCCCAGTACCACGCAAAGTTTGAGGAAATCTACAACGACGTGTGGGAAAGCCTTGACGGTCTTGGTGAAAGCATCCGAAAGGTCGGCGTGTTCGCCCCTTTCCGGTTGACTGACCTTGCTGGAATCGCTTCGGTGTCGGACATCCCGGTTGCCGATTACGACCACACGACGCTCGTGACCGACCTCATCGCAGTAAACAACGGTGTGCTGGAAAGCCTGAACTCGGCGTTCCAAATCGCTAGCAATACTGGTAAGCAGGGAATTGCAAACTTCCTCGCTGGCCGAATCGAAATGCACGACAAATGGGCTTGGCAACTCCAAGCCTCACTCGGTTAGGACAAAAAATGACCCAGAACCCATTCCACCCAGACGCACTTGACCCAATCGGCAAGTCACTCACTGAAATCCTCAAAGGTGACCTTCCGGGACACGAGTTTCGTGGGAACCAATACACCCAAGGTAGCGCACAGGACACGGCAACTCGTCTGGCCCAGTTCGTCACGAAGAACCGAGGGAACATTTCACCATACACGGCAAAGGACATCGCTCAGGCTCACGTTGACCACGCTGGCTACCACAACAAGATGGCAAAATATCTTCACGAGCAAGCCAATGCAGTTGCCCTCAATGGGATGGGCAACGTTGCGCTGGCAAAGCAAATGGAAAAGGAAGCGCAACTCCACGACAAGGCTTCTTCAGCGCACCTCGCTGCTTCTGAAACCGTGCTAAAGGCTCAGGGTGAGTGGGGTGGACGCTTGGGTCTTGACGAGAAGAAGCCGACCGCTTCCCAAGTTTCTGCTGCGAGCAACGCTGCTGCAAAGGCAACTGTCGCTGCTTCTGGCCCACAAACCACTGCTGCACTGGGATGGCAAACTCCTGATATCCAACTTCCCAGTGGCGCACCTTACTTTCTGGCGAAGGGTGGCCCCGGCAGTGGCGCACAGGCTGGCCACCCTTTTGAGGGGAACCAGTACGCCACTGGCGGTGGCCGTGGTGATGGCCCCAACGACCTCGCTCCTTGGCAAAATGCGCGCAATGTAGCGACGGCAGCAAGTGACATTCGTGCTAATGAGCGAGCAGGCGTTCCCCAGACCAGTATTCATCAGAGTATTCTTGATAGACACATCGCTATTGGCAAAGAACTCCTGAAGGCTGCCGAAGATGCCAAGGCTGACCCAGCATCGGCCACAAGCCAGATGGTCAAAGATGGCATTCGTGGTGCCGAACTTGCTGCACAAGCCCATTTCGCTGCTGCACAGGCCCACATTGACGCAGCGCCATTCAGTAACACCGTCCATCCCGGCGCTTGGGAGAAGTCACGACTTGACCACGCCGAGGCTGCTAGCCACGCTGCTGCTGCACTGACTGAAGACACGATGAAGGCAGGCCAACGAGCAAATAGCCGTGTGACGTACTAATAAATGGCCACTACTTCACCAAACCAAACTTCGCTGTGGGCAAACACACCGGGCAGTAGCGTCTCTTGCTCTACTGCTTCTGGTGGAACCACGCTTTTGGTCGCCAACCAGCAACGTCAGGGCGTTTGGATTACAAACGGTTCCAGCACGGCTGGCAACATTCTCTGGCTCTCTCTCGGTGGCACGGCAGCCACGGGTGCTGGAATCGGAGTACAACCAAGTTCCAGTTGGTTTTCCAATCAGTTCAGTGGACAAATCAACGGGATTGCAACTAACGCCACGATTTCCGTGGGCATTTCGGAAATCTAAGAAAGGGCAGTGAAATGACTGTTTCCAACGCAGAAATCGCAGAGTGGATTTTGAAGTCCTTTGGCTACGATGTCATCAAGGATATGGCTGGCCACGAGTTCCACGGCAACCAGTACACGCAGGGTTCCGGCAGTGGCCCGAACACCACTTCTAACCCCGAACTGCACCGTCAAGGCGATGCTGGACGTGACCGTTGGGCCGCAATGGTCAGTCGCTACAACGACCCCGGCCGCCAATACCGTGAGGGTACCCCGGATGCAGGTAGTGGAAAGGTCGGCCACGCCGAAGGCCCAATGGGTCAAATGGGTACGCCGGACGTTTCACCAAGCAGGCCTGATTCGTCGTACCACACCAGTGGTCTTGGTAGTGGTGGTGCGGGTAGCCCCGACATTACGCAGGGTCACGCTTTCCAAGGGAACAAGTACGCAGGCGGTCTTCCGAAAGACCACCCCCTCCACGACATACTGCACGAAGAAGGCTAGTAAGTATTTCCAATTCTCGGTGTAGTCTTTCTAAAGACGCGAAAGGATTTCTCGTATGATTCAAGTTCCAAACACCACGCCAGACGTTGTGACCTTTTACCAAAAGGGCCGTGACGAGGTGGCTGGGCGCATCGCTGGCGACCAGATTGCCAAGGCTGCCCGTATGGAAGTTGAGGCTCTTTCAGCAGTTGACAACGCCAACTTCCGTCTTGTGAAGGCCACCGAGCAGATGAAGGCCGCTGAAATCGCCTACTTCACTGCCGTTGAGAAGGGCGCATCGAACCGCGAAGAACTGCGCTCAATTTACAACAACACGCTCGCTGGCTACCGTGACGCTGACAAGGCTGCTGAAAAGGCTGTTGACGAACTGTCGCTCGTCAAGTCTGCTTTGGAAGGTCTTCGTGACATCGCCAAGCGTGAAGTTTCGGACACGGAGCGTCAAGACCTCGCTGAAAAGGGTAAGGCTATGCCCGACGGCTCCTACCCAATCAAGACGGTTGGCGACCTGAAGAACGCCATCTCGTCGTATGGTCGTGCCAAGAACCCAGATGCGGTCAAGGCGCACATCATCGCACAGGCAAAGGCCCTGAATGCGACTGACCAACTTCCCGAATCTTGGTCAGATTCCACCACCAAATCACTCCGAAAGGACGCGGCGATGGCCGATACTTACAACGAAGCAGTCCCGGCTGCGCTGAGGAACCTCTGCCCATCCTGTATGGGGCACGGCGAGGAATCTTGCCCCACCTGCAAGGGCGCTGCTGCCGTCTCTGACGAAATGGTTCTGGGTTCGATTTACGACTACCCGGACAACCCGGAACACCCGATGATGAAGAACGCTTTCAGCACCGAGGCGTTGCTTACCCGTGACTTCCAAAAGTCGGCTGCCTACCAGAACTACATCTTCACCAAGGGTGGCGAGGGTTCTGGCGCACAGCCCGGTCACCCGTTCAACGGCAACCAGTACACCGGTGGCGTTTCCACCTCTGCTCGTGGCATCAAGGAAGGCTGGAAGTCCAAGATGGCTCGCTACGCCAAGGCTGCCGAAGGCCACCTCGCTAACGGTGTCAAGGCAATGGCCGATGGTCGTGCGCTGAAGGCTGCTGGCCAACACGCTGCTGCTGCTGCCAAGTTCTTGGAATCCAAGGGCCACTTTGAAAAGGGTGCTGGCGCACACTACGGAATCAGCACGGTTCTGAAGGAACACGCTGACCACCCGGACGTGAAGTCGGGCAAGAATATGCCTGCCGGTGTCCAGTCCCAAGGCTTCCACTACGGCGAGGCTGACCGCATCCGTACTGACCTGAAGGCTGGTGCTGCGTACCAAGCCGACCTCGCAAGTCGCAAGGCTGCTGGCCAGTAAATCCACACATTGTCGTAGCAGTGCCACTACTGAAATCCCGAAGTCTGGGATAAAGTAGTGGCACTTGCTATTTCTAGGAGAACTTATGTCTTCCGATGGTCAAATTCTTTCGTGGGTCAAGTTCGCTCGTACATTTGAAATCCACAAGGCCGGAGATGCTTCTGGCTTAATTGACTGGTACGAAGACGGTGCTGATGGCCAGATTGACTGGGGCCAGCCCGGAGACTTTGAGCAATGCGTCGCTATTGCTGGAAAGTATATTGACAACCCCGAAGGCTTTTGCCAACTGCGTCATATTGGAGCAACCGGGGAGCCAGCAGGCCACGCCGAAAGTGAAATCTCCAAAGCCGATGACGATACCGACTACACGGGCATCATTTCTGACCGCAAGGGCGAGCCAGCGAACAAGAAACTCTACAGCCGGGTCAAGGCAGACGCAAAGAAGAAGTTCGATGTCTACCCATCAGCAGTCGCAAACGGCTGGGTTGTCCAAGAGTACAAGCGTCGTGGTGGAACCTACAGGAAGCCTGTAGCAAAGTCAGAATCCTTTACCCCTCCAAAGGGCGTTCAAGAAGCAGCGAAGAAGGCTTTGGCGTGGATGAAGGATGGAAAGGCTGGCGACGGATTCACCTCAGTGGGCCGTAAACGAGCCTCAGACCTCGCCAACGGCCACGCTGTGTCTATGGACACCCTGAAGCGTATGAAGGCCTATTTTGACCGTCATCAGGGCGACAAGGATTCACCACACTGGGATGAGCCAAGCCCCGGCAAGGTGGCGTGGTATGCGTGGGGTGGCGATGCTGGCTACTCGTGGGCCAAGTCGGTTGTGGGCAGTGAAATCCAAAAGGGCGACTTCCTCGGACACATCTTCCACGGAAATCAGTTCACGGGTGGAGAAGCGTCAGGCCGTGCTGAAAAGTTGTCTTCCAAACTGAGCAAGAAGACCTACATTGACCCGGCATCGGCAGGCCCACTCATCAACGAAGCCAGAGACATTGCCGACATTCACCAAGACCGTTGGAAGCAAATCGTCTCATCCATCCATAACGTCCCAGAAGGCTTGCAAAGCGACAAGGCTAGGTTCCTCTCGTCGCTCGCCAGTGACCAGTGGCGGGCCTACTCAGCCAATTCAGCAACGGCAGATGCTATCGAAAAGTACCTGCGGGCTGGGAAAAACTTCAAAATTGTTCCAGCATCAGCAGCGAAGGCAGCAGCAGCCAGCGCACAGGCCGACAAGTCGTGGGAACGAAACAAGGACTTCATCAGCACCAACACGGGCCAACTCGCTCTCACTAAGGGAGATGACCCCGGCCACCCCTTTCGTGGGAATCAGTGGACAGGTGGCGAAGGCAACACTGCCCCGGACAATAAATCACCACTGGAAGGCGTGAAGCCAAACCCCACGAGCCAAGACTTGGGAGAACGAGTTCTCACTCCAAAGGGCGATACAAGGGAAGACAGAAGGCAGTTTGCCGTCAAAGTGCTGAAAAGCCTGAACGACGGGAAGCAACCCGTCATTGACGAGAAGAACTTGGAAACTTTTTTTGAGGGGATGAAGGGTGGAATCGGCCACGAGTTCCTGAAGTCCGACATTACGGAACTTCGCATTGACGGAACACGGTTGATGGGCAAGGACGGTCTGGGCATCGCACGAGTGGATATGCCTCAGGTGGAAACCGAACAACGCCCACAGTTCCTCAGCGACTTGGAGAAGAACAACGGCGTGACGGCAACCAAGGAAGACGTTGACCCAACTACCTTGAAGCCCGTGCAGAAGGAAGTGTTTGCAGTGAAATCTGCTGCCATCTTCCGGTCTTTCAAGGACAGTGCCATCCCGGACAAGATGAGGATTCTCATTTCCAAAGATGGCTACGTCCTTGACGGTCACCACACTTGGGCAGCAGCAGTTGGCATCCACTTCCACAACGGAGCCAAGATGCCTGTCTACCGACTGTCGGTGAACCACGGCGAAGCGTTGAAACTCACCACCCAGTGGGCTAACGCCAACAACGCCGAGAACCAAGGGCAAGGGAAGCCGACGGCAACCAAGAAGGCACTGGACTTCATCACTTCGACGCTCCTTTCCGAGTACTTGTTCTTCAAGGGGGACTTGCAGGGTCACGTCTTCCGAGGCAACCAACATTCCAAAGGTGGAATCGTTCGATTCGACCCTTACAACGCCCTCTTTACGGCTCACTGCGCTTCAGGGCATCAGAACACTGTCAGGGTGCCAGAGCAGTGGATTGGTAGAAACGCAGACGGTTCGTTCAACGGCCAGTTCGTGACCGGTGCGCCGGTGTACGTCTGCTCTACCTGCTCACGCCCCATTGACAACCGTTGGCAACTCGTGAACGGCCAGAAGCCAGTATCACCACCTCCAACCCCGACTGGTAGCCTTTACCTTGGGTTCGGCCAGTCACCGAAGAACTACGTCAAATAGGAGCAGCGATGAAGGCTAGAGACATTTTCACCAACCTGAAGAAAGACGCAACCCCGGCTCCCGAAGCCAAGATGCTCTACTTCTACAACGTTTCGATGCCCGAAAACGGTTGCTACGGGACTGCCACGCTGGAAAACGGCGTTCTGACTGCCGATGAGGGAACCGCAGCCAATATGGTGCAGGCCATCCGTGACCGTGCAGCCAACGACGGGATGGACAACTTCACGGACAGTGAAATCTACGACTACCTGAACGGTTGGAGCAACGGACTGATGTTCGCCACCGACGAGCCTACGACGTGGACAGTTGACTAATGGACTGGAGAAGCATCACCACAATTCTGAAAGGTGATGTACCCGGACACGACTTTCACGGTAATCAGTGGGTCAACGAAGCCGGTGGGTTCAACGTCAAGGGCAACAAACCCCGTGGTGGTGGAAAGAAGCCCAAGGCAGCAGTTCGTCAGCCAGCAGCCCCAAAGAAGCAACCAGCCCCACGCCCTGCCCCTCAGAAGCCAGCAGCGAAGAATCCAAAGCAGCGTGACCTGAACAGCGTGTTGTTGTCCATCATCAACAACCACCTCAATGCTCAGAAGCAGCCGACATCAACGCCTGCCGACTACGCCCCATCACCAAAGGAAGCCAAAGAGCCACCCTTTAAGCCGGGCAAGGGATTCTTACCCTTCACCAGTGAAAAGATACAGAACAACGATGAATCTCTGCATCTCGGTGGAGCGCAGCAAATCAAGATGGGCAAAGTCACCTTCGATGACGGCTCCAAGGGTGTAGCGAAGACCATCGGGCAATGGAACGGGATTCCAGCAGAAGAAATGGCGAAAGCCGAAGTGCTGTCATCCAAAATCGGACAGGCTATCGGTGCGCCTATTCGTGACTGTATCGGCGTTCCCGGCCAAAAGGATGCTGTAATCCAGCCGTGGGTGCAGGGCGAGACGTGGGCAACTTGCTGCGGGCCGATGGCAATGATGCGGAAAGAGAACTTTAACCCCGGCACTGGCGACCCCGACGGGTACCCGCCCCAATTCCGTGCAGCCCTTGGTGAAATGCGCCTGTTCGACACAATGGTCGGCAACGGTGACCGACACTGCGAGAACGTGATGGTCACGAACACCAACCCGACTGCCTTTGAGCCGTTCACAAAGAAAGACGGCTCCCAAACCGTTCGCCTGAAGCAGGGATTGACCATTGCCGACGCAATCACCCCAGATTCCAAACTGGTCGGCATTGACCATTCGCTGGCGTTCCGTTCCTTGTTTCCACCAAGTTCACGAGAACTCCAAAGCGTTGTGACCCAGTACAGCATTAAGCCGTCCCGATTGAACCAAATCAACAAGTCCCTGAAGTCTCTCATCAGTGGTGGAACCCTGAACCAAGAGGAACTTCCAAAAGTCAAGGTAATGCAAGCAACACTGGAGCAGGCTTTCCCCAAAATCATCAAGTAGTCTTTAAATGGGTGAAATGGTATGAACTTCCGACAAATTCTCGAAATCCTTAAAGGTGACGTTGTAGGTCACGAATTCCACGGCAATCAGTGGATTAACGGTTCAGGAAAGTTCAATGCAGGTGGTGGAAAGCCCCGACCAGCAGCGAAGCCGAAGCCTGCCGGTCAGCGCAGGGCAGCCGCGCCAAAGCCAGCACCAGCCCCACGCCGTGTTGCAGCCCCCAAGCCCCCGGCTCCTACCCCACCACGCCCCGAAACACCAAAGCCAACTCCACCGCCAGTAAAACTCCCTGAGCCTCAGCAATCCCTGAAGCCAGCCGTCAAGGACTGGAATGAACCCGGCCCCAAGGTTCTGGCCACCAACGAAATTGCTTCCTACGACAAGAAGTTAGGTTCCAAGGGTGGAGCGCAGAACACTGGACTGCAACTCGTCACGATGAAGGATGGCAGTGCCGGTGTGGTGAAGGGTCTAGCAGAATGGGGAAAAAATTCCCCAAAACAACTTGCTAAGGCCGAAGTCGCTGCTGGAAAAATCGGCGCAGCGATGGGTATTTCAATTGCCAAGGCTGAGCCGGTTCCGGGTGAGCCGAAGAAGATTGTGATGCCCCTCATCAAGGGTGAAACAGCATTTGACAGTCGTGGAGCAGACAATGTTTCATCGGAGTGCAACCAGCAGCGAAACGAAATGTACTTTTTCGACAAGTTGATTGGCAACGGTGACCGTCATTTTGGAAACTTTATGTACACCAATCTGACCCCCCGCAACTGGGTCACTCAGGATAGCCAAGTCGTAGCGATTGACCACTCGCTTTGCTTGGGAAACGCCCGTCACGAGCCTTTTCCACCACAGTCCTCCGACCTTGTGCAATTTGCTGTGTTGAAGCGCATAAACTCCGATAGGTTGACCCAGATGTACACCGGCCTGAAGGATTTGCAGGCAGCCAAGAACAACACCACCTTTGAAAAAGATGCTGTTGATAAGTGCGTCGGAGTAATGGAAAAGGCGTTCCCCTTTGTCACTGGCAACGACCCAACTGCGAAGAAGATGTACGACAGGATGGTCTAGTGACGTTCCAACCGAACTTTGTTAAATTCACCAACACTGACGTAATCGGAACGGAGCCTTTGGAAGGTCGCTTCAAGGGGAACCAGAACGACGGTTTCACCTACGTCCGGTTTGCCGATGGCTCTGGTGGCATCATCAAGACGATGAAGGACTGGGTTGGCAACAAGACCGGCAGGCTCTACCCTGCTGAAATCTTGGCAGCGCAGGAGTACTTGGCATCGCTGGTGGGCGAAACAATGAACGCTCCGGTTAGGGACTGCCACCTCTACGGCTCTGGTGCCAAGACCGTCATTATGCCGTTCATCGTCGGCCAGACTGGTGAAGAAGCCGGGCAGACCGAGTTGCCGGAGAACGCTCAGGGAACAGCACTGAAACTGTTCGACTACCTCACCGCCAATGCAGACCGTCGGCCCAAGAATTGGATTTCCACCCCCGACGGGCGCATCGTGGGCATTGACCACGCCTTGTGCAACTTCCGGCCCCGTGTTCTAAAGCCTGATTTCGTTAGCGACCTTTGGAACAACGGAGTATCACCAGAATCGCTGCTCATTCTCCAGCCGAAGTTGGCAAACCTCGCCATTGACTTCCACCAGATTGGAATGGGCGACAAGCACGAGACAATGATGCAGAACTTGTCTCAACTCATCGCGGCTTTCCAAACCTTGGCCAAGTTCGCCACGGTAGTGAAATCCGTTGTGGGGGCAGACCGAATCGTTGTCAAGGGCGACGAGCCGGGACATCCGTTCAGAGGCAACCAATGGACTGGTGGAAACGCCGAACTTGCTAAGGGCGCAGCCGAATACGCCAAGAGCGTCGGCTTGCAGCGACCCGACATTGACTACTCCAAGGTGAAAGTCAACCCGTCACGGGCTTTGGAAATCGCCAAGGACTACGTTGCACTGCCGTCTGTGGATGAATCCACTCGTGCTGCCTACCGAGAGTTCGTCAAGGAAACCCATCAGCAATTTGAGTACCTAACCAAGACCCTTGGGGTCAAGGTCGAAGTAGTCAAGGAAGACCCGTACAAGGATGCTGCTGAAATGGCAGCAGACGTTCACGACAACCATCACTTGGCCGTTCTGTCTGCCAGTAGCACTGGTGGCCACCCGTTCGTCACCAACCGGGAAATCGAAGAATTCCGTGCTGTCCACGACGCTTTTGGACACGCTGCCACTGGGCGCAACTTCGACAGGAATGGTGAAGAAGCGGCGTGGGCCAGCCACGCCTCAATGTATGGCCCACTCGCTCGTCAGGCAATGACCACTGCAACTCGTGGTCAAAACTCCGTGATGACCCAACTCGGTGGTGGATTCCCAGAGCAGAAGGGCGCACTGCTCCCAGAGAAGTGGTCAGACCCATCAACAGCGGGGATGTCCGATGATGTAGTGAAATCTGATGGCGACATCCGGCCCTGCTTCGCCGGTGGCCGAGCGCAATACGACTATCAGCAGTCGGATGTCCAAAAGGGCGACGTGGATGGTCACCAATTCCACGGGAACCAGTGGGTCACTGTCGGTGGCAAGTTCAATGCTTCTGGTGGAAAAGCAAAGGCTCCGAAGGCTGCCAAGGCTCCAAAGCCCCGGAAGCCACTCATCCCAGCAGCCAAGCCACCAAAGGCTGCACAAGTAGCCAAGCCAAAGCCTGTTGCCCCATCACCACCGCCTGCCCCTCAGCCTCAGCCTGCTCCAAAGCCAGAACCCAAGGTGGAAAAGCCCTCGGCACCGTTGGCCCCGGCCCCGAAGTCGGCCTCAATTGGGCATATCGCTGCAAAGAGCGAGTTTCCACCGGCGACAACTGCGCTCATCAAGAAACTTGTTTCCGAGTACACCGACAAAGTGGTGTTCAAGAAGGAAGACAACCCCGAACAAAGAAGGGCAACGCTTCAAGAAAACCTCACCAACTTGCTGTTGCAACCCACCGAATACTTGCGACAGCGTGACATTGCTGTAAAAAACAAGTCCAGCGACCCGTCAAGTACAGCAATTCTCCAAATGCTCGGCTACTCCGAGAGGCCAACTGTACTCAGTGAAAAGCAGTTTGCCAATACGCCGGGACAGGTTCTTTATTCTGGCCTTACGGACGGCAGCAGTGGCATTATGACGAAGTTGTCGCAAATGTACTACGGGGATGTCCCCCGTTATGGTGGTGGCGTGTATGGAGCAGCGTTTTACACCTCTCCGGGCAAGTTGACCCCAGCCGGTTATGCTAATTACAAAGGGACAAATGGTTGCATTTTTCGTTGCAAATTAGACAATCCTGCCAATGTTTGGCAATCTGATTACCATCAAAAGGACAGGCCGAGTAACCAGCAACCATATCTGCATAATAGCGACTTGCTGAGCAATGAAACTGCTGCCTACATTGAAAGGTCGTTTATAAACGAAATTCCCGGCGAAGCACACTTTTCACCAGAACAACAAAAAACTCTTGCGTCTATAGGAGAGGCATTTCCTAATCTAGAAGACGCATTTGGTGGTTATGAAATTTACAGTACTCTCCCAGCACTTGCGGGTTTCGACGCTTACCACGACACTACGAACAACTACACAATGGTGTTGAATCGCAGTTCGATGATTCTGCCTGAAAACACCACAGTTTCCGTAAATATGAAAGAATCATACTTTGGAGAAGGGGGTGCCTTACCCAATCCAATTGCTGGAAACCGAGATGGGTTGAAGGATGTCCCTGTCCCGTTGCCCGACAAAGTTGAGAAAGGCGACCTCGTTGGACACCTGTTCCACGGGAACCAGTACACGAATGGCATCCAAGTAGCAACGTTCTTGGCTTCAGCCCTGCATCGCAGGGCAGCGAAGAACGAACCGGGCATCACCAAAGAGATTGCCGAGACTGCTACCGAAGTAGGGGCGCAGCGCATTAAACCAGACAAGGTGCTGAAAAGCGCAGATTCGCTGGCTCGCAAGATTGCCCTTGACGCACGAGACTTCGTTGGCCCCAAGTCCGAAGCCGAACAGCAGGCATCGCTGGCGGTCAAGGATTCAATTCGCTACACCTTGGCGTTGGATGAGAAGAAGTTCAGTGACGGAGTGAAATCGGCTTTGGCAGACCTCCGTAAGGAAGGCTATGAAACCATTGCCATTCGCAACTACTTCAACACCGACCCTCACAACTCCTACAAAGGCATCAACGGCCTGTTCCGCGACCCCATCAAGAACCAAATGTTTGAGGTGCAGTTCCACACCCCGGAATCAGCAGCAATGGCCACGAAGACCCACGGAATCTACGAGCGCATCCGTGACCTGAATCCAAAAGACCCTGCCTACATAAAGGGTCAGGCCAAGATGGTGAAAATGTGGGCCAAAGTTTCCATTCCTGCTGGCGTGGAAGACATCGGCACCCGGAGTATCAAGGCTTCTGCGTGGACGTACTACGAGTATTCCACCACCGAAGGAAAGCCGTTCGCCTACTACCGATACGACGGAACTGACGCAGAGGCTTACGTTGAGGGACAGTGGATTCCAGCATCGGCGTTCTTGGAGAACTGGATTGAGGGCAACCCACTTCTGACTGAACTTGACGGCCCACCAGAGGAAGCGATTTCCAAAGGTGACGTTCCCGGCCACCAGTTTCACGGTAATCAGTGGTTGACCGTCGGGGGTGGCTTCAACACCCGTGGTGGAAAGCCGAGTTCGGCAGCCAAGGCCCCGGCGAAGGCACCAAAGGCACCCAAAGCAAAGGCTCCGAAGGCTCCTAGGGTTCCAAAAGCCCCTAAGCCTGTCGCATCACCACCAGAGCCGAAGCCAGAACCAAAGCCAGAGCCAGAGCCAACCCCACCAAAGGCCGAGACACCAGCACCCGAACTAGAGTTCAAAAGCGAGTTGTCACCAAAGGAGACTGCTGAAATTCGCCAGTACGTCGAAAACGCTTCAAAGGACATCCCAATCTCAGGCCAACTTGGAGACAAGTCGCAAGATGACGCTCGTAGGGCGTTGTTCGCCAAGAATTTGACAATGGTGTTGTGCAACCCCGGCGAATACAACAGGCAATTCAAAATTGCAAAAGAGCAACGAAGCAACGACCCTATGAACGCAGCAATTCTTCAGATGCTTGGATACGGAGCAAAGCCAAGGGTTGTCAGCGAAGAAGAATTCGCCAAGGTACCAACTCCGTGCCTGTTCTCCGGCATCAAGACCGGCTCAACTTCAGTCGGAACCAAGATGTCCCAGTTGTACTACGGGAAGGTTCCTCGCTACGGTGGTGGTTTTTACGGAGCAGCGTTCTACACCTCCCCTGAGAAGTACACCCCGGTGGGGTACACGAGAATTGGTAGAGGTGGAGACAGTTGCATTTTTAGAGCAAAGTTGGAAAGCACATCGAACACTTGGACTTATGACGGCTTGGCCTACGAGAGGCCAGAAGGTATTTCACTGCTGCCCTTGATGAAACAGGGCATCACCCCAGACCAAGCGTCGGCTTACGGCAAAATTGACGCAGTAATGACCGACTACTCAATGAGGATGAGTGCCGTTCCAGCACTTGCTGGCTTTGATGCCCTGACCGTACCGCAAGTCGGTATTAAAAACGATGACTACACGATGCTGTTAAACCGTGGTGCTTTGGTTCTCCCGAAGAACATCACCATTGGTAGTGACAAATCCTTTAACGAGTTTAACTTTGATGAAAAGGGCGCAGTAGGCAACGAACTGACCAACGTGCCGGTTCAACCATACGAAAAGCCCGTACAAAAGGGCGACGTTGAAGGCCATCCCTTTCACGGAAACCAGTGGACAGGTGGAGAGGGTGGCAGTGAAATCTCCCAAGCCGAGAGCAAGCCGGGGGACAACGTTTCCGTGTACCTCAACAGTCGCAAGGTCGCAGAAGCGGTGGAAAAGGGTCTAACAGGCCCCAAGTGGGATATGAAGGTTCGTGGTGACTGCAAAGCAGCAATCGCCAAGGACATTGCTTCTCGCCTCGGCCCCGAATGGGATGAAGCGTTAGGCAGCAGGCAGCCAGAGGAACGGGCAGCAGCCGTCAGCAAACTCGTCTCGGAATGGGCCAACACGTCGAACGACACTTCTCCACTGTCATTGGCAATGCAGCAATTAGCAGCCAAGGAGTTCGGTCTTGCTGGACATTTTGACTGGGATTACAAAGAAGCAGCAAGGCAATTCCTCGGCTACAGCAGTAGGGGGAAACTTGATTCAGCACAACAAGACCAAATTACAAATTTAGCAACAGCAACACAGGCACAAGTTGACAAACTTGTCAGTGAAAACGGTGACTTCTACAAGGCTTTCCTCCGGGCGCAGTACAACGCAACGCAGGATTACTTCAAGGCTGCTGGAATCAAGGAAGTTTCCGTGTACCGAGGGATGACTTTCCGTTCTCAAAGTTCTCCACCGGATTGGACAAAAGGTTTTAAAACAAATTCAGAAGTGCCACTTCGCCCGCTTTCTTCGTTTGCCTATTCAGCAACCGAAGCAAGTCATTTTGGCGAAGTTATGATTTCTGGCACCGTCCCAGTAGAGCGAGTTCTGTCGTGTGCTAGAACCGGCGTGGGTTGTCTAGACGAAGACGAAATTGTTGTAATGGCTGGCCCCGGCAAATGGCAAGTCAATGGTCAAAACGATTTTCGCAATGCCGATTTGCAAGGTGCCAAAATTAAAGACATTGCAGAGTACGCTAATTTTTCGGGTGCCAACCTCCAAGGCGCAAAGTTTGAAACCCCCTCACAAAACGCAAATTTTTCAGGGGCAAATCTTACAAACGCTGACTTTTCAACAGACCGCACTCCTTTTTTGAATGGCAACGGCTCCAACGGAAACCTTAACCACGTTTGGTATGGCGCAAACTTCAGCAATGCCAACCTCACTGGCGCAAACTTGTCGGGTTCATTTTTTTCAGCAAGCGATTTCATTAAAGCCAATTTTTCTGGGTGCAACTTGTCAAAGGCCGAGATTGGCAACTCACGCCTTTCGGAAGCCAATCTTGAAGGTGCAAACCTTGAAGATGTAAACTTTAGAGATGTAAGCCTTAAAGGTGCAAATCTTGCTAACGCAAACCTGTCAGGAGCAGAATTTGCAGCCGTGCAGTCTGACAAAGACACCGTGCTTCCAAGCGGATACGAATTCAGCCAGTACGGAATCCGTCAAGTCAGTAGAAACGCGTAAACTGAGCCAATGGAAACCAACGCGTCAAACACCCTGAACGAAGACTGGATTAAGACCGGTACTTGGGACTTGTGGCGTATGAACACGCTCATCACCACCATCCCCGACCTGTTGTGGTTCTTGAACGTCACTGACGCACCCCTCGCAGACCAGCAGGCAGCCGTACTGAAAATGACGAAGATGCCGTCGTGGATTCCGGCCCCGCAGGAACTTAAAGATGCTGCGACGGCGTTCCTCGCCACTGGTGAAATCCAAAAGGGGGATGTCAACGGTCACGTTTTTCACGGGAACCAATGGGTCGCTGGCGAAGGTGGAAGTGGAATCTCCCCCGAAGCAACAAAAAAACTGTCCGAGGATGTCCAAAACTTCACGGAGTGGCTGACACAGGAAAAGGCCTTTGCTAGTGACCCTGCTGAAAACGAGCGACGGGCAGCCATCTTCCAAAGAAACTTCACGCACATCGTGTGCAACCCCGACGAGTACTGGAAGCAGTACACCATTGCCCGTGACAATCGGAACACCGACCCAGAAAGCGCAGCAATTCTGAGGATGCTTGGCTATGCCGAGAAGCCAACGGTGGTCAGTGAGGCGAAGTTTGCTGAAACCCCCGGCCCGTGCTTGTTCTCCGGCATTACTGCTGGAAGCAGTGGATTAGAAGCCAAACTGTCATCCCTTTATTTTGGAACGCCAAGGTTCGGTGGTGGAAACTACGGTGCTGCGTTTTACACATCAAGTACCAAAGACACTGCTGCCGATTACTCTAGGCCAGACGCTGGTGAACCGGCAGGTGGCTGCATCTTCCGTAGCAAGTTGGCCAACCCGTCGAACGTGCTGGAAAGTCAAGACATCCCGAACTCCTTTGGAGCAGCGGGCTGGGACACGATAATGAGCAAGAACCGGCTTTTCGCTGACGCTCAAATGTACGGTGGCGAAATCTATGGTGGAAACGGGCAGCAACAAGCCGCCTACCAAAAAATGGCTAAGGCAATTGCATTGCCCTTTGAAAGTTTCCAAATTGCCAGTTCGCTTCCTGCGCTCGCCGGGTACGACGCTTATCACGACAACAATCGCAACTACACAATGGTGCTGAATCGCAGCGCAATGGTTCTCCCTGAAAGCGTCAGCATTTCCCCCAACGGTTTTGGATACGACAACGTTGACGAGACTGGCGCACTTGACCCGGCCAAGAACGTGCTGGTGTCCTCACTCGCCAAGGACAGCGAAGTCGCCAAGACAGCCAACGCCCTGCTCGTTCAGGCCCTTGGAAGCAAACTGCGCTCCCACGACGCAATCACCAAGACCGTTCGGGGAATGAATGTCTCGGCAGCCGAGTACGACGCTTGGGTTGCCCGAAACGGACAGTGGTAGGATTTCACTATGGCAAATCAAGAGCGTGACCCGTCAACTTGGAAGTGGTCTGGCAACCTGTTCGGGGATGACGAAGATGACAGTTCCGAGGATGTTTCCAACGTTGACGAGGATTCGTCTGAGCCGGAAATCACCAAGACGGTCAATCCAAATCTGATTCCTACGTCTCGCTTCTTTAAGCGTCGCAAGTAGAAAGACCACCCCGTAGGGTGGCCTAACTACCGGATAGAGCAACTGACCAACAGGGTCAGGATAAGGCTATCACCAAGCGTGGCAGCCGTACTGGTCTGGTACTCCGTAGCCAGCGTTGATGCGCTTGGCCACAGCGACCTGCTGGACAGGCGTGGCATCAGCAGCGTTCGCCGGGAAGCCCATCCCGCGTGAGAAGTATCGCCAGTTGGAGTTGGTGATGCCGAGGCCCCCGGAGTAGAGCGAGCCTCTGACGTGCCAGTTTCCACCTTCCTCGCAAGAAGCCACACGGCTCCACTCACGCAGGTCGGTAGCAGTCACGCCCCAAGGCCAGCCCTTTGGAGCGTGGTGAACGACAGGTGGCTTGTGGGCCACTGGCGTATGCGCCACGGTGGTCACTGGAGCGTGTTTCGGCGCACCGTGAAGTGGGCCGTGGAAATTGGAATGGTGCGGAGCAGATGCCCCGGCTGGTTGCAACAACACTGCCCCGATAGCGACAACGGAGACAGCGATAAGGGAACGGATAGACAAGGTAGGCCGCATCGGACACTCCTTCAGGTCACGCGTCGTACAGCAGACGCAGGTTCTAGGTGGTGGTGGTGCGGGCAAACGCCATACGACATTCATACCCCAGTCCGGTTCCGGTGTGGAATACAACGGCCTCGCTTATTCAGCATCGGGTGTGTCGGCGTTATCACGGCCCTTATGGGGTCATTGGCCTCCCAAGTGGTTGATGAAAACCCTAGTCGGGTGACAGCAATGTGTCAAGTTGACGAGGGTTCAGCAAACGGAAGTTAGTCCCAGCCGTAGCATCCGCAGTAGTAGGAATCGAATTTAGCATCAGGCCGAGGCCTGAAGAACGGCAATGGATTGGCTGAGGGTTGCTCGCCACCGCACCCACGGAAGTAAGTGCAACGTGCTTTGCGCTGCTGCACCAGCGTGGTCGGCGCGGGTGGGTAGTGGTTGCTCGTGAGGTGTCCCATCAGTCGTACTGCCCATCGTTCTGCCAAGCCGGGGAGCCGTAGGTGTGGTGGTGATGACCCTTGGCACAATGCCACGAGCCGTACTCGTCGGTGAGAACCGTGGCTGCGCCACAGGGAAGAATCTCAATGCGAGGGTTATCGTCGTAGTCGTAGCCGACAACACGCTCTACGAGCCAAGCGCATCCTTCAGCATCCAATTCGGCCTGAATCTGTGCAAGTTCATTTGGGGTCAATGCTTCGATAAGTGGCATCTGTTTCCTCTCGGTTAGTTGTCTTCGCTGGGGTTGGTGATTCGGTAGCCACCGTACCTAATGGCGTAGTCAACGCTCTGCCCTTGGTGACGATGCAGCCATCCGATTGCCTCAAACAATCCCTCGTTGAACACAGGCGAAATAACTGCGCCGTCACGGGTGACAACATACGGCCCGTGCGATGGGATGGTGGCATATGAGTTCTTCATCGGTTCCTCTCGTTTGGCACTACTAAACACCAGTCTAGCGAATGGGTGTCACAAAGTCAAGTCATTTCTTTAGGTTCCTTGCCCGGCATCACCAACCCTGCTACGGTTGCTTATATGACTGAAGCAATCGGAGTTGACCCCCTGACCGAAGAACGTTCACCACTTTGGCTGTGCGACGAGCCGGAGTGTACGAGAGCAACGGAGCCGGGAACCCCGGATGCTGAGGATTGGCTTCCAACTGAAGAAGCCCACTTCTGCCCTAAGCACGCCAACCTGCGCTTCGGCGGGAAGTAATGCCACACGCTCGCATCCTCGTGGGTGACGTGCGTACACGCTTGGCCGAAATCCCCGACGGCTCTGTCCGCACCTGCATCACTTCACCGCCCTACTTCGGGCTGCGTGACTATGGACACGATGGACAGATTGGCCTAGAGCAGACACCAGACGATTACGTCAATGAACTGGTGGAGGTATTCCGTGAGGTGCGCCGTGTGCTGTCTGACGATGGAACCTTGTGGCTCAACCTTGGGGACAGTTATGCTGGCTCAGGAGTTGGTGGTGGTGGTAACCGTAAGGGCAATGAAAACGGTCAACACGACGCATTGAAAGCCCTAGGCCGACCACCAGTGCCCACTGGCCTGAAGCCGAAAGACTTGATTGGCATACCTTGGCGCGTGGCGTTCGCACTTCAGCAAGACGGCTGGTATCTCCGCAGCGACATCATCTGGCACAAGCCCAATCCGATGCCCGAGAGCGTCACCGACCGACCCACCAAGAGCCACGAGTATCTGTTTCTGCTCACCAAGTCGCCTCGGTATTACTACGACCACGAGGCCATCAAAGAGGATGGCGTTATCCCTGCTGGCACAAAGGCGGCAAAGGGTTCTGCTGAAAGGCAGGGTCTAAAGGGGGTCAATGCCCGACCACCCGAATACAAGGTCTATGACGGTAAGCGGAATAAGCGTGACGTATGGACTATCAACACTAAGCCCTTCAAAGGGGCGCACTTTGCGGTGATGCCAGAGGCCCTTGCAGAGCCGTGCATCCTTGCTGGTTCAGCACCCGGCGACACGGTACTTGACCCGTTTGCTGGAAGTGGAACGGTGGCAGTCGTTGCGCTGCGCCACGGAAGGAACTTTGTTGGTACGGAACTCAACCCTGAGTACAGTGAAATCGCACAAAACCGTATCTACGATGATGCCCCAATGTTCTACCAGATAGAGGTGGTCGAATGACGTTTGACGAATGGCTGGAATTTGGAATTGCTTCGGGTTTCTGTACCCAGCAGTACTGCGCTTTCCACGATTTTCCACCACTGACGGATGCCGAAGAAGCGTTGCTGGATGAAAATGACGAGATTTGCTACGGCGTTGTCCGGCTCGGAAGCCCAAGCGACTGGCTACAGGCGTGAAGGCCATCGTTCATATTCACCAACAGAAAATCAAGAAGGGCGAACCAGCCATCATCGTTCGCACCTACAAAGGGGTTGCTCACTACAGTGAAATCCTCATCAACGGCCCGATGCGCCTCGTGCAGAGCGACACCCCGGACAAATGTGGCGCACGGGTTTGGATTGAAACCGACACCGAGTACATCACCCCAGTGAGCGACTTCATTCTCTTTGGGGAGCAGTAGTGCTGGGCGAAGGTGAAAAACGGCTAGTCAGCCTTTGGTATGGGAACGGTTTCTACGCCAAGGTCTACGAAGAAGCCGACGGCTCGTTCCACGCATTTTTCACTACGCCCGACTTTGACAACATTGCCGACGCACTCCAGTTTGTGGATAGGATTGCCGTCATTCTCCTTGGGGGTTTGGAATAGTGGATTGTCCGCACGAATGGCAACTCATCGCAGTAGGAAGCAAGGTGTGGGTGAACTGCAAGAACTGCACGAAGCGGTTCCCGTTCACCACCGAGTTCAATGGAACGCCCTACAAGGGGCCTATTCCCGAAAGGTACCGATGAGGAAGAAAGAACTGAAGGCGTTGGTGGAAACCACCCGAAGGGATTTGGAAACCTGCCACCAGTTGCTCTACAAGTACGCCGAAGACATTGACAAGTTGATTCAGCACACCGTCACAACGGACAACAAGATTGCCGAAATCGAAAAGGAGAAAGACGTACTTCGCTACGCTTTTCACCTCGCCACTGGTCGGCTCGCAGCGCATCAAGGCATTGACTTCGACAACATCTCGGCCTTTGCCGACGCACTCATCTCCGAGGCAGAGCAAGACGCTCAGGATTGAATTGCAGTTGGCTGGCCAAGCCTTGGTAATCAGGGGACTGCTACTCCCATACCTATCTGTATATGCCAAAATCACCATCCGATAGGCAATGGTTCTTTTTATACGGCTTCCAACCTTGTCACCCAAGGTAGGAAATTTTGGATGGTGACTTCCAAAGAACCGTAAGTGGCAACCTGTCTTCTGACAACGCTCGTGGCTTAATGCCCTTTTTACCGTCGCCACGCCGACGTGCTTCCAAACACAGTATACCAACCCCACTACAGGGTGTCAAGAGAAATGACGAAGCGGCCCGTTGGAGAGGCCGCCTCGTCGGTACTTCTGGTGTTGGTTAACGCAGCATTGCAGTACTTCGGGTTAGGGCTTGGCAGACTGTCTGCCAACCGAAGCCCCGTTATCGTATCCACTTCAGCAGAGGTTTGCAACAACACACTCAACCCTGTACGGTAGTGAAATGCGAACGAAACCGAACACGCCACCCCGTCGTAAAGACGCAGAGATTCTTCGCTACATCGCTTGGCACTGTAGGGAGATGGGGTTTTCACCATCCATCCGAAGTATCTGCACTGCGACAGGAATTCGGAGTACATCAACGGTTCAGCAGATGCTGGTCAGAATGGAAGTCGAAGGCCGGATTCGCCGTGACGGGTACAAGCGCACCGTCATCACTGTCCAAGATGTTGACCCGGAGTTCTGCCAGCACGACTGGCGCATCACCAACAAAGATTGCATTGCCCTCGGAGAGGCGTTGGTGGAATGTCTGCACTGCCATCGGAGTACAGCCGTTGAGTTCCACCCGGATTGGAACGACTTAGAAACTTGCCCACGCTACACGGGTCAAGTGTAGGCAAACTAAATATCTGTGCTAACCTATGTGCAGCAACCCTAGTAGGGAGTTGAGGATGAGTTCACTGAACGAATTGGCCGAGAGGATTGCCAAGGAAATGACCCTTGGTACGCCGAACGACGAAGACTTGCACAACCTTGTCCAAAAGGCACTGACCCAGCAGGATGCCCTTGCGCGGCTGGCCAGTGAAAACGAAGCACTGACCAAGCAGGTGGCCGACCTCACTGCTCGCTTGGAATCCATTGAGCCGTTCACCCACCTCGTGCAGTACGCAGAGGGTTCTGCCTGATGTGGCCGTTCACCAAGTCCCGGCTTGTGTGGAAGAAGGGCGAGTTCAACGAATTTGAAGCAGTAGACGAGCCGTATCGCTACGTCGTTTGGTCGGGGAATGGAATCACCGAACTGCGCCTCATCCAGCGTGAGCAGTTCAACGGCATTGGTATGCCGTTCCAAGATTTCAGCATCTACACCCGTGACATTGACGCTGCGTTCGCTTTGGCCGAAGAAGTCAACAAGTTGATTCGTAAGGCTCGCCGGTACAAGTAAACGTCACACCGTTCTGCTATGGTGGAACGTATGTCCTCAACCCCTGTTTATCTCGGTGAGAAGCCCGACGGAGTATCACCAAGTCGGGTAAGCCAATTCAAAAACTGCCCTCGCCAGTACCAGTACGTCTCGGTGGAGAGACTGCCAGAGAAGAAGGGTGAGGCTGCATACCGGGGAACTATCTTCCACGCCGTGCTGGAAAACCTGTTCCGTGACGAAGCCCCCGAAGACCGGACAGTGGACAATGCGATGAAGCACTTCCGTTCGCTCTATCGGGAATATATGACCCCCGAAGCGATTGAAGAACTTGGCTTCGATGAAATCCGTGTGCAGAAGTACGCTGCCGAAATCACCAAGTTGATTCGCACCTACTTCACGATGGAAGACCCCAGTTCGATTGACGTGGTTTCCACCGAAATCCGTTTGGACTTGGATATGGGCGACTTTGGCCTGCGAGGAATCATTGACCGGCTAGACCGGCTCCCAGATGGCACACTCGCCATCCGTGACTACAAGACCGGCAAGGTTCCAAAGCCCCGGTACGAATCCAAGGCATTGGAAGCGTGTCAGGTGTACGCCTACCTGTGCGAAAAGGTTTACGGTGAACGGCCCAGCGTGATGAGCCTTATCTACGTCAAGGATGCAGTCACCATCGAAAAAACCGTGACGGACATTGACATCCGGGATGCTGAAACTCGTGTGCGTTCCGTGTGGGCAGCCATTGAGCGAGCCTACGAGACTTCCAATTTTCCAGCACAGCCATCCATCCTGTGCAACTGGTGTTCGTTCCAACAACGCTGCCAAGAGGACAACTACTCCGTCTTCTAGGCCCTCGGCAAGCGCAATATCGCGCTATTGCTTGACACTTCCAAAAAGTCTTCTACGATTTCAGTAGTCAAGCCCTAGATGGGCAATGAATCGTTAGGAGATGGCGTGGCTCGTAAGTTAGTCCGTCTGAACATCAAGGAGACTTCGGGCGTTGACCGCCCGGCGCACCTCCACGATGGCTGGGTAGTGATGAAGTCTGCCAATCCTTCTGACGTTGCTGCGGTTCTTGACGAAGTTCGCCCCGAAGACACTGAAATCGAATTGGCAGATGATGCCAACGACGAAGTGGAAGTCGAAGCGAACAAGGCAGTAATCCCCACCCTCGTTTCCAAGGAGGAAACTATGTCTTTCACCCCAGAGGTGTCAACCCCAGAGGTTGTCATCATCCCTGAGGCTGCGAGCGAGGCTGACATCATTAAGGCGATGCCTGCGGCTATCCGCAAGATGCTGGATGACGCTTCGGCTAACGCCGAGGCTGCACTCCGCAAGGCTGCTGCCTCAGAGCAGGCTCTTTTGGCCGAGCGTGACGCTCGTGCTGACGAGGCTGCCGTGATGAAGGCTGCTCAGTGGTCGCACCTGAACATTGACCCCACGATTGTCGGCCCTGCGCTTCGTCGCTTGGCTGAAAACGATGGCACCCTCGCGAACGAGGTTGTCAAGGCACTTGACAGTGCCAACGCTTTGCTTGAAACCAACGTGGTTTTCACTGAGGTTGGTTCCGACGCTCCTGTTGCGAGCGACGATTCCTACTCCAAGATGGAGAACCTCGCGAAGGCTGCTGTTGCTTCCGGCACGGCCCCGTCCTTTGAGGCTGCTCTGCTGGCTGTTGCCCAGTCGAACCCAGACCTCTACACCCAGTACCTCGCTGAAAAGGCTCGATAAATATGGCTTGGGAACAAAATCCATACACCGTCAAGGTTTCGCTGGTTGCCGATTCGTCGCTTTCGACGCAGGTTAACTCGGCTGGAACCCCGGTCTTCACCCCGCAGTTCCGCTTCGTTTCCCTTGGTTCGACCAGTGCGACCATCACTGCGAACGTGACCGCTGGTAGCAACTCGGTGTCGGTGACCGGTACCACGGCGACCCCAGCAGCATTTGCTGGAATCGTCCCCGGTGCGCTCGTCACCGCGCCAGCCGGTCTTGCTGGTGCAACGGTTGTCGGCATCAACATTGCTGCTGGCTCGTTCACCATCTCGCAGGCTGCTCCCGGTACCACCGCAAGCGCTTCGATTACCCTCACGGTTCAGGGTCAGCCTGCTAGCCAACCTGTTGCCACGGCGATTGTTGCCGGACAGACTGCTCCCGGCACGACTGCCGTGAACGCTGGTGGAACCGGCCCCAAGGCCATCGGTATTCTTCAGAACCAGCCGGTGTACCGCACTGCTGCTGGCGGCAACCTTGAAGCCCTCGCTGAGGCTGAGGTCACCCTTTCGGGTATCTCCAAGGTTGTTTGTGGTCTTGCTGTGACCGTCGGTCAGGCTCTGACGATTGACACCTCTGGCGCAGTTGTCCCTGTCACCTACCCAACGACTGGTTCTTACGCCAGCCCTACCTCGTGGGTTTACGGTACTGCGCTTTCCAGCGGTGCTCAGGGTGACCTCATTGCGATGGCTGTCACGGCTTCGGCCCCGTCTCGCAACGCATAGGTTTAGAAAGGAACCTGAACAATGCCCCAACCAAACGTTCAAAATGTTCACATTGACGCGATTCTGACCAACATTTCAGTCGCGTACTTGCAGAACACCGACAACTTCATCGCTGACAAGGTTTTCCCTGTCATCCCGGTGGACAAGAAGTCCAACCTGTACTTCAAGTACACGAAGGATGACTGGTTCCGTGACGAGGCTCAGCGTCGTGCTGATGGCACCGTCTCCGCTGGTTCTGGCTACGGCCTCACCACGGACACCTATATGGCCGACGTGTGGGCTTTCCACAAGGACATTGGTGACCAGACCCGTGCCAACTCCGACAACCCCCTCAACCCCGATATGGAGGCGACGCAGTTCATCACCCAGCGTCTTCTTCTCCGTCGTGAGGTTCAGTGGGCCAGCGACTACTTCCAAGCCGGTGTCTGGGCCTTGGGTGTCAATGGTCAGCCCGCTACCGGTTCTACCGCGGCTGTTAACGCTGGTACTGCCGTGTGGCAGTGGGATGACTACGTTGGTGCGACGGGTACCTCGTCGTACACCAACGGTGGAACCTACTACTCCAACCCGATTGCGGACGTGGAACTCGCCAAGGCTGCCATCTTGCAGACCACGGGCTACGAGCCGAACACCCTCGTGCTTGGCTACCGTGTCTTCCAAGTGCTGAAGAACCACCCGCTTCTCGTTGACCGCTACAAGTTCACTCAGGCCGGTGCCATCGTCACCGAAGACCTGCTCGCCCAACTCTTTGGAGTTGACCGAGTGCTGGTCGCCAAGGCTGTCGTGAACACGGCGAACGAGACGGCGAGCGACCTGCTCGGTGTTGGTGTTGCTTCCAGCAACTACAAGTTCACCGTCGGCAACAACGCCCTGCTTGCCTACACCGCCCCGAACCCCGGTGTGATGACCCCCTCCGCTGGCTACACGTTTATGTGGACTGGCGTGTCGGGTGGCCTCGGTACCACGGTTGGTGTGAGCCGCTTCCGTATGGAGGAACTGAAGGCAGACCGAGTTGAAGGTGAAATCGCCTTTGACAACAAGGTTGTCGCAGCCGACCTCGGCTACTTCTTCAGCAACATCATCGGTGGCACGGCCATCTAGCCTCTAGTAGGCTAGGGGTATGAACCCCGAACCACGCTTCACACACAGAATCGCCAAAGTGTACCCAGCCGGTGCCTTTGGCGATTCTGTGTTTGGGCCGAACAATCTCGTCTCCACTGAAACGTGGACACGACGAGGATTTGACCACATCGAACTGTACGGATGGGCAAGGCCCTTGACCCCGTATGAATTGGAACACCTTGACGAGGAACTGGCTGCTGCCGGGTGGGTTTGGCCCCCCGTGGAAGCCGAGCCTGAGGTGGAAACCGTTGTTGAGCCTGAGGCTGTAGACGAGCCTGTTGTGACCAAGGCTCCGGCCAAGAAGCCAGCAGCGAAGACGGTGAAAAAGGCAGTCAAGAAGCCAGCCACCGAGTAGCCACAGTTTACGGCAATACTGGTGATACGATTTCCGTATGTCGCTGCGAGATGCTGAAAAGCGTATTGAGCAATCATCCACCTGTCGCTTCGCAGACTTCCTGAAGTCGTTAGACAAGGATGACACTGCCACGCTGAAATCGTGGATTGAACTCCAAAAGCCTGCTGGCTGGATTGCCAGAGTGGTCACTGCCGACGGCAAGAAACTCAACGAGAAGACCCTGAAGCGTCACCTTGACGGCCAGTGTCAATGCCCTGCTGAATCCACCCACAAGGGGGCGTATCGTGTCGCTAAGTGACGCAGCATCGTCATTGCCACAGCGTCACGTCAACACCATTCCAAAAGGAACTGAGCCATCGTTCCAATGGAATGGCAACGAGGGCTACATCACCTCACCGCTTCTCCCCAATGAGCCAGACCCGGCGTTTTGGGAAGTCCTTATGCAGGACTGGGGGCTTTCACCAGACACTACGGAAGTCGTAGACGGCTCCGTCAATATCCGTGGCTGGGATGCCAATATGGGCCGAGATGCAGACGGTCACCCAACCGTGCATCGAATGAAGTACTACCGAGCGCAGATTCGCCGTCGCCAAGGTGGTGAACGCTCCATCAACGTGGACACGTTGTGCGAGAAGATTCTGAAGCGCAAGCCACTGAAGTCCGCCCCAAGTGTAAACAGCAACCGTGCATTGGTAGTCACTTTTTCCGATTGGCAGACAGGAAAAGGGGAAGGGGGTGGCCCAGATGCAATGACCGAGCGCATCTGCCTCGCCCAAGACCGTGTGGTGGAACGGGTCAAGGAACTGCGTAAGGCTGGTCGTGCGCCTAGCCATATCTACATTGCTGGAATGGGCGACCTCGTGGAGCAGTGCGACGGTCACTACGATATGCAGACTTTCCAAACCGTCCTCACTCGTCGCCAACAGAAGGACTTGGTGGTCTACCTCATTGACCGGATGGTGGAATTGTTGGTAGACAATTTCCCCGATATCCAAATCATCCTCACTGCCGTTCCGGGCAATCACGGTGAAAACCGCAAGAACGGCAAGGCGTTCACGGACTGGTTGGACAACGACGATTTGGATGTTTTCACCTCAACGTACCGTTGTTATCTGAAGAACCCAGAACGCTACGTCAATGTTTCGATGCCCCAGTTCGACGGCCTCGTTCAGGAAGACTTGACTATCACCTTGGACATCTGTGGTGTGCCAGTGACGTTCGCTCACGGCCACCAATTTGGAAAGGGCAACGGTGGAGGCACGGTTGCCAAGATTGAGGCGTGGTGGAAAGGCCAAGTAATGGGTCGCACTCCGGCTGCGGACAGCGCAATCCTCATCTCTGGCCATTATCACCACTTCGTCGCATCTGAAGGCACTGGTCGCCAAGTGTTCCAATGCCCAGCGATGGATGGTGGTTCTAAGTGGTTTACAAGCCAGACGGGTGCAAACTCCCCTGCTGGAATGTTGACGGTTGGTATCGGACTTGACTACGGCTCTCGTGGCTGGGGAGATTTACTGATTATCTGATGGCGTATTACTTGTGCGGCCCGATGCGGGGTCTGCCCCACTCCAACTTCCCTGCCTTTGAAGAAGCGCGGGAACACCTCAGAAGCCTCGGATTCGACGCTCTTTGCCCCGTAGAGGCTGCCAAAGAGCGATTGGGTGCTGATATCCAAGCCGACGATTCTAACTACTACGACCAAATGTGGCACTGCTTCGATATGGTGCAGCGTTGCGATGGTGTAATCGTGCTGCCGGGTTGGGCGAAGTCTGAAGGCGCAAAGGCAGAAGTACTGGTTGCCGTGAACACTGGCAAGCCGGTTTACGCCTACCACAAGCACCGCCCCCACGTTTTGGAAGAACTGGTCGGCGTGAAAATCACCACACGGGCAGAAATGTTGTCGTAATGGGAATCGGCGTACCCCCACCGTGGATTGACGGTACCGAAGAAGACGATTGGGAAGATTGGTACGACCCACGCAATCCTTGGACACCACTCCCCGGCGTTCGTACAGGAGCAGAACTCACTCGTGGTGAAAAAGCAGCCGACGCTATGCGAAACAAAATGGGTTCGTGGGCGTTCGTTGGTTGGTTCGTCGTGTTTATGGCGAGTTGGGCAGTCCTGAATAGTTTTGCCTTGAACAACAATGGCTTTGACCCGTACCCGTACATCTTGCTGAATCTGTTCTTGTCAATGCTCGCCGGTCTTCAGGGGGCCATCTTGCTGATTGCCGCCAAGCGAGCCGATGCCATCGCAGCAGAGCAGGCCCTATCCCACTTGACAATCTCTAAAGCAAGTAGTGAAATCATTGCTGCGGTCAAAAAGGACTTGGCTTCCAATACTCACTTGACGCACGAGATTCACGCAGCACTGAAGGACATCCAGCACTACATTGCCGAAAGGGAGAACAATGACTGACATCAACCGTGTTTCACCACACCCACGCCGTTCGATGGAGGAAATCAACCAATTCCTCGCACAGGAGAACGAGAACATCCTGAACTGGAAAGGTACGAACACGGCTGGCAGTGCTATTCAGGCACCCTTGAAGTCAACGATGACCAAGCGTCTCGTCACGGCTGGTGGTGGCCGTCGAAGGGCTGGCTCCGGGTACCAATTCGCTTCATCACCGGTTGAGCCAGAGTTCCCCGAAGGTGGCGACCCACGCTTCCGTGCAGTCCTGTCCGAGATGCTGAAATTGCATATCTCTAAGAGCAACGACTACGGCACGAACCGTGACCCCTATGCCAACTACCGGGCTGCCGAACAAATCGGCGTTTCAGCGTGGAAGTCCTGCTTCATCCGAGGTTTGGAAAAGGTGCAGCGCATCGCTAACGCAGCATCGGGCAAGCGTCTGAACCACGAGAGTGCTGAAAACTCGTTCCTCGACCTTGCCAATCACATTGTCATCGCCAAGGTTCTCTACGACGAGGAACAGGACAACAAACGCCAAATCTGAAATTGTGTGGCAAAATGGGGGGGCAACTACGCTTACCCATAGGAGTTTTACCAGATGGCTCTTGCTGCTCAGGCATTTCCAAACGAAGGTCTTGACCTTATTTTTAGCCAGTTGGCCATCTACTCCGGTGGTGTGACTACCCCGCAGACAACGGGCCTCAACCCTTACTACATCGGTCTTTTCACCTCATCCAGTGGCCTTGGAACGCAGGTTCCTTACGGTGCAGCCACTCTCGCTGTCGTTGATTCAGCCACGGGCTACACGGGAACCTACACGACGAACGGTGGTGGAACCGGTACTGGTGTCACTTTCCGTGAACTGGGAACTGCTAATTCGACTGCTGCCGGGTACGCACGAGTGAGTGCGACGTACAGCCTGAGTTCGACTGCTGCTGCGACTGGTGCGACGAGTGGTACCTTGACGGCACTTTCAGCAACCGCTACTTGGACGCTCACGGTTAGTGCAACTGCCGGTCTTGCCGTTGGTATGAACATCACGGTCACCGATTCCTTGTCGGCGCAGGAGACACGAGTTATCACCAACATCCCAACGGGTAGTTCCATTGTGGTTCTCTCGGCTGCGCTCTCTGCGACCTGCAACTCTGGCGCAGCGTGGACTGCTGGAGATGCTGTAAACGGTCAGAAGTCAACTGCCCCAGCCGTCACGTTCACGGCCCAAGGCGTTTGGCCTGCCGTGTGTGGCTACTTCATCACCAACGTTGCAAGCGGTACGTCGGGCAAGATTGTCTACATTGCAAACTTTGCCGACACCTCAACGCCTATTCTCAACCCCAACGATTCACTGACGGTCACGCCTACTTGGTTGATGAGCAACTAGGGAGGTGAAATCCCCTAGGGGATAGACGATGGCTCGCACCCCTTATACACAGAACTCATACGTCGGTGGAGCATACGCTGCCACGCTGACGGGGAGCATCAACAGTTCTACGTCAACGATTTCACTGACGTTTTCCGGGACGCAGTACTCATCGTGGACTGGCCTCGGCATCGCCACTTCACCAAGTGGAGCGACGGCCAACGCTGGTTTCTTCCTGTCCATTGACTACAACTCGGCCTCTGAAGAAAAGGTCTGGGTTCCAGCGCAGACGATTTCGTGGACTACTTCTCCTATCACGCTCACTGGGGTTGTCCGTGGTCAAGACGGGACATCAGCAGTAAGCCACCTTGCTACGGCTGCCGTCATCCCTGTTCTGACAGCCTCTGACATTTCAGAAGGCAACTACACGGTAAGCCAGACCGTTGGCCAAGTTCAGGCAGTCGGAGACATCCTCTACGGTTCAACGGCTCAGGCGTTCAGCAGGCTTCCAATTGGTTCTGCCGGGCAGGTTTTGGTTGCAGGCACGACTGGGCCGTTCTGGTCAACAACGAACACCAATGCCCACTCATCAGTGATTGTGGCTGACTTTGGTACCGGGGCAGCAGTCCTTGTCGGCACCAATGCTTCGTACACAGCCGGTACTACCGATGCCAGTGGTGGTTTGGGTATCGGCGCAAGAATCACGGGAAACAGCACGGGAACGCTGACAATTGACGGGGTGGGTCTGACTGGTTCCTACGCTAACTCCCGTGTGTTGATTGCTGGAAACACCAGCACGCAATCTAAGTACAACGGCATTTACACGCTCACTACCGTTGGAAATACCACCACTCCCTACGTCCTCACCCGTGCAACTGACTACAACGACAGCATTGCTGGCGAGGTTGCTCCCGGTGACTACGTTCTTACGATTCAAGGAAGTTCCTACGCAGGCCGAACGTTTGTAATGAACGCCACTGGCTCCGGTGCTAGTGGAATCACCATTATTGGAACCGACCCCATCACTTGGGTGCAATCCGGTGGTGTCGGCCCGACAGGGCCTACTGGCCCTACCGGTGCTGGTGGCACACTAGGCTACTACGGTTCATTTTACGACACCACCACGCAGTCAGTAGGTTCTGCCAACACGCCTACGGCAATGACCTTCAACACCACGGCGGAGAACAACGGTGTCTCCATCACCAGCAGCAGCCACATTTTGTTTGCCAACGCCGGAACCTACAACGTGCAGTTCTCGGCGCAACTCACGCAGACCGATAACAGCATTGACCAAGTGCAGATTTGGCTCCGCAAGAACGGCAGCGACCTCACAGAGACCAACACCACGGTCACGATGGACAAGCAGAACAGCGACAAAGTTGCCTCGTGGAACTTTGTGCTTACCGTCGCAGCCAACGATTACTTGCAACTTATGTGGGAATCTAATTCCACGAGTGTGACGTTACTGGCTCAATCTGCGGGTAGCAATTACCCTGCTACGCCTTCCATCATCTTGACCGTACAGCAAGTGATGTACACCCAGATTGGCCCTACAGGGGCCACAGGTGCCACTGGAGCCACTGGAGCCACCGGCCCGACTGGTGCTGGCTACTCAGGTGTCACTTCAACCTCTACGGTCAACCTCGGCACGGGAAGCGCAGTTTTTTCCGGTATCACCTCAACCGGGGCGTTCCAAATTGGACAGCGCGCTCGTGCCATCTCTACGGCGAACACGAGCCAATACGTTGAAGGCACCATCACGGCGTTGACGGCCAATACGTCAATCACCATCAACGTAGATACGTTCGCTGGTTCGGGCAGCCCGTCATCGTGGTCTATTGCCGTTGCTGGAAACGTTGGCAACACCGGGGCAACCGGGGCAACTGGAGCAACAGGTGCAACTGGAGCAACCGGGGCAACTGGTGCTACAGGAGCAACGGGTGCGACGGGTGCAAGTGGTTCGTTTGGAACAGCAAACGCTCCACTCTCCCTCTCTGGCACGACGCTTTCCATTTCCAATGCTACGACGGGTGCAAGTGGTGTAATCACGCTCGGCGGCGACCTCAACGCAACGGGTTCGACGGCAGGAACTCCCCGTGTCGGTTCGTGGCAAGGACAAGCCTTCACCACCGGAACAACGGCTGGTCAAGTTTACATCTTCAGTGGCACAACTTGGGCAGCCACTTCCCTTTCTGGCGACGTAACGGTTTCGGCTGCTGGAACTGCCACCCTTGCCACAACCGGCCCCGGCGCAGGCACTTACGGCTCATCGGGTTCGACTATCTCCCACGCCATTATTTCACTAGACGCAAAGGGTCGGGTCACAGGTGCAACATCAAGTCCTGCAAGTCTCGTCGCAGGTGTTCTAAACGCAACAAGCGCAACAACTTGGACTGCCTCGGCATCTGATAACGGACAGTTCGTTCGCTTCAGCAGCACAGTCGTTGTGACCCTTCCGGCAACGGCTCCTTCAGCCCCTTGGCTTGCCACCTATTACGGCTCAGGCTCGCTCACGATTACACCAAGTTCGCCAGCGACGCTCAACGGTTTGTCATCGTCGTATTACCTATCGTCGGGTATTCCAGCACTGGTTTGGACAGACGGAACCAACTACTTCGTGCAGCCATCTATTTCAACAGGAAACTGGACCGCTACTTCCTATCTGAACGCAACTCAATACATCACTGCTGCGAATACACTTCTCACCCTCGGCAACAAGGCGGTCTATAACGGAACCGTATCAACGGCACTGACCCTCAACTCTGCTTCAACAAACAACTACATTCCGCAAATCCTCGTCAATGGCTCTACCCAGACGGTTTACCTCTTGCCGAATGGACAGGTGACGGGTTCACCAAGCATCCTCAACGCTTACGGCACGACCTATGCGGGCTATGTCGTTGGGGTTGGCGGCATTTCCACCAACGGAACCATTTGGACAGTCACGACTGGAACAACCCACAACTTCTTGACCGGGCAGACAGTTTACCTTGGTGGCATTTCTGCCGGTGGCTCTACTGCCTACAACGGTTCGTTTACGATTGCCTCTACAGGTGCAACCAACACTTTCACCATCGCAAATACGGCTCAACCCGGTGCAGTCACTTTCGCTGGCACTGCAACCGTGCAACCCTTCCCCCTTCCAGCAGGAGGGGCAGTTTCGTATCAAGGCATCAGCGGTTCAACTAATGCAGTCTGGCTCACTGGTTCCAATCCGCAAACGCTCTCTGGTGATGTGACGGTTGGCAATACAGGAGCAGCCACGGTCAACAAGGTTCAGGGTGTAGCAATCAGCGGAACGCCTTCTGCTGGTCAAGTTCTGACGGCTTCAGCAACAAACGCTGCATCGTGGTCGGCACAGTCAAGTGTCACGGTCCTTTCCACCACGGGAGGAACGGGAACTGCTGGCACGACAGGAACCTACACGGTGCCTTCTTGGGCTACCAACCTTCACGTCATCTGCGTTGGTGGTGGAGGTGGGGGTGCAGGTGGTGGATACTTTGCAGGGACAACCGGCTACGCCAGTGGGGGCGTTGGCGGGAATGGTGGAAATGCCACAATTATTGACATTCCTGTCACCGCGTCCCTTATCTCTTCGGGTATTCCTTACGGCATCGGTGGTGGTGGAACTGGAGGGACTTGTGCCTCATCAACGACAACTTCTGGTGCTGCTGGGGGAACGGGAGCGACTACCTACTTCGGCTCAACAAACGCTGCGACCAACTCCTACTGCTACGCCAGTGGTGGGGTGGGTGGTTCGACTGGTGGAAAGTTCAATACTTCATCATTCATCTACAACTTCCAAGGTGTGGTCACCAACGCTCAGACTTCGGGAAACGTTCTCTACGGTGGCGTTGGGGGCTATGGGGGAACTGGAGGAACTGCTGGTGTTGCTGGAACCAATGCTCAGCAGGGAACCCTTGGTGGCTTCACTGGAGGCGGTGGAGGCGGTGGAGGATGCAGTTTCAACACTGGCAACTCCAACGGTGGGGCTGGTGGAAAGCCAGACATCTCGCCCGGTATGTCCACCGTTGGTGCTGGTGGTGTTGTTTCTGGTTCGGCAGCCACGAGTGGAAGCACCTTTGGATACGCTTCGCCGGGTGCCGGTGGTGGAAACGGCAACAACACTCCAACTCCAGCAGGAGCCAACGGAGTTTACGGTGGAGGTGGAGGTGGAGGCGGTGCTGCTGCCAACACAACAACTGGCGTTGGTGGAAATGGTGGCGCAGGCTACATCGTTGTTATTGCGACCTAAGGGTTTAGATGCCTCTTGCTAACGAGCAAATTGGACAGACTTTCCTTGGTGGTGCCGAGTTCTTCTTCAGTGGGCGCACCATCGGGGAAGTCGCCGTCTCCAGTGAAATCGAAATAGCCGAAGCCGTTGACAGCCACAAGTACAACAAAGTTTCTGAAGTTCCTGCTTTGGAAAACAGCACGGGCGAAACTTCGGTCATCCACGCTCGTTCAAGTTCCAACGCTTTGGTGGAAACCGATGAGGGAACGACATCGCACACTTCCAAAACTGTCTCATCTGTTGCAGAAACAGCAACAGCCACCGACGGCAACAAATCTGCACGAAAGTCTGCTTCCAGCATTGTGGAACAAGACGGAACGGCCATTGCCGAAGACGCGACCAGCCGGACAAAAAATAGTTTGGCCAGTGAAATCCAAAACTCGCAAGCAGTTGACATCCGCACACGGAACCCTGTTAGCGCAGTGTTTGAAGTGGAAACCACTGCTGCTCCAAAGGTCTACGGCAGGAACGTCGTTTCAAAAGCGAGTGTTATTGAATCCAGCACCAACAACAAGCAGTACGCCCGGAACCTTGTCAGCCACGTCGAACTTCGCAATACCCGTGAGCAACACAAGAAGAACAGCATCCTTGGCCTTGGCGCACTTGGGGCTGGCTACCTTGGGTACTGGATGGCTGGCTTCCTTCCAAAACAGACCGTTCCAGCAGCCGATGGTGCGATTCGTGGAAAAGTAAGCGACGCATCTCTGGTGGAATCCCAAACAAGCCAGCGAATCGCTGCGTTCGTCAATAACGGCACGACAACGGAGACGTTCACCACTGATGGCGTAGATTCCCGGACTGTTCCCCGTACTGGTTCGATATCTGAAACGTTTGCAGCCGAGGCAACTGGTGGAAAAATCCGCAATGCCCTTTCTTCGTCGGCCCTGTTCCAAAGTAGTTCTGCCGTCAAGAAGCAAAACTTGCCACGCCTTTCAACAGTTGCCGAAGTGCTGGTCAGTGCAGCCACGGGCCAAAACGTTCGTCGGCCCATTTCGGCAGTGGTGGAATCCTCGCAGCAAACCAATACCAAGAGCCACGGATTTGGCCGACTTTCTTCTGCGTTCCAAACGTTCGTTGCGGCTGCAACAACCGGGCGTACCCGAACCGAAGTTGGTGAAACGGCCTTCGTACAGGCCGAAGCAGGCGTTCGCTCTACGATTCACAGGGAAACTGGAGCAGCAAAACTCGTAGAGGCCAAGACCGAAGCCAAGAAGACTTCCTACCTGACCAATTCAGCAGCATCTCTGGTGCAAGCCGTATCTAGTAGCCGTTCGTTGCAAGCAATTGTTAACGGTGCTGGAATCCTCGTTCAGGTCGCTTCGTGCTTCAGTTTTGCTCGCATCATCACCAACCCCCTGCCCGAAACGTATATCGAAAAAACGGCTGCTGGGGTGTATGGTGAAATGTCCCAAATTCTTTTTGAAGACGGTGGAGTAGGCTCTTACAAGGACGGCCCATAAAAATGACGATTAACTACCCAACTCCAGCAGCCAGTCTCCCAGAACTGGAATTTACTTGGGAAGATGCCGTGGGGAACGTCATAGATTTCAGCATCCCGGACTGGTCGTTCCAATTGAAGATTGGACGTTTCCCCAGTCCAGCCGTTTTGACCAAGACCAGTGGGATTCAAGGCTTTGCCGTCGCCCCAAATCTCATTGTCAATTGGAACCCCGGTGACCTCAACAAGTTGACCCCCGGTGTGTGGTACTTGCAAGTGACAGCAACCTACGGCCCAACGGCGCAGCAGCGTGTGTTGACCGGCTCTATCCGTATTGACCAACCAGTGATGTCGTAGGTGAAAAGATGACGTGGACATACACGCAAGACCCAACCAGTTCCGTCAAGGATGCCGTGCGCTTCCTCATCGGAGACACCAACGAAGGTGACCCGCTTCTCCAAGACGAGGAAATCTACTTCAACCTCTCTGAGGTGAATATGGATGTCTACCGTGCTGCATCGAACAGTTGCTACAACTTGGCTGCCAAGTTCACCCAGCAGGCAACCAACGTCTCCAAGAGCGTCGGTGGCCTCTCCCTGAGCCAAGGCTACGGTGACCGAGCGCAGCGTTTTGAGCGTCTGGCCAAGGACTTGCTGATTCGCAGCCGTCGTGTCAATCCCCCGATTGCCAACGTTGACCCCCACGCACTCTGGGCAGAACTCAAAGTTGGTGGCCTTGACCCGTACATCCTCACTGAAAACACTTGGCCGACGAACTCAGAACTCGGCACAACGACTTCCTACGGGATGGGCTACAACCCCGGTGGTGGTGAAAACAACTCCGATGCCAACGGCGATGAATACAACGGCAACGATGTACCGTGAGTATTGACCCAGAACTTCTGGCGATAATGACCCAGACCATTATCGTCCAAAACCCGATTGCAGCAAAAAGCCCCGGTGGTGGCCCACCGGTTTTGGATGGCTACGGGAGACACTACGTCAACAGCAGTGGGCAAAGTGGTTCGACGGTGGAATACGGCCCACCAGTGACCTACAAGTGTCGCTTGGAGTACAAAATGAAGGTGCTGGCCACTGAAAATGGCCGTGACCGGATGAGTTCTGGCCGTGCCTACCTCAACGGTTTCTACCCCAACCTCACTACTGAGTGTCTGGTCGTTGTCCCAAACCAGACGCAGGAATCCTTGAAGTACCCAGTGGTGATGTATGTAGAGAACAACTTCGATGAGACTGGCCTGACGGGGTACAACACCGTTCTGCACTTTGAATAGGGGGCAGTGAAATGGCCGAAGAACTTACTGCCGAAGTCTCGCTCCACCTGTTCAATATGATGAACGCTCCAAAGCGTGTTTTGGAGGAAATGGTTGATGCCTATAACGAATATCTGCACTTCGTTTTTCAACTGAGCCAAGAGTTAGTCCCAGTGGACACTGGTGATTTGATGATGAGTGGCCAAGTTGACGATGCCGTGCTCCGTGACGAAAACACGGTTGGTGGGTCAATCACCTACGGCGACAATTTGGTGGATTACGCAGTGATTGTCCACGAAGATTTGGATGCTTACCACGAGTATCCAACGCAGGCGAAGTACCTTGAACAACCGTTTACCGACAATTTCCCCGACCTCGTAGAAGACGTAAAGCGTAGAATCCGAAAGGCGTTGAAAGAATAATGGCACTCCTTGATTCGATGGGCCAGTATCTCCAAGACCAGACAGCCAGTCTCCCTAGCAATCAGCAGTTGACCCTCGGTGGGAACCTGTTCCTTGGTCGCTTCCCGGCAGAAGCCCCGAACGCTGCCGTCCTCATCCAACAATACGGTGGTGGAACTCCGACGATGACGATGGGTTCAGCACCGGCGGTCATTGAGAATCCAAAACTCCAGTTGCTCGTTCGTGGTGAGCGAGAGGACTACCCGGATGCCTACCAGTTGGCCTACATCCTTTGGACAATTTTGTCCTCAGTGGTCACAAACGTCACTATTGACGGCACCAACATTCTCCGTATCGCTCCTATGGGGATGCCGAACTACATCGGCTACGACGATACTGACCGACCTAAGTTCACCATCAACTTCACAGCGATGGTCGCTACGCCCTCGTCGTGAGCGAACTCAACCTTGTACTGAAATCCATTGAGGCTGCCAAGGCAGCCAACCTCGCAGCCATCCGTGCTTTGGAAGCCGTCGAACAGATGTTGGGTGGTTCTGCCCCTGAGCCTGAGCCAGAGACGGAGCCGGAACAGCAGCCTGAGGGATGCCAACACACCGATGCCGTGAAGGTTCCTACGGTCAACGGCTCGTTCCTCGTCTGCCCCTGCGGGCATCAGCAAGAAATCTAAAATCCTGACTTGACTTTGTTCTAACCCTAATGTAAACTTAGGGTATGAGCAACCTCACAGAAGAACAGCAAGCAGCGATGAACAGATTCGCTCAGGACTTTGCAGCAGTGCTTTTTCCCATTGTGCGTAGGAAGTACGAGCAAGACCTGAGCAACGGAGCCACCGAAGCCCAGACGATAGGAGAGCAATGAACACCATCACCCCTCTGTTCCCCCTTGGGAACGTGGTCATCACGACCAACGCCCTGAACACCCTCACCGAGGCCAACCCTGAGGCTTCCTACGAGATGGTCAAAATCCTTGGCCGTCACCAGTCTGGCGACTGGGGAATCGTTGACAACGAGGACAAGAGTTCCAACGACGATGCCGTGAAGAACGGAAGCCGTATCCTGTCGGCCTACGAAATCGAAGGCATCAAGGTGTGGGTCATCACCGAGTATGACCGGAGCATCACCACCATTTTGCTCCCTGAGGACTACTAAGCAGCCAATCCAAGGTTGTGTAGAATCCCCTAGGGAAATACACAGGAGACAAAATGGCAGCGCGGAAAACGCAAGGCGTGGCAGACCTCGCTCTCACCTACGAATGGGAGAACGTTGAGGAATGGGATGGCCTCGTCAAGGGTGACCTCGTACTCGTCAAGGGCGAGCGTGGTGATTGGCGTTTCCAATGGGCCAAGGTCAAAGATGGCGAAGTCACTGAGGTGACTGTCCACGGTGGCCCCAATGGTCACGGCTCGTTCCGAACGTTCTTACCGAACCGGGTCAGCAAGCCAAAGGTCAGGAATCGCAGGCCTGCCAAGGCGTAGTACGGTGTTGTAGTCAAATCCATTTCGGACTTTCGGTGGTAATCTTGCGGGGTAAGTACCCTCGCTCACCGGAAGGGCCAGATGGCTAAGGCTGCACCGAAGTCCTACCAAGTCACCGACAAGTCGCCCCTTACCTACAACGGTAAGCGGGCTATGCCCAGTGACGTGGTGACGGATATCCCCGGCGAGGACATTTCGTGGCTTCTTGAAGGTGGCTACATCGTTCCTGTCGAATCAGCACCTGAGCCAGACGTGGATGCTAGCGAGCCTGCCCCTGCGACTACCGAGGCCAACTAATGCCGATTTTCCAGCACGGTAAGAATACTCGCACCATCCTCACGGTTCCAAATTCGACGGCAGGCACGTTCACTGGCACGGCCACCAACAGCAGTTATTACTTGACTGGCGTAGTCACCTCGTTCGGCTTGACGGTTGGAATGGTCATCACGTCTCCCTCAGACCTGTCGTGGTCGGCAGTCATCACCTCAATCGGTTCCAACTCCGTAATGCTTAACGCCACGCCGAGTTCGGGTGTCTACAGCGCAACGGCCCCACAGGTTTTCACTGTGCTTCTGCCCCAAGTTTCGGCTGGAGTGACCGGAATTGGCTACGACCTCTCCCAATTTCTGAACGATGCCAGCATCAGCCAGATGATTGACGCTACTGAAACCACCACGTTCCAAACCGGTGGCAGTAAGTCCTACATTCAAGGGTTGAAGGAAGGCACCGTCAGTCTGTCCGGCTTCTATGACGGAACACCAGCCGGTATTGACCCAATTATGTACAGGACTGCCAACCTCGCAGCCAACAAGTCCGTTCTTATCTTCCTTGATGGTGGAAACAACGCTACCCCGGCAGTTTGCTATATGGCCAACGGTGTCCAAACTAAGTACGACTTGAAGTCGCCAGTTGCCGGTGTTGTTAGTGCTGATATGGAACTTCAGGCCGATGGTGGCGTGTGGCGTGGATACGGCCAGTACATCACTTCGGGAACCACCAGCCTCATTGCAGCAGCCACGGTCAACAACAACTTTTCCACCTCAAAGGGTGGGCTGTTGATTATGGGCGTTTCGTCGGCCAACGGCAACTCCGGTTCTTCGTTGCTGGAATTCCAAACCTCGCCAACCGGCTCAGTGTGGACAACGGTGGAAACGCTGACTGTTGACGCTTCAACCTCTTACGGGATTGGTGCAGTCGCCATCAACCTCGTTGGAACCATCCCGCAGTACACCCGCCTGTACTACTCCGTCGGAAGCGGAGTGACAGCCAACATCTACTACGGGTTCGCCCGCTTCTAGAAGGAGATAGCAATGCCCATTTTCAATCACGGTAAGAACGCGTTTCTGGCCCTCGGATACGAGTTGTCCGGTTCCACCTACGCAACCTGCACCCTGACCAGTTCCTCGTCGCTCTCCAGCGTTTTAGTGCCTGCTGGCACCCTGCTCGCTGGTGGTGCCGGTGCTTACGGCAGCCCGTCAATGCTCGCTGGTTCGACGGCCACCTATGGTGTGTTCGCTGGTGGAATCCCCGGCTACACGACCACCCAAATCACGAGCAGCAGCACGAGCGTCACGCTGGCTGAATCGGCAATTGGTGGAACCGGTGTCCTGCCTGCCGTTGGTACGGCTGGCGTTCCGCTTCTGCCGATGGTGAACATCTCGCCATTTATCAACGACGCTGGACTTCCGGTTGCCATTGACGCAAGCGAAACCACGACGTTCAGCCAAGCCGGTGTGAAGACCTACATTCAGGGTCTGAAGGGCTACTCGCTTACGTTTGCTGGTATGTACGACCAGACTGCTGCTGGTGCAACCTCGGCTGCCGATGGCGTTGCTGGTGGAATTGACTACATCGTTTACTGTATGGAGAACTGGCAGAACATTGCTGGAAACTTCGTTCAGTTCGTGTACGGCCCGTCTGACCCCGGCCAGTTCGTTCTTGGTTCGGCTGGTGTGCCATCCATCAAGTACTTCGGCCAAGGCGTTTTCACCAAGTACGACCTGAAGTCATCGGTCAACGGCGTTGTGACGTTCGACGGTGAAATCCAAGTGACAGGCCCCGTGTATCGGACTATCCTCTAGGTAACCCTAGTAAGGAGCAGGAATGTCAAATCTCGCACAGCAAATTTTTGCCGTAGACGATATCGAAAGCGAACTTTTGGAAATCGCGCAGTGGAATGTCACCGTGCTGGTCAAGTCAATGACGGCCAAGGACCGCGCCCGGATGATTGGTCGCTCGGTTCAGGCCAACGGCAACTTCGACTTGGAAGAAGTCCTGCCCGACTTGGTGATTCACTGCACTTTCGACCCAGAGACGGGCGAGCGTGTGTTCACGCCAGCCGACCGCGAGATGCTGATGTCCAAGGCTGCCTCGGCCATCGAACTCATCGCCACGGTTGCAATGCGCTTGTCCGGTATGGACGAGGATGCAATTGAGAGGGCGGGAAAAGGCTTGTAGATGACCCGGAAAGGAGATTTCTCTTTGAGTTGGCTGAAAAGTTAGGCCGAACCGTAGAGGAACTTCTTGACGGGTCACCGTCACACAAACCAATTTCCGCTTACGAAGTGACTGAGTGGCACGCATTGTGGCGACTGAGGAACTACGAACACGAACAGGCCACAAAGGGCTACTAGCGGAAAGGGGGTAGTGAAATGACGATGGACACCGGTGGCGACAACCTAATCGCCAATGCCATCCGTATCGCTATCCTTGGTGACAACAAGCAATTCAAGAGCGTTGTCGGTGACAGCGTTGAATCAGCAAAGGCCGCAGCAGACGGCATCAAAGGTGCTTTTGCCGACGTAGGTGGGTTCCTTTCCAAGGCAGTTGGCTTCTTCGGTGTCGCTGCGATGGTTGACAAATCAGCAGAAGCCGCTTCCAAACTGACCGGTCAACAAAATCTTCAGGCAACGATTCTGAAGAACCAGTTGTCCCCAGAACTGGTGAAGCAGTTCGGCATCACTAAGGGAATCGAGGGTAATTACTCCAAGATTCTTGCCAATGCTGCGATGATTCAGTCAACTTCAACCGGTATGAGCGTCACCCAGATAACGCAGGCCCAGACGATGTTCCTTACCAACAAGGAACTGGCCAATATGTTTGCCACCGGTCAGAAGATTACTTCTGGGCCACTGACCGGTATGAACGTTCAGTTGGAAAACGCAATGAACGCTGCTGCAAACTTGGCAGGAACGATGGGTGGCAACGTCTACGCCGCGTCTCGTCTGCTGAACCGAGTATTGGAAGACCCGGCAAAGCGTGTGACAGCACTTCGCCGTTCTTCGTTGCAGTTGAGTACCGACCAAATCAACTCCATTAAGCAGATTGAGGCTTCACAGGGCAAAATCGCTGCCCGATACGCCACTTTGCAATTGGTGAACTCAGAACTCGGTGGTGCTGCTCAGGCAGTGGCCAACCCGATGGAGAAGTTGCAGAACGACTTCCAAAACCTCACCATCGAACTTGGTGAGGTTTTTCTCCCGTTAATTAACGCATTTTCTGATGTAATTGCTAATTTGGTTGGTTCAATTGCTCCGATGATGCAGCAATTGGCAAACGTTATTAAGCCAACAATGATGGCTATTGGAACTGCAATCGGTGATGTTTTTACGATTGTTGAACCAATCTTGAACACCATTACCACAAGAATATTGCCAGACCTTATGATGGTTCTTCAACCAATTATTGACGCATTTGGTAAAATGGCAAACGCTTTTGCAAATTCTGCTGCTCTAAAAGACTTCTTGACCATCATAGGAAAGTTGTTTGACAACTTGTCTTTGAAACTTCTCAAATTGCTTCTTCCGTTATTCACCAATTTGCAAAAGACATTTGACAAAATGTCCAAAAACGGTCAATTGGACAAGTTGTTCAAAAATCTTGCCAACGTGTTCGCCACACTGCTGCCGATTCTTCCCCAACTCATCCAGTTCGCCATCACACTGGTGGAAGCGTTGTTCCCCCTGTTTCTCCAGTTCTTCCCCATCCTCATTCAATTTATGCAGTGGGGTGCTGATTTTCTTGCGTGGTGCATCAAGGTTGTCCCTGCCGTAGCACAAGTTGTCGAAAAAATCCTAAAGTGGGCAGACGGGCTTCCCATCATCAAGCAACTGTCGCACCACACTGGCGTTCTGAAGGACATCATCCTTGGCTTGGTCGCAGTCTGGTTCACCAGAGGGATGTTCCTCGCTCCGTTGAAACTCATCATCGGCACTATTGACAAGATGCGGGACAGCATCAAGTTGGCCCAGAAGGGCTTCAAGGACTTGAAGGGAGGTGGCTTTGGTAAGGGCCTGAGGCAAATCCTCGGCCTTGGTGGGGCTGCTGAAAAAGACGCACAAGTTGTTGCTGTAGAAGCGAACACGGTTGCCCTCGGTGAAAACACGGCTGCCCTTGGTGGCAACGCATTAAGCAACGAAGTTGGCGGTGGCGGTGGCGCAGGCAAAGACGCAAAGGAAGCCGAAGGATTCTTCAAGAAGTTTATGAAGTTCGCCAAGAACCCAGTGAAAACTTTCAAGGAGATGGCCGGAGGCGCACTGGGCAAGTTGAAGAACTTGTTTGGTCGTGGTGCTGGAAAAACTGCTGCTGGTGATGCAGCATCCACTGGCGAGGCTGCTGCTGGTGAAGCAGCATCCACTGGCGAGGCTGCTGCTGGTGATGCAGCATCCACTGGCGAGGCTGCCCTTGCTAGTGGTGGAGCAGAGGCTGCTGCTGCCACTGGTGGTGAAGCACTTGCCGGTGCTGGTGTTGCTGCTGCTGGCACCGGTGCAGCCGAAGGTGGAATCTTGGCTGCCGGTCTTGCCAGTGCGCCAGAAACCCTTGGTGTTGGTTTGGCCGTTGCCGCAGTTGCTGCTGGCGTAGTCGCTTTTCACAAGCAGATTGGTCACGCCATTAGCAAGACGGCAAAGTTCCTGTACCACGGCGCACAAGATGTAGCAAAATGGGGTTCCAAGGAGTTTGGACACGTCGAAAACGGAGTGAAAAACGTCGCCAAGTTTGTCGGTCACGTCGGACACGCTGCTATGGGTGTGGTGACTGGTGGGCTTCACGCTGCTGGAACCATTGCTCACGGAATCGGTTCGGCCATTGGAGGCTTCTTTGGTGGCCTGTTCGGTGGTGGTGGAAGTTCCAGTTCTTCTTCCACCACCACTGGAAGTAGCAATGCGATGATTGGCTGGCTCATCAGGATTGCCCACAACACCTCAGCCACGGCCATTCTGCTGGACAAGGGTGGCAAGCCTCAGGAAATCGCCCGAATGATGAAGCACCCTGCGATGAAGAAGATGGTTGCTGCCCACTCCCACGAAATGATGAGCCAAGCAATAGCCAAGATGTTCGGTGCTGGCTCGTTGGTTGGGTCACTGTTCAGCAACGGAAGTCCAGCAAATGCTGGAAAGGCACTGGCTGGGTCAACTCGCACATCCGGGCCAACGCACAACGTCACTATTTCACCAAACGCCTTTGTCGTGAACGTGACCGGTGGGGCAGACCCCAAGGTTGCCAAGCAAGTCGAAGCGGCAATCCAAAAGCACTTCAAGGAAATGCTCCGAACTACCAACGCAATGAGGGCATAGCATATTCAGTGAAATAGGGTAGAGTATTCGGGAGGGCTATGAATAACTACGTTGCCAACCCAAACTACTCAGACGCTGCTGGCTCGCCCTACTGGACTGTTGTGGTTCCGGGGGCGCAGACGCTTTCACCCGATGAGGCCGTAGCCGACATTACCCAACTCGCCGTTGGTACCGTGATGGATAACGGCTACTACCGTGCTGCCCAAGTCCAAGACGTCTCTAAGTTGGGAGTTGCTGGAACTTCGCTGTCTGTCACAACCGGCGGGCAATATGGGAACACGAACCCGTCACCGTTCTTCGACAGGGGCGATTCGTTCGCTTACGTCAACAGCGTGGCAGGAATCAGCACTGGCCTGCGTATAGCAATTTTGGAAGGTTTGCAGACCGACGCTTCACCATACACGGCTGGCTCAATGTCCACCGATGCCTTTACGAGCGAGTGGATGACGGCTCGTGCAGTTGGACAGATTCCAGCAGTTGCGAACAACCAGAACTACCAATCGTTCCAAAGTGGGAGCCTGACTTCTTCCTACTGCGCCTACTTGATGACCAACGGCAATGCGTTCGGTGCAGCCGGATTCCTCACCCCGATTAGTTCGTTCAGCACGAGGTTCAGTGGTGCGACTTCGTACTGGCTGACCCCGGCTTCAGCAGCAGCGACATCCCCGTACTTCTTCATCTCAGCATCTTCTGACCCTCAGGCGATGGCAAACTTCATTAGCGAGTTTGCCTCGGATTTCACTGCAACGGGTACGGCCATCAACTCAATTCTGGTCGGCTCTAGCCGGAGCATCGTCAACTGCGTCGTTGACCCCTCGGTAAACGGATTTACTACCGGTCAGTACCTTTCGTTCGTTGACATTGGAACGAACACCATCCTTTCGCCAGCGTCGTACCAGAACCAAAGCACCACCGGTTGGTACGTTGGCCAAGTCACGGGGATGAACTCATTCACCATTCTCGCTACGACTACCACTGGTGGCTCTAGTGCAACGGTCACTTTCAACCCAACCACAGAAGACCACACCGGCGTTCTCCCCGGAATGATTGTTGCTGGAACAGGGATTCCTTCCGGTGCGACGGTTGTTTCCGTGGGGGCCAGTTCGTTCACGATTTCAGCAGGGGCAACGATTGCTACGACTGGCGTGACTTTGACAATTTCCAAAGGTGCCACCAACTCGTACTTCCTCGTCTGTGACCGCAGCACCAACTACGGGCAGCCCATCCCCGGAACTTGGAACCAACTGATTTTGACAACTTCTGCCATCAGCAGTACAACTTTGACGATTTCAGCAATTGCTACTTCGTCTGGCTCCACTGCTGGCTACGGATACGGAACGGTTCTTGCCGGGGGTTCCACCTACGCATCTGGCGTTTCAACTGGATTGTTCTCTAACAGTGGCCCATTCTCCATCGCCGTGGGCAGCACGATTCCTATTGCCACTCACTACGGTTCCACTTCGGCTGGCACAACTGCGACCCTCGGCTACGTCTCTGCTCCGAGCAATGTCGTGTCGTTCATCGCTTCCGGCACTTCCGGCACCAACACAATCACCATCACAAGTTCTCTCTACATCCTCGGCAATGGAATGTTGGCTGTTGGTCAGTCCATTAGTGGCACTGGCATCCCCAGCAATTCGTACATCACGGCCATCTCTGGCAACACGCTGACGATTTCAGCAAACTTGACTGCAAACCTGAACGGCACCACAAGCATTGCCACGACATCGTGTTCGGGAATGATTTACGGCACTTCGTTCCCTGCTGGAAACACCATCGTCCTCAACAACAACGACAACACTTACGTCTTTGATTTCGGCGTTCCTTACTTCGCTCCGTACTTGACGAACACTGGTGGAGGTTCAATCCCGCCCGGCGAGACACCAACTGCCGGTGTCGGTGGCTCGCACTACGGCTGCGATTTCTACCTGCCGGTCACGCTGACCAACATCATTGGCACCCCGTTGGCCAACTTCCAAAGCGCAGCAGTCACTGGGTCTAGTAGCGCAATCTATGTAGATACCACCACCAACTTCTACGTCGGACAAAAAATCACATTCGGCAGTTTTGGAAACTTGACAATCACGTCTGTTCCGTCATCCACTGAAATCATCGTTAGTGGCACGGCTGCTGGGGCTGCGACCTACAACACGGTCAACTACTCCAACGGGTCTTCACCAAACGACATTTGGAACTACGACGATTACTTGCTCTCCGGGGCTGTGTTTGACACGGTGACTGGTACCACTTCTGGTACCGGTGCCATTGGCTTCGACGGCACATTCATTACTGGATTCCACCAGACCGGCACTTACGTCTTGGCGTACCAAGATGGGCCTCGGTACATCGGCTCATCATCAGTTGGAGACTTGGAGCAGATTGTTCCAACAACGATTGGCTCAACGGTTGGTGGAACCCTTTACCAACCAGTCGCTGCTGGCTCCACGACATTCGCCGTGAATCCAAACCCAAACACCGTTCCCGGCACCACGACATTTGGAATCAACCAGTACCAGAACTATACCTACGGTGGGTTTGTCCCCCTCATCAACAACGGTGTGACCAACAACTTCGTTGGCAACATCACCACCGGAAGTACGGTCATCACTGGCGTTGCTTCCCAGTACTCATTTGGACTTTCGGTTGGACAAACTGTTGACATTGCAAGCACGGCCCACTTCCCAAGTGGTACTGAAATCGTAACCGTCGGTAAGGGGACTGTCACGGTTTCCAATGCTGCGACAACATCAGCAAGCGCGACAAGCCTCACTGCGACTTCCAATGCCATCTACACCCTCGTCGTGGGTCAAGGCTCCACGCAGGAAATGGTGGCAGTTATTTCACCAAGCAACTCAACTTCTCTCGGCTCCACTGGGTCGAACCCAATTGGCCTTCCCTTTACGCCCGGTGAAACCCTTGACGGCTCCGGCAACATCAACAGCCCAATGCTTTGGACACTGGCAGACGGTCAGACGTTCCAATTTGACCACGACGCTGGTGACATCGTTGTCACGCCGAACGTGGTCTACTCGGTTGGTGGAAGCACGATTTCCCACGCTCAGCAAACTCCGTTCTTAGGTGACCCCAACGTTGGAACGGTCTACTCCATTAGTGGTGGAACCGATTACGCCCAGACGAACGCTCTCATCGCCACGAACCCGACGAGCGAACTCATCATCAACGCTGCTGCGAACTTCAACCTGACAAACCCGTGGTTGGATTCTGGCGTTGGTGGCTTCCCCAACATCAGCACGAGCCTCGCTGCGACGGCCTCGGCTGGAGACACCACCATCACGGTGGCCGACAACGCTGGATTTCCACAAACCGTGCAGACGGTTTTCCAAAACGGAATCACCATCCAGCCCTCGACTGTTGGAACTCTGGTGGGCAGTCTCGCTGCCAATGCAACATCCCTCACCATCATTCCAAAAGCCGAAGTCCCTCAGACCACGCCGTTCTTCATCAACATCTCTGGGCTTTCGGGTACTGAAACCCTTGAAATTGGCTCGGTGTACTACAACAGCGCACTGAACCTCGCCACTCTGCAACTCTCCAACTTCCAAGTCCAAGGAATGGTCGCTACTGGCAGCACCTCGGTCTGGCTTGGCGCAGCAGCAATCACCAACGTTGCACCCGGACAGGTCATTACGGACACGCTTGGCTACATCCCTGCTGGAACCACGGTTGTCAGTGTTTCTACGACCAGCATCACGATTTCCAATCCTGCCACCAACGGTGCAACGGAGAACTTGCAGTTTTACACCTCGTCAACGACGCTCTCCTACGCCGACCTCACGCCTGTTCTGCTGGACAGTTTCCCGACAGACACTCAGTATCACACCCTTGAAGTACCATCGTTCTACCTGACTACGGCCCTGAACCTCGGTGCAACGGTCACGTCACTTTCCACCACCCCGTTGCCTGTGACCGTGCCTTCCGGCACGACGCTCTACATCAACAACGGCATCTTTTACGATTCGTTCGTCACTTCAGCAACGGCAAATGCCGGTGCGACTGGTGTTTCCATCAACTCGTACACGCCACACTTTCCTTTTCCGGCTTCGTCGGGGAGCAGTGGAGTTTTCACCACTTACGGTTCGATTGTGTCCGTTGGCCTTGCATCTCCCTTGCAGCCGAACCAAACCATCTTCCTCAACTGCCCCGGTGCCATTGGTAGCCTTGGCAACCCATCTTTTGGAATCACGGTTAAGGAATACACGCCTCAGAACGCTTTCACCATCCCGGTTCTGCCATTCATCTCACCTTACGCCTTCGATACCACGACTACCGAAGTGGACTTCACGGGTTCGGTGACCAACGGCTCCAACGCCATCACCTCGGTAAGCAGCACGGCAGGGCTTTCGGTAGGCCAACAAGTCTTCACCAGCCAAGACGGGCTTTCTACGACCCAGCCTGCGTTCATTGCTGAAATCAGTGGCTCTACGGTCTACCTGACCACTCCTTCAGTCACGGCAGCAACCGGGGCGACGAGCCAGTACTTCAACGTCTACCCGACGCAGTTCTTGTCACCATCGCCCGTGACGCTGGATGCCGACCCGTTGCAAGAGGTCGTGTACCCAATTTCAGTGCCAGTCCCGAACGCCATCAACCCAAACGCTTGGGATGTCAACTTGGCTCTGTCTCTGGCCTACGACCACGACTTTGGTGCTGAAGTCTTTTACTACGCTTACCCGACCAACTTCCACGTCAATGATGTGACCTACCGGCCAGACTTGGGCATCTTCCAAACGTGGGATGGCAGCCAGTGGCGCACGACGAGGGTGAACGCAGTTCAGGTCCTTCTGTCCATTCTTGGCTCCTTTGGTGGAAAAGACACAACCAACGTCACGCTCATTGACCCAAACACTGGGGCAAACACGCCACCTGACGTATTCGCCAACACGCTTTCGACGGCCTTCACTGCCTACTTTGGTGGAAACCGTTCCAAAGACCCGAACGGCGACGAGTGGACTGGCGATGCCCTTAACAACATTCTGCTGAACATCTCTGTTCAAGTTCCCCAAAACCAAACGGTGGCCTACCGAAGCCTCGGCCTCATCGCCCAGTACAAGTCGGAGCCACTGGCCGAGAGCATCTACATTTCACCATCGGACAACTGCGTCATCAACGAGGATGCTGTCACCTCGGTCAACTGGACATACAGCGACCTTGACAACGACCAACAAACCGGTTGGTCAGTGAAAATCTTCAGTCAGGCTTCCGTCTATCTGCCAAACTTCAGCCCCGACACGACAACCCCTGTCTGGCAGAAGTCGGCTTACAACGCTTCCACCTCTGTGACGTTCGACACCGACAGTGGCTTCGTCAACGGCCAGAAGTACTACGCTTATGTCAAGGTTTCCAAGACATTCCACCAAAAGGACTGGTGGGGTGCGTGGAACTCTTGCCCATTTACGGTCATTATCAACGCTCCGCAGGCACCGATGGTTGCCGTGTACGCCGACGATGACAACGCTGTCAACACCATCACCATTCAAAGCACGGACAACCTGCTTGGCCCAGACAACGGCAGTTTCACCAACTCGCTCGGTGGCTGGACACGAGGACAAAACGACACCGTTGGCACTTCGCTGGAAGTCGCATCTACCGGTATCGCCCTTCGCACCCCACTAACGGCAGGAACGGTTTACACCTCACTGAACGTCGGAGCAATTGGCTATATCGCTTCCGGCTCAACTATTGCTTCGTCTGGCAAGGGTACGTTCAAGGTTTCCAGCACTTATCCAAAGAACACTGACGCACTGGGCTTCCCAGTTTCCGGTGAGTTTTGGGTCACTATCGGTGGTGAAAACATCCTCGTGACCAACAAGGTTGACGGCAACAACTCCGGCGACACTTTTGTCATCCAGCAGCGCAACTACACCGTCGCTGGGGTTCCAAGCACTCAAAGCGCACACGCAGCAGGCGCAACGGTGACTTTTGGATTGCAGGAGCCAATCTTCGTTGATTCCGAACTGCAACTGCATTTCACTGAAGTTATTGAACAGAAGTGGGTGGACAAGCAAAAAATTCTCGTTCGCACCATCCCCGGAACGCCCGGATGGTCAAGCACGAACACCACCGGATTCCAAATCATCAGCAACGGTCAAGGCAACCAAGTCCACGTCGTTGACCCCGGCAACGTTCTCTCTAACGGGTGGGCAGGTAGAACCGTCTACATCAACCACAAAGAAAGTATGGGTTGGACAACAGCGCAAGCGTCGCAGACGGTCAAGAGAGTTCTCGGCTCCCTCATCGGCAACGCAATCAACTACAACGTTTCCAAACTGGAGCCAGCAGTCATTCAGTCGGTCAAGGCTGTTTCCACCATCCCATCACGAACCACGACCCTTGCAGTTGTCAGCACTGATACCCAATTCCCCAAGGGCAACGGTCTATACATCCCAGTGACCCCCAAGGGTGGGTACCCGCTTCTTTCGCTTCCGGCAGGGACAGTTCTCAACATTAGTAATGGACAAATTATTGGTGTCAATGTCTTTCAAGGTGGGAAGATAGACTGGACACACTACAACGCCATCAACACCGTGACCCTCACCGCGCCGTATCGAATTGGCGACAGTGGGATGCACGTTGCTGGAATCACCAACGGTTTTGGAAGCAACGTCAAGGCTAAGGATATAACCCTTGGGTTCCTACCAAGGGGAGCAGTCATCACCTATGTCGCTCCGAGCCTCTACACCGAAAAGGTTGTGACATTCACCAAGCCTTACGGCAAGCAGGCTCCCTATACCGGTATCGGCGTTTCGATTGGCGACACTCTTGACCTTTCGGTCACGACGTACTACGCAGGAACCAGTGCTGTAAACGTCTACGGCTACAAGTACACCAACAAAGTCGGTGGCCCCGGACACACCAAACTCGTACCGTTGGAGCAAAAGGTCATTTCGGATTTCACTGTTCCGTCATTCTCGGCTACAGGAACGGTTGGAACGCTCGTCGGAACGACGTTTACACCACTAACAACCGGAGCGAGCGTCGCAAACCTCACGGCGACGTGGAGTATCTACGGCAACACGATTACAGCAGCCAGTACTGCTGGCCTCGCAGTTGGACAACTCGTATCCGGCTACGGCATCCAGTCCAACTCGTACATCACCAACATCAGTGGCAGCAGTGTCACGCTTTCCAACCCAACCAACGTTGCTACCGGTTCCAGCATCGGGTTGTTGGCGTATCCGACATTCAACGCCATCCAATTGTCCACCAACCCGTTCGGTTCCACCTCGCCGGTTGGCGATGCAGTCACCGGTGCCGGTATCTCCCCGGCAACGGTTGTTAATGCAGTCGGTTCCACCTACTCAGTGGTGGGTCTTTCGGCAACCGGTGTCGTACAGTTCCAAAGCGTCAGCGCAACGGCTCCGTACAACCCAATTAAACCTGTGGTGCAAATCCCAGTGACGTTTAACGGGGCTGCCAACTTCAAGATTCCAGCAGGCTCCACGGTCATCAAAACCAAGCCGTTTGTTGCTCATTCTTCGTTTCCCTTCGGAACAGCAGTCAAGATTAACTACCCGGCTCTGTACTCTGACCACACCTTCACTATCGTTCCAAACGGTGGGTCTGGGACTGGAACGGACATTGCTGAAATCGGCCTGCTCCACACATCTGGGTCAAACTACACCGGTAAGTTCACCCCAACCAATTCCATTCCAATCATCGCTGGCCTCACCTATGGAATCGTTGGCTTCACTCGCCTGATGACCACTCCACGCACGAGTGGTGGAATCCCCACGATGAGCGTGTTCGTTGACATCTACGATGCCAGTGGGAACTGGATTGGAACGGAGAACAGCAGCAACCCTGCCTACCAAGCCGTCCTTTCCAGCAGCACTGGTCAATGGGGTTCGGGATGGGTTCCAGTCGCCTATTCATTCGTCGCCCCCACCAACGCAGCCTACGCAGTGCCTCGCTTCCAATGGAAGAACGTATCTTCGGTGGATGCCTACGGTCTTTCCGGCTTGATGTTCAAGGCAATCAACCTTCCGGCGTTCGACCTCAACCACAACATCGTGAATATCACCTCGCAGATTGGCACTTCCAGCCAACTGATGCGCTTGGAGACGAGCCTTTACCCACAGGGAACGAGCAGCAACGACAACACGCAGGTTGCCAACGCGATTTCACTGCCCCAATCTTCTTCCGAATCCTACGCATCTCTTGGTGGGTACGACAGCCTGTACGTCTTCGACCCCTACAACACTTCCGGCGTGTACGAAATTCAGCAGGGTGGCTCGGACAACGAGTTGTTCACGACCCTTACGGCAGCAGTGACCGTTGGAGTTCCCGTTGGTGGAATCACCTACTTGCCTCTCGCCAGTACAAAGGGTATTGCAGTCGGCACCACGCTCTACGTTGACTACGGAAACGCCAACACCTACGAAAATGTCATTGTTGACCCCAGTTGGGATGGTTCCACCAACGTGGCCGTACAAACCAACACGGGCAATGGCTACAGCACGGCAAACGGTTTTGCTAGAAACCACTCCCTCGGCGCACGAGTGTACGTCGTGACGATTGGACTTGCTGGAACGGTTAACTACACCCACGTTGCAGGAGCCACTGCCAGCCAAGGCGTGGCCATCTTCAACTGGAACAGTGACGGATTCGTCAATCAGCCCAACGACACTTACGAGTACCTTGTTCAAAAGTCCGTTGACGGCGGAGCGACGTGGACACCGATTCGCAACGGAAACAACGTCAAGGCAACTGGAACCGGTTGGGCAACCATCACCGACTACGAGGCAGTCCCCGGACAAGCGACGCTGTACCAAGCCATTCCAAAGTTCGTCAGCAAGGCTGGCACAGTCACGAAGCGTGGGCCGAAATCAGCACCAATCGCCCCTGAGAACACGATGACTACTTCGACGTGGTGGATTGCCGACAGTTCCAACCCGACCAACCGATTCCCCATCTTGGTGCAAAACCAGTACACGGACAAAACGAAACACCCCTCAGGTATCTTCTATCCTCTCGGCTCTGCACGGCCTTTCACCATCTCTGGCGTGACCCAAGGGCGAGACGCTGACATCAAGGTCATCTGGGAAGATTTGGACAACTGGCCTAACTTCTTGAAGTTGCTCAACTCAGGAAACATCCTCATCCTGACCAATCCGGTGGAGAGTAGTCGCACTTACATCTTCATCAGCGATGATGTGCAAACGACCTATAACGCTGCTCAAAGCCCGTGGTTTGAGGTGGAAATCAACTACGTTGAGGCTGCTCCCCCCGGATACGGTTTCACCTACGGCAGTAATCTGAGTTAGTTATGTACCCAGCCAGCCCTGAATTCTTTGAGGCCATCAAAAGCCCTCATCGGGTAATGATTATCGTAAAAGCCCTGTCCATTGACGGGACTTGGTACACGCTGCCCGTTGTAGACGGTTCGGTGAAAATTGACCAGACCAGTGCCGACGTTCGACGCACCATCAACTTGACCATCAACGACCCGTTGTACGTTCCAAAGAAGTCAACCGACGCACTCTCCATCTACGGGAATCACCTCTACGCATACCGAGGCGTTGTATGGGACTTGGCCAACGTTGGTACTGAAATCATTGACGCAAAGCCGCCCCTCGGCCCAGACTTGCTGCGCCCCGAGAACAAGGCTTACGAGTTGGTTCCAATTGGCGTGTTCCGCATTACGGATACCAGCATTGAAGAAGACAACGACGGCAACGTGACCATCACGGTCAACGGCTCCGATATGGCCCTGAACATTAAGCAGAACTCGTGGACATCACCAGTCACGGTTTGGAAAACGCCATACACGCCCCCTGTTGTGGACACGAACGCTGCCGGTTTCACCCCATACACGACCCAAGAGCAGAACTTGGTGGCCAACACCTATTTGGAAGCCGTGAAACTGCTCATCAACAACCGTTGGCCTGCCTACGCCTACGGAGTGTTCGGCCCACCGGTCTTTGAGTTTGCTGGAATCGTAGATGCCGAGTTGAACCAACCCTTGATTATGGGTTCAGTGTCTATGTCGGTCACTGGCGCTGGCTCACCGTGGACAGATATCACCGGAATCGCAGCCGGAGTGAACGGACTTCTCTACATTGACGTTGAAGGTCGCTTCTGCGTTCAGCCCCAGCCTGACCCTGCGTCAATACCCCCGGTGTGGAGTTATGTTGATGGCGATGGTGGAATGTTAACAAAGGTCACTCGGAAGTTGGACAGTTCCAAAGCCGTGAACTACGTCATTGCCACTGGTGAAAACTCCATTGTCGGTATGCCGTACCGTGCGCTGGCATACGATTCCGACCCCAATTCACCTACCTATTACCTCGGCCCCTTTGGTCGGGTGGTTGGCCGTGAACCGGGCCGTAAACGACTGATTTCACAGAAGCAGACGCAGGCAGCAGCCAACCTCTACCTCAACTGGTTTGTCGGTGGCGATGAAACGACCACCATTGAAGGAATTTGCAATCCTGCTTTGGATACTGGCGATGTAGTGCTGGTGCGACGCAAGAATGTCGGCATTTATCAAGATGGTGGAATCATCACGGACTTAACCACGGACTTTCCTGCTGGCTCAGACCTCACTCCATCAACCGTTGTGCCAATCACCACTGACTACGGCAACTACGCAGACGTGCAGCCCCCGGCGAAGACTGGGGTTTACACCATCTCGGAATTAAAAGTCAATCCCACCTATGTGGCTCTCGCTAAGGGCCAAGAAATCATCATTTACACCAACGTGGCGACCAATATCGTCAAAGTCACTGAACACTGCCCGGTTGGGTCAACAATTATCCCCGTGGAAAGTTTTCACCCCGACATCCAATACTTGAAGGGTACGATGATTCTTGACCCGGCGTTCACGGAAAACGGTGGAGCCGTGAACTACTTCATTGACCAAATCACCATCCCACTGAACATCACCGATGCTGCCGAACTGGTCGCTCGTGAGCGCAGGGTTGGAACCAAGGAAGACGCTGCTCGTATTGCAGAATTCACGATGGGGTACTAATGGCTGAATTCGACTTTCGACCACTGGTCAACGCCCTTATTGCCAACAACCAATTTCACTTGCCCCCAACGGACACCATCCGTATGGGCATTGTCGTTGGCTACGACCCCGGTTTTACACCACCTGAACCGGCAACTGGCGCAGCGTTTTACTCGTTCCCTGTAGTCAGTGTGCAGTTGGCTGGCGATGACCACCCCACGCACGGAATTCGGTTCTTGGAATCCTACGTTCCAAATATTGGTGACACCGTGTGGATTATGGCTACTGGCCACGACGAGTGGGTTGTGGGTTCCCTTGCTGGAAGCAACAAGTCCACGATTGGAACTGTCCGTTCACCAATGTCGCTTCTTGGCCATACCGGGGCAACGTCGGGGCAAACCATCACGACTACGACCACGCCACAACCGATTTCAGCGACCAAGATTACGACTTCGTATCTTCCAAACCGCATCTACCGAGCCGAAGCCACAGTGACCTTTGAAGTCACGGGTACTACGCCATATTTCAGTGGAACGGCCAGCAGCACTTACACGGGTTCTGCGACAGTTTCCAACACCGGAACGTACTCGGCCTATGCGTCGCTCAGTGGTGGAAACGCTTGGGCATTAGCCACAATGATTGGCTACATCCGAGGCACAACTGGTGGAAGCCCGACGATGACCGTTCGACAGGGAAGTGGGACAACTTACACCGTCAACACTGGTCAGTTGCTCCAAAACTTGACGGGTGACGTGACCGGTCTTAACACCCTGCTCTCCCAATCGGGCAACTCGTACGTCACGGGCTTTGGACTTCCAGCAAACGCTGACCTTTTGTACGACACTGTTTTTCAATCAACGGCAACGACGCAGACCGTTGGTGGAAACACCTACTACTTCAACTTCTCTGGTGGTGGCCTCACGCCCAACCCACCATTCGTGATTTTGAATTCCAGTAGTGCGTTCGTCGGCAATAACGCCTCAGGAGCCACGGAGTATCCAATCACCACACGAGGCAGCATCGCAGGAGAGGCTGCCTTCGCCGGTAGCCCATTCTCTGGCACGGCACGAGGCACTGGTTCTACCACCAACCTCACAACGGTTGTCAATGGTTCAACTTCCGATGTCTATTGGACTACCGACAGCAGCAACAATAACAACGAAAACCTGATTCATAACCTGCAATTCACCTTCGTGAACTACGGTGCCGTGTCCGTCACGCCACCAAGCCCTTCTGTCACTGTCACCCTTCCAAACCTTTCTACGAGCATCACGGATTCATCAACGCCTACCCTGATTTCACTGGGCGTTATTGCCCCGTCGCCGTGGGCCGGAACAACCGGCTCGCAATCACCAGCGAACTACCAAGAGATGGAAGTCATCAACGTCACCGGAGTGTCGAATAAGGTCTACACCGTTCACTGCTCTACGACGTTCTGGGATTCACCAACCCAAGCCATTAAGACTGGCCAGTGGCAACCGACTTACGATTGGTACCTAGGGATGAAGCAAATTGGTTCCAATTCAGCAACCATCGCTTTCGATAGCGTGACCATCCAAAAGTTTGTGGTCTACGACTGTGGTGTAAACGACGCTCCACCGGGGTCAATTGCCTAGCACGGTATTTCCAAATCTTGTTCTAAACTTGCGCTATGGCAGCCACGTCTCAACCCTATGTCTTGGCAGCCATTATCTCAGCGATTCCAGCGACTTTGGCAGCCAGTTCTGCGTGGTATTCGGCCCACCGTGGCCGTAAGGAGAACCACACCGACAACCAAGGGCTAGCCGACCAATTCGACGGAGTGAACACCCAATTTGGAACCGTGGCTGAACACATCGCCCGGATGGACACCAAATTTGAAAAGATTGAACTCGGATTTCAGCGTATGGACATTCGCTTTGACGGCATTGAGGATAAGGTGGAGCGTCACCTCGGTTGGCATCGTGCCGAAGCCGAGGGCGACCTCACCCAAGCCCTCTCAAAGGAGAGTAAAAATGACCACCCAACCAACCAACACAGCATCACCAGCCGCGACTAAGCCAGCCGTTGACCCCAAGGCTCTCGGAGCCACGGTCATCCGCTACGTTGTCCCGGCCATCGTCGGTGTGCTGATTTCGCTCGCTGCCAAGGTCGGCTTCAAGTTGACCCCGACGCAGGCCTACGCCTACGTTGCCCCGGCAGTCGCTACGGCCTACAGCACGGCCATCCACTTCGCTGAGGCCAAGGTTCCGGCACTCGGCATCCTTATGGGCGCAAAGCGTCCGGCCAGCATCACCAAGTAGCCAAGCACTCAGGCCGGTGGGTCTGTGGGAATTTCCCACGCCCACCGGCTCGTGCTTACTGCTCTACTGGCACCGTGACAATCTTGGCGAGGCTCGTGTGGCCACTCGGCAAGTGGCGCACCGGCACCTTCGTCAAACCGGGGTTGAAACTCACTTCGCCCATCAGCACATAGTCGTTGCGGATGAGCCAACTGACCGGCTCGGTTGTGTCGGGCAGAACAGCACCGAAGATGTTATCGAACCAGACAACCTTTACTGCGTCTTGCTTGCCACCCATTGTCACCACCAACTCGTGTAGTAGATGTCGTAGCCGTCGGCAATGTAGTCTCGTGCCGTACGGATGAACACCAAGTCGTTGTCTTTGCGCTCAGGCGTTGACCTGCCAAAGAAGAACCCCGACGTTTCGGGAAGTTCATCACGGTTCACCGCGGTCTCCAGTTGCTCCAAGTCGGTGAGGCTTAGTCGCACCGGCTCGCAGTTGAATCCCAAGTCCCCAGCGAACATCCCATCCTCGGATGGCTGAGGTGGGTCACCAGCGAGGGTGCGCTTCGTCACCCAAAGGTTCTCCATCCAGCCCTGCAAGTCGCTGTGCTTTCGCCACTGGGCGATTTTGAACACCTTGCTGTCGTAGTCTTGGTCGTGCGCTTCCCACGCCCACCCGAATTCGATGTTGTCGCTGTGGGGGCGAACAGCGTAGGCGTATTGGTCAAGTCCCATCAGTTGCTCTCCTTCGGTTCGACAAGTGCAGGCCACGCCGTAGCCCAAGCCTGCAACACTGCTTCCGAGCCATCACCACTGGCGATTGCATCCCTTACGTACTCCCGGCCATCGGGGGTCAACGCCGTGAAGATGAGCGCATCGCACGAATCGCAGTGAACCGGAGTGTCGGTTTCGTTGTGGTAGGAGATTGGCTCCCAGTCATCACCAACAAGTGCTGCCCCAGCCCGGTCACCGTTATCGGCGCAGTCGCGACATTGCGCTACGCCGATAACGTCACCACCGGTCACGATGTAGTAGCCGTTCGGGTTGAACGGACTGGCGTGGTCGTAGATGTTGATGGTCACCTCAGCCAGCCACCTTCACGCTGACTGAGATGCCACCCTCGGTGTGTTGGAGGCCATCCACCACTGCGCCGGTGAGAGGGTCAACCACGCTGTCACCAGCGAAGTCCACGACCTTCTTCAGCGTCGCAACATCGGCCTCACGCTTCGTGCGAATCCACTCAGGGTGGTTCACCTCAGCCCAAGCGAGGAACGCATCGGCATCGGTCACGGCCACCTTCGGGGGAGTGACACGAGAGGTCACGGCACCGTCGGGGAAGTCCAAGGACTTGCGACCATCAGCACTGTCCTCGCGGACACGGATGAGGAAGTCCGACAACGCCAACTCAAAGAACTCCACCGTTGGCTTGTGGGTGGCAACGTTGGTTTCGACCCAACGCTCAATGCGGTCAATCTCAACTTGCGCCTGACGCTTCACCTCGTCAATGCGACGCTGCGCCTGAGCGAGGCGACGCATCGCCCACAGTGCCTCGTCTTCATTGTTGATGGTGAACTCAGTCGTGGTGTCCACGAATCGCTCTGGCTGTCCCTCGCTAGCGAGAAACTCGGACAGGTCTTGCACTGCTGCTTCCATTGCTTCCTTCTTTCTACTGGTCTGAACTACTAAACTGGAGTTTAGCAGATGGGTGTCACACTGTCAATTCTCAATCTTGTTCATCGCTGCTCGGAGAATCGGGAACGCTCGGTTCATCTCGCTGGCGAACTCCATCCAGTCGTTCTCCAACGTGTCCTCGTCATCGTTCAGCGACCAGAAGTTGTCCTTGGCCATCGCTCGCAAGTCTGTGAAGTTGCAGTAGAACTCGTCAAGGGTGCCTTCCCATTCGACATCATCGAACGCTGCGAACGCTGCGAACGCAACCTTTGCAACAGGCACTGGGTCACCCCAACTGTTGAAGAAGATGTTGGTGGTGCGCTGTGGCTTGGTGGTGGTGTTCATCGTGCTACCTCAGTTTCTGTCTCAATGCCTTGAAAGGCAAGTTCGGCCATTGCTTCCTTGTCACTCCACACTTGGAAGTGGTGTTCGTTGGCCTGCTCAAACGAGGCCACGATTCCGGCTGCGATAATGTCAGCCTTGATGAGGTCACCCTTGGCGATTGCCTCACGGATGTTGTGTGCTGCTTCGATTACCTGAAGTTCCGTCATCAGATGTTCCTTTCTTCCCAAGCGTTGACTGCCATTTCCTCAGCCAACCACTCTGCGTCTTCGTCGGTCATCGCTGCGAACAATGCTGCTTCGGCTGCGAATTCCGCTTCGACCTGCTCCTTGATTTCCTGCATCTCTGCTGCTGTGAGTTGTTCCATAACCTAAGTCTGCCTGAGGGTTGTCACAAAGTCAAGACCTAATCGGAATTTTTTTAAACTTGTTCCAACGCTCTGGGCGAGCCGGGTCTAGAACAACGCCGCGCTTGGCGTTCTTGCTATCAGCACCAGCCCGACGGCACGGAGCGCAAATGCACTTGGCTTTGTGTCCCGTGGTCGTGCCGTGTCGCTCGTCGTTGACGGTGAGCCTGCATCGTGTGTTGCCACACTTGCATCGTTCACCACTGCGCTCGTGCTTCAAGGGGTCGCCCCCGTGTGCGTCACGGCGAGCGTTGTAGTCGCGGAGGTAAAGCCGGTTGGCTTCCAAGCACGGCTCACAGCGACAGCCGTTGACCGTGTACCCGGAACGCTTGCCGTGTAAGGGTGAGAACACACTCAGTCCACACCGCTTACCCCGGCAAGCGCACTTGATGAATGGCACCAGCATTACGCCCGAACCATCTCGCTCCGCGTCCTGCGACGCTTCGCTGCCGTTGGCTTCACCACGCGGCCTGCTGCGAACGTGCGGTACGAGGCGTGGCCTCGGTCACCACCGTGAACGGTCACTTCGACAACTTCACCGTCACGCTCGTGAGCGTACATAAAGCGAAACTCACAACCGTGAGTACCAGTGACGTGAACGAGTTCGCCTTTCTCAAAGCCGTTCCATTCCGTCACCTCTGTCCACTGCCGGTCATACTGCACCGGTGCGTCAGAAGAATTGCGTCGAATCATCTTCGCTCCCTGTTTCGGTTGTCAATGAACTGTGCCGGGTTTGCGCCCCACCCGGCAAGGGCCTACCTGAAGTATACACTAATCCTAACTAAAGTCAAGGGGCAATTTCTCCAGTCACCAAAAAATATTTTCAAATTGGGTCTTGACTTTTCCAAAACCTCAGGCATACTAAAGGTGCAGTACACGCTGGCTCGCCAGCACGTTCATTGACAACCTACCCAAGGGAGCAAGCAAATGGCCAACGCCATTCGCAGTACCCGTCAGGCTGCTACGGCAGCACCGTACGACACGGCAGAGTTCGTGTTGCCAGAGGAAATCTGGGCGTTCTACAAGGGAGCCGGGCTGCTGGAGTACCCAGTCAGCGAATCGGACAACTTCGATGGAACGTTCACCGTCACCTTGAACGGCATAGATGCCGGGAAGATGTTGGTGGAGACAGATGCCATCCGATACCGAGAGGCGTTCTGGCTCGATGTCCCCGAAGGCTTGGAGCGACAGGCCGGAGAGACGTTTGAGATGCTGATGGCCAACGGTGTGAGCGATGCCCACGTCTTGATGTACCAAGACGATGTTGAGCGTCGCTTCCCCCGGCAGCCTGAGTAGACGGGCGAAGCAGGGCAACGCTACCCCACCCCCAGCAGGGTGGGGTAGTAGCCCATCGCTACTTGACACGGGTTGAGTAAATCTGTGGTAGAATCAACGCACCGATACCAATACCAGTGCCGCGTGCATTGACTACAGAAAGGCAGGGAACCGTGAGTTCACTGTTCACCAAAGCGACCAAGGCTGAGGCTAAGGCTCGCATCGCAGTTACCGGGCCATCGGGTTCGGGCAAGACCTACTCGTCGCTTCTTTGGGCAGAGGTTCTTGCAGACGGTGGGAAGATTGCCGTCATTGACACCGAGCGTGATTCAGCAAAGTTGTACGCTGACCGCTTCGACTTCGACGCTCTTTCGATGAGCGCGCCCTACCACCCAGACCGTCTCATTGAGGCGTTGAAGGTTGCCGAGAACGAAGGCTACGCGGTTGTCGTGATTGACAGCCTCACGCACTTTTGGAACGGCCAAGGTGGAATCTTGGAAATCGTTGACCAAGCCGGTGCAGCAGCCAAGGGCAACAACTTCGCCGGTTGGAAGGTAGCGACCCCTATCCAGCAACGGATGGTGGATGCCATCCTCGCGTTCGACGGACACATCATCACCACGATGCGCTCCAAGACCGAGTACTCACTGGAGAAGAACGAGTACGGCAAAATCAGCCCGAAGAAGGTTGGCCTCGCTCCGCAGCAGCGTGACGGAATCGAATACGAGTACACGCTGGTGCTGGAAATGGACACCGACCACCGAACCATCGTGGGCAAGACCCGATGCGAGGTGCTGGCCGACCAAGTGTTCAACGCTGGCAAGGCCAAGGAGGGTGCCGAGACGTTCCTGTCGTGGCTCCGAGCCGGTGACCCCATCGTGGACAGCAACGAGCGTGACCTGCTGGATGGGCGCATCCGTGCGCTCTCCCCGGAAAGCCGTCGCACCCTGAAGGCCGTGTGGTCAGACAAGGGACTGCCCAAGGTGGCAGCGATGCCCAAGTCCCGCTTCGATGAGGCGATGGACTTGGTGAACGACGTGGCCGAGGCAGCAATCGAACTGGCCGCGCTGACGAGCGAAGCGTCTTCCGAGGAAGACGAGGGCTAGCCGTAGCCCTGTAGGGCTTCACCAGACCCGGCTAATTTGCCCCGTGTGGCGTTCAAAGTGTCGGGGGGTAGGAATTCCTGTCCCCGGCACCGAGAACGCTCACGGGGCTTCTCTGCACAGAGCGCAAAAAGACGGTATGTTCTTCGCCCCACCCGATTGGAGAACCAAATGATTCGTCGGACAGCCAACCCCACCGAGAACTTCACCATCGTGACCAACGCGGCTATCTGTGATGCCGACCTGAGTTGGTCAGCCCGCGGCCTGCTCATCTACCTGCTCTCCAAGCCAGCGCACTGGTCAGTCCACGCTCGCCAACTGGCGAAAGAAAGTCCCAACGCCAAGAGGGACAAGATTTACAACCTGCTTGCCGAACTGAAATCTGCTGGGTACGTCAAGACAACGCAGGTGCGCCAAGAGGATGGCACCCTTGGTGAATTCGACTACGAGGTCTACGACATCCCCTTTGGTTGGGAAAATGACTTGACCGGTTCCGGGTTTACCGGATACGGAGAAACCGGTAACCGGTATTTCCGACAAGAAGAAAGGATATATAGAGAGAAAGAACTGAAGATAGAAAAAGATATTGTTCATTCCAGTGAAATCCTTGAAAAATCAAGGAAAAAGCGGGAACGGCACCCCTACAGCCCAGAGTTTTTAGCAATCTGGCTCGTCTACCCGCGAAAAACAAACAAAACCACTGCTGGCAAGCAGTACGAAGCACGAATTCGCGAGGGGATTTCACCGAGCGAACTCTTGACCGCAGCCGAAAACTACGCGCTCCTTCGCCGCAACGCTGACCCGCAGTTTACGATGATGCTTTCCACCTTCCTTGGGCCGAACGAGCGTTGGCGGGATTACCTTCCGGGTGGCGCGGGATTGGCCGAGGGGCGACCCGGCAGTGGTGGAACCATCAACATCCTGCAACGATTCTTGGACGGAGAAGACCATTGACGAAACTAGAACTCGCCCAAGTGCTGGCCGTGCTTTCAGCAGCGTACCCAAAGTGGCAAATCACAGAAGAACTCCCAAAGGTGTACTACGAACTCCTTGGGGACATTGACGGTGAAATCGTGCAGCGAGCCACGAAGCAGTGGGCGATGACCGAGAAGTGGCCCCCGACCATTGCCGAACTCCGTTCGACGTGCGCTGAAATCTGCGGGATGCTGGCCCCAAGCCCGGAGATGGCGTGGGCTGAAGTCGCAGATGCGATTCGGACAAAAAATTGCAACTGGTCGCACCCGGCCATTGCGAGCGCAGTGAAAACCGTTGGGTGGTGGGACATCTGCCACAACGAGAACGTGACAGCGACACGAGCGCAGTTCTTCAAGATTTACGGCGAGTATCAGCAGCAGGGCGACAAGAAAGTGGTACTCTCCACAGGCTTGTCTTCCGGCATCGCACAACTTTCCACTAACGAGCGAGCAGAACTAGCAACTGGCACTTGACACTGATGCTCAACCCTTGTATCGTGTCCTTTTGCAACGCCTAACGGCCAAACCAAGGAGCAGCAATGACCAGCCAAGACCAAAACCCATCCCCGAACGAATCCCCAACCGGAGCGTTCACCTACATCCCTGCGCCCCCTGCGAAGAAGTCGAACAACACCATCAAGATTGTCGGCATCGTGGCAGCAGTCATCGTGATTCTCGCCATCATCGGCGCAGCATCCGGTGGTGGAAAGTCCAACAACGGTGGGAGCAGCAGTTCTAACTCCAACAGTGGAGCGACCAGCAACACGCAGTCCTACTCGTCGTGGAAGGCTGGCTTCTCCCCGGTGTGGAGCCAAGTGCAGGCCGACTGGAACAGCACCTCAACTGCCCTCGGCAACAACGACCAGACCACCGCTTCCAACGGATTTGCTAGCCTCGGTCAGGATGCAGCCCAAATCGCTCAATACGAGAACTCGCCCGACCCCGTGCTGAATGCCGACATTCAGACCTTGTCGGACGACCTCCAGACGGTTGCAGCCGATGGCGAGACTGCCCTGAGCAGCAACAGCAGTTCCGACTTCAATACCTTCGGGAACGACTGCACGACCTTCAAGGCTGACGAAGCGACGGTGGCGAACCAAATCACCACCGACAACAGTTCGCTCGCTTGACGTGTTCAACTAGAACGCCTACCCAAATGGGTAGGAATAGTCGGGGCGAGGTGGTCACTTCGCCGTCTCCCCCTCGCCCTGACGCTCCCTTTCACCATAGAGGACAACAATGACTGATTGGACGCAAGTAGAAACCGACCACCCAGTTTGGATTGAAGGTGAAACCAAGGGCAAGTTCTTCTTCCGTGCCGTCGAAAAGGATGGCCGACTGCGAATCACTGGTGGAAACAACATTTTCCGCACCCGGAGCGTTGACCCTGCGCTCGTCACCTTGCGCACGAGCCACCTGCGCCCCAAGAAGTGAGCGACAAGAAGCGTTGCCGTAAGTGCAACGAGTGGAAGCCCCTGAGCGACTTCACGGAGCGCAGAGACAGGCCGGGAGCCTATTCACCAGCCTGTAGAGCCTGCGACGGAGCCAAGAAGCGCAGCCAAGCAAATCGGTGGCAGGCAACCCAGCGAGAATCAGCAGTCAAGGCTTCCAAAGTGATGAAGCGCACACCACTGAAGCCAGTGAGCGACCATCGCCGTGAGGTCAACGTCGAACGCAAGAAGCGAATGGTGGAAAAGTTTGGCGACCCCCGGACTTGGGAGTGTCGGTTCTTTGAGTACGCTCCACCGAACGCTGGACTTCCAAAATGCTTCGGTGAAATCCACGGCCACGAACTTCTGAGCCGGGCCAAGGCAGGGCGCACCGACGAGAACATCTTGAATATGGAGAACGTCATCACCTTGTGTGACTTCCACAACGGATGGGTCGAAGACAACCCCTTGCTCGCCAAGCAGTACGGCCTAAAACTTTAGGCTTCCAACATCACCAAAAAAAGTTTTGGAAATGACTTGACTTTGTGACACCGGTACTGTACACTGGTTTATGTAGGGCGAAGTTGGTTCTACGGAGTTCCTTGAAAACCGATTTGTAGTTTCTAGGGGGTGTGCGGTAGGCCTTGTTGCTTCGGCTAGCACAAACCCAACGTTTGCTTACTCGCACCTCGCCTAGAGATTACAAGTCACCATTCGATGGGTGTGGAGAACCACTTTGGGCAACGGGCTTCTAAGGCACCGTTGTGAGGTGGGGCTACCGCTTAGAACGGGAAATCCCAATTTGAGTTCTACGCCAAAGAGTGACGAGCGCGAGCAGGCTGGCAGGCTGGGCTTACCCTTCCACTTGGACGCGTGTGGGCGAGCAGGGTGGTTCTGCCAGACTTATCGAATGAAACCGAGAACTGCGGTGCCATTATCCGGTGCTGTCATACGGGGCGAACCAGCAACATCGGGGAGAACTAAGCAGGCAGACTAAACCTTCGGGGCTGGGTAGTGAGAGCAGTAAAGCGACGAGCCTCACCTTTGGGTGGGGCTTTCGCCATTTTCCAAACTCGGCTGTAGCATTTTGGTGTGACTTCCATTCCCTGCTCCATCAACCTGCATCCCAGTGAAATCCGAGTGGGGGACACGGGCTACGCCAAGACCAACGGGCAAGTAGGTCGGCTCATCCGCATTGGCGAGCGCATCAAGTTCCACCACACCACCTACAACCACGTCTTTACGGTGGTCAAGGCTGGCGACACCTACGACAGCATCCTCGTTGTCCAAGCCACTCCAGTCCACGGCATCATCCTGTCCCGGTTCAGTGAAATCTCCGATGCTGCCGAACTGGTCACGGTGCTGCACCCACCTGTCAACTGCGACCCGACCAAGGTGGCCGAGTTTGCCAACGACCAACTGGGTGACCCCTATGGCTTGCTCACCATCGCTTGCATTGCGATTGACGTGCTGACCCCTGAGTGGTTTGTGGCGTTCCGTCGCCCCGGCTCGTGGATTTGTTCAGCACTCGGTGGCGAGGCACTGCGCTTCGGTGGCTTCTACATTGACTTGGGAGATATCTACACCGTCACGCCACAACAGTTGTTCGATGCCCATTCAGCAGCACTTGAAAATGTCACACCCCTAAGGTAGGATTAGATTATGAACACCAACCCATTCCATCCCGACAACCTTGACCCCATTGGTAAGGCGTTTACCGCTATCAAGAAGGGCGACCTGCCCGGCCACGAATTTCACGGAAACCAGTGGACAAAGGAAGAGACGGGCGGTACAGCCCCTAAGCCACTCAACCCCTATTTCCCCAATCTTCCCGACTTTCACGTAGAGCCGGGGAGAAACGGTTCCACCTTCCTCGTGAGGCGAGGGGGAGCAGAAGATGGCCTTCCCTTCTGGATTAGCAACGGTGAAATCGAAGTTGAACACAACGGAGAGATAAGTTTTCACGCTCAAGGCTCGGACGATGGCAACCACATTGACACCACGCTGCGTGCGTCGCCCCAAAAGGTGTTGACGTACACCGATGACTTGAGTACGGACAGAAGGGATTTTCCCGGTCTGAGTTTCTCCACCACTGGCAAAGAAGAAGCAGATGGAACGCCACACTCCTTGAGTGACCCTATCTACGAGTTGGGAACCGGCAAGCAGGTAGGAACCTACAAGGATGCTGTCGCTAATCTTTTCGCCGCCAACGGCACTGGCTCGGACCTTGATGCCGACATTGCGAACGGTCATCAAGAGCCCGACTGGTCCTACTACGGCGACTGAGTATCGAAGTAATGGCTGGGCGCAAGAAGGCCACCCCAACCCCGGTTGGAAATCACGCAATCACCATCGAAGCCACCAAGAGCCAGATGATGAACCGTGAGTTGTTCCAGCCGTTCTGCACTTGTGGCTGGACAACCCCGAAGTGGGGAAGTTACGGGCAAGCGTTTGTGGCAGGTGGAAAGCACACAGCCGAACAGAACTGAGTGCGCCGTCGAAAACGACGGACACCGTAGTAGGTATGACCATTACTACGATTTGTGCCATCATCAACACCATCCTCGGCCTCGCGGTCTTCCATCGCAACCGGAAGTAGGCTTGTCCTATGACGGTAATCTGCGGTTGGAGTGATGGTGAAAACGCAGTCATCGGCGGCGATTCAGGAGCCTTTGACGAAGGCTCGGCAATCACTACGACTAACCAGAAGGTTTGGAAGTCAGTAGAACACCACACGCTCGTCGGAGTGTCCGGCTCGTTTCGCATTATGGAACTCGTTCACCAAAGCGGTCTGGGCGAACCTCGGCAACTCCGGGACTACCTCATCACTCAAAGCGAGAAGTCGGGCTTCCCAATATCACCAGACTGGGGCGTACTCGTCGTTGGATTGGAAGGGGTCTGGGAAATCGGCTCGGACTTCTCTTTAGTGAAATCCTCGGAACGCTACAACGCCATCGGTTCCGGCGGTCTTGCTGCTCTCGCAGCCCTGCACGTTTTGGAAACAATGGATGACCTATCACCACAGAGCCGCATAAAGTTGTCCCTGTCGGCAGCGATGTACCACACCACCTACGTTCGCAAACCGTTTAAGGTCATTGCATTATGAGTTGGACGCTGGAATACCCTGAACGCCCTTGGACGCTCAACAAGGAACGAACGCTCCACCATATGCAGCGAGCCAAGTTGGTGAAAGAGTGGCGACAGGCCTTTTGCGAACTGGCCCAAGAATTTATGGTTCCACATTTGGAACAAATAGAAGTGGTGGCCCAGCCCTACGTTTTGAACGCTCGGTACCGGCAGGATGTTGGCAACTGTTTTCCAGCAGTGAAGGCAGCCGTTGACGGCCTCGTTGATGCCGGAGTTTTGCTGGATGACAACGCAAACGTGGTACTGAAATTGACGTTTCTGGTGCCGAAGTTCGGCAAGGATGCTTTAGAAATAACAATTTCCGAAGTATCATAGGGAGGCTATGAACTTCCCGACCTACGAGAATCCGACGAACTACCCAGCGCAGTCGGTTGTAGATTCGACTGATTTCGCAGCGATTACGGCAGGTTCAGCACTTACCGGTGTCATCTCCGGGTGCGCCGTGACCCCAAGTTCAGGGATGACCGTCGGGATTGCGAGTGGTGTAATCGCCATCGCAGGTTCTTCCTACTCGGCCAACTCCGGCACGGTAGTGGTTTCAGCAGCCAGTACCGGTGACCGACGAGACATCGTGTACGCCACTTGGAGTGGCTCGGCAGTTGTCTACAACTATCTTGCTGGAAACGCCTCAACCACGGCGAATTGGCAGTTCACGAACGATTCGGCAGCCCCGATTAAGCCGAACCTGCCTGCCAACGCAGTGCTGCTCGCTGAAATCTACGTCGAAGGCACGAACGCCACGCCCACGACAAGCATCACCACCAACGAGATTTTGGATAAGCGAGTTATTGTCAGCCTCGCCGTGACCGGGCAGACCGACATCTTTACTGGAACGCTGCCACCGGGCAACACGTTGATGCTCTGGCTCAACACGGCTGCTGCTGGAAACGGAACTCAGGGGCCAACAGGCCCGGCTCCGACTGCAACAATTGGAACCGTCACCGGTACTGGCCCAACGGGAAGTCCGTCAGTCTCCGTCTCCCAGACCGGCAACACGTTTGCGCTGAGTTTTGTACTTCAGCAAGGAGCCACAGGCTCAACCGGAGCAACTGGAGCAACCGGCCCAACGGGAGCGACTGGCCCGACAGGAGCAAGCGGAACTAGCCCGACGTGGATGGGTGCAGTGTTTTCAGTAAGTGGCGCAACTGCTGGCGCAACGCAAACTGCCGGTTTGAATGGCACGACGCTTTCTTGGCTCACTGGTTCCACCACTGCATACAACTACACGGGAACCATTTCTGTTGATGGGACTGGAACGGTCTTCACCGTGAATACAACTGGCATCTACAGAATTTCCACCTATTGGGTTGCAACTGGACAGGTCAATACCAACTTCAACGCCAAAGTTATTGGGAGTAATGGCCCAAACCTCGCTTCTACCCTCGTTACCAACTCTGGCTACACGACAACGCAATCAGATTCCTACACGCAGAAGTTGACTGCTGGAAACACCTTTTCCGTCACTTACGTTGTCGGCAACACGGCACTGAAATTGTCTACTGCTGGTGGTGTCGCGTTTATCAACGGTTCGCAAATATTGTTTGAATACCTGAGCGCAAACATCTAGGCCCAGAATGACCCAACTCGCTTACTTTTCACTAGCAGCAACCGTGACGACAGGCAACCCGACAGGACTTGTCGTGCCGGTCAGCAGCACATCAGGTCTTGCTATTTCGATGTCGGTCATTGCTTCTGGGGTCAACACGACAATTTCCAGCATTGGAACTGGCACCATCACGGTTGGCAGTACGTCGAACATCACCAACGGCTTGTCGCTAACGATTGGAACGTGGGTCACAGCAGTTGTCGGAGCGCAGGGTGCGACTGGGGCTACTGGGCCTCAGGGGGCAACTGGTTCCACCGGCCCTCAGGGTTCTGTCGGCCCAGCAGCGACGTTTTCAATTGGAACAGTTTTCAGCACCGGCCCGACAGGAACTCCAAGCGTAGGCATCACTGGTACATCTGGTTCTTACGCCTTCAACTTCACGCTTCAGCAAGGCCCACAAGGGGCAACTGGGGCATCTGGTGGCCCAATCGGGCCAACCGGCCCAGCAGGGCCACCGGCAACGACATCTTCGGCAGCAACTCCGGCAGGTTCCACCATTGTCTCGTACAACGCTGGTTCTGGCGTAACGGTGCTATCTACCAACGTCAATAGGAAGCAATTCACGGCCACCAACATTGACCCCTCCAACACAATTTGGTTAGCCCTTGGTTCTACGGCAGCCACAGGAAGCGGAATACAATTGTATCCCGGACAGTCGTGGAACACCTACATCTATGGTGGAACTATCTCGGCCATCACGCTCAGTGGTTCAACTGCGATGTTGACGTTCGTGGAGGTCTAATGGCTGCGATTTCAGTATTGTTCCCGACCTACCAATCAGTTCTTGTCGTTCCTGCAAACTCCAGTCGAAAGCAATTGGTTCTGCAAAACGTCAGCACCACGGGAAACGTCATTTACTTGGGTTACGGTGCAAGCGGTTCGACTGCTCCTGCAACTTTACGCCAAGGGGTGCGCCTTAATCCAAATGGTGGAATCTTCGTGACTGCCGCGACGGGTTGGTTCACGGCAGTTTCGACCACTGCTCCCGGCAATGGACTTCTTGTGGGTTGGGAACTATGAGCGTCACCCTTACAGGCCTCACGCACGACTACTACCAAAACGCCATCCTGTCTACGGGAACTTCAGCACCGACTGGCTCTACGGCAACCGGCACGGGCTGGTCGCCAAACGCATTAACGAACGCAATGGATGGTGGGTTCAACAATTCCACCAACGACCTTATCGCTCACTGGTCGCTCGGTGACATTTCGACAACGGCAGTCAATTCCAGCACTTACGGTTCGCTTCTCAACGGAACTTACAATTCAACATACGCAGTAACCTACCAACCCAGTATTCTTCCGGGCAGGCCAAACGACCACTCGGTTTTTGTAACTGCTGGTTCGACGGTCTACAACGCTGGTGGTGGAATCGTTGTCGGCAACACAACGACCCTCAGTCGTTATTCTGCTAGCAACCTCGCCATCAACGCTTGGATTCAAGTCACAGCATCGCCAACGCCGTACTTCTGTCAGGGAAAAAATGCGACGTTCAGCACCACTGGGGGCGTAACTACTGCTGCCGTTTCAACTTCCGACCTTGGTGGTGGAAACACCGGTTCGGGTTTTGGAGTTGGGAAGTTGTACAACTACGTCAACAACTACTCCCCTACTCAACCGACGAACTGGGTTCAAATTACTGGTGCTGGAATCCCACCCGGAACTGGCATTTCTAATGTCTCCGTATCCGGTTCGACCACTTACCTCACTCTTACCAACGTTGTCAACGTGTCAAGTTCCAGTGTGGACGTGTCCGTCGCAGACCGTTCGCTTTCATTTGGTCGAATCCTCAACAAGGGCGGCGAGTACGAAGTAATTTTCCAAAACACCAACACTCAGAATTACTTGGTGCAGGTTTTTTCGCAAATTCTTGACCCGTCAAATTTCTTTTCTTCGCTCAACGATTCGGTGTCGCAGAACGACACCTATATGGTCACGGTCAACGTAAATGTGATTTTCCCAAGTGGGCAAGCCGAATTGACGGTCTGGGCTAACGGAGTTCAGATTTATTCATATGTTGGCACGTTGGCGAGCGAAGCCGGTCACCAATCAACAAACCTGTCGCTTTTCACTGCGCCGACGAACAACCCGACGAACAATCTTTTCAACATCTTTGCAGGATATTTGCAACACGTTAGTTTGGGAATGTCGCAGACCCCTTACGCCACCGGCCTCAACCAAACATACATTCAGCACCTCTACGTTTTAGGCACTCAGGGGGATTTGTACTACGACCCCAGCAACCCTCAATACCGCTTCCCGGCCATCGTTGATGGCTCCAACAATTACATTTCAGCACCGAAAAGTGCGTATGCCTACCCGTGGGAAACGACACTTTGTCCGGCAAATCCAAAGCGCAGAAACATCACCATCGTCAACGACAGCCCAGTCAACGTGTTCTTGGGCCTCTGCTACACCGACTGCACAATTGCTGGCTTGGAAAGTGGGAACACAAATCCCCTTCGGATTTCACTGGCGATTGGAAATGATGGCAACACCTACAACTACCGACCTCAAATTGGAAACGGTGGGTTTAATGCTGGTGGAAATTTGCCCAGAATTTACGGCTCCGGTATTTACTTGGCTCCAAATGGGGGGAGTTGGTCAAGTGCCTATTATCAAGGCCCGATTTCGGCCATCACCGACCAGTACGCTGGTTACTACAACTTGACGATTATGGAAGACGTGTCTTCATAATGCAGATGATTGGCGTTTTGACAACCGGTGCGACGAACAGCACCATTACGCTTACCGGTAGTCCTTTATCCCCGTGGGTGTTCAATGGTTCCACCACGCCACTGAGCGCAGACCAGATGGCCTTGGTTCAGGTGTTTGGATTTACCCAAAACGGTTCTGGTTCTGGGGCAACGTACACCCAAGTCATCAGCACCGTCGCCAGCAACGAATCTGTGGCATCGTCCACCATTGCTAATCTTGCCAGCGTCAATTCTGCGTACTCGTTTTCAGTGACGGGTCAATGGCCAGCAGGCGCAAGTATTGGAACAGTAACGACGCAAGTGCAAATCGTGCTTTCAGCACCATTGTGGGATATGGCTGGGACTATGAACCCCGGCAGTAATTCGGGGCCGCCCTATGCTTCGACGGCAAGCCCAATTTGGTACAACTCTGCTGGAAAGCCCCCGTACAAGTTGCCGAATACGTCAACGAACAAGGCAGCCTTGACATTGACGGGGATTTCTGCAAGTGGCACGTCGTTTTCGCTGACGAGGCTCGCCGGGGCATCTGCTCAATACTCATCAGGTTTTGGTTTTGCTGTAGGACAACCAGTTTTTGGTGGAAACGCCCTTAACGGGACAGCCATTCCTTTCCTTTCGGATGGAAGCAGTGGAGCAAGCACGAGTACTGCGCCACCAACGGTTATTACAAGCGTCAATCAGGCAGCGCAAACTTTCACCACGAATTGGAACGGCTACTACCAAGGGACGTTGCAATCAACACCAACGCTGTACTTCAATGTCCAAAGCCATAACGTCGGAGCCGGGTGGTACGGTGCTGACGGTGGAGTGACGATGGACTTAGGGCCGATGGGAGTTCCTAACGCCACCATTTACCTTTGGAAAGACACTGACTGGTCTTCGTACCCAGCAACAGACATCAACCCATCTAGGAATCAGCAGGCAAACTACGTTCACTCAACGCTGACATTGCAAACCGGTTCTTACGACCCGAACTATGCAGCGTCGCAAGAATTTGGTGGAAACTCCAACTACCAATTCGGCTTTTACGCCCGTGAGGGTCGGGACACTTCTGCTCCTTCTGAATACATTCCACCACACTTGTCAGGAACGTTTACGACCCCAGACGGCCCGTACGTTGTCGCTGGCGATTACATCTACATCGGAGGTGGAGCAAAGTTTATGGATTGCGCCACTGCAAACCGTGGCCAACTAATGCAGGTGTCGAACGTCATCAACACAAGTGGTTTCACCACAATTGGAACGGCAACCTGTACGTTGACTGCCGGGAGCAGGACTGTTCAAGTTTCCAACCCGTCGCTTCTTGGAAGCACCATCCAAAAGAACTACCGTATCTACGGCACCGGAATCACCTACTCAACCATTGTTGACGTTCTCAACGTCACTGCATCTCCCATTGCTGCTGCTGGAACCTTTCAAATGAATCTTCCAGCCACAACGAGTACGACAACGACGCTGACGTTCTACACGGCAGCGTTGAACCATCCAAGAGATTGGATTTGGACAACACTCCAAGAGCCATCGAACTATTTCACCAACCAACTCCTTGCTCCTGATGTGAGCAATATGCAATTTTTTGTTGCAGCAGGATTGGGAAGTGTTACTGCCAGCCCGGAACGCCTTGGTGGGTTCTCTTTCTACAGCAACCCGAACAACACTTGGGTGAACGGCAGTGGCCAAACGTGTTGTGGTGATGGCTACGTCTATGGGTTGTACGGCCAGTACTGGACACGAATTCCCTATACAGACCTTTTCACTGCAAATCCTTTTGGAAATGTTGAGTACTACCTTGGGCCAAACGCGGGAACGTGGACTGGAACACCAGCCAACTCGTTCGTGTACGTCAACAACGGTTCCACCACAAAGCCGCAAACTTCGGGATGGGTGCATCAAGACGTTGTTCAGAGTGGCGACCAGCAACTGTTCACCCTGATGTATCCAGTTGGGCCATTCGGTTCTTTTTACGGTGGTGGGGATATGTATTTCACCCAACGCACCCAAGATGGAACTTACGTCGCCATTTCAATGCTGTCGGCTGGAAGAATTGTCCATATTTCAACTGCACCAAGCCTTATGGGGCCGTGGACTTCGTTCTCCAACGCAAAAATGTGCGCCTACGACTATATGTACCCTGACACCACAGTGAACTACCGGTACGGTTCGGTCTTCCACAGAGAACTGACGTGGCCGGGGCAGGGTCAAGATGACGTGGTGATTCACTACACGAGGTTCTGTGGGGCATCGGGGGGTTCAACCAACGACCCAACGGTGTACTGGCCTGTGTTTTGGATTGTCAGTGGCCTATGAGGTGAAATCCACTACCCCTGTGACTGAACCGGTATTCGTGTAGTAGGGTTTCCAAATGTGGAAGAAGTTGATGACCCTACCGACGAGAACGGCTACTGCCCCGTCTGTGGCCCACGCCATTTCTTTTTGTCCGGCCCTTGGTTTCACCAGCAACACATAGAAGAAGCCAAGAAGCGACATCCATCCAATCCCCAGCAGTGAAATCCCTTTACCCCCTAGGAGAACAATGACTGAACCCGTGACCCCACTCCCCGAACGCCAGCCGATGGATGAAGGCTTTTCAGCAGAGGTCGCTGCACTTCTGAGCCACATCAAGGATGTCTGCAAGCAGATGCGTGAACACGAGAAGGCAGTTATTTCACTGGGCGTAGAGCGTCGCCAGACCGTCACCCGTCTCCGCGAACACGGCGTGACGTGGCGCAAGATTGCTGAATGGGCAGGCACGACTGACCAAGCCCTGTACAAGCACCACAACCGGGAAACTAAGTAATACTTGTAGTTGTCACAACCCTATGCTAAAGTGGGGTTATGCCGACAAGTGAGTTGCTAGCCAAGGCTGTCCAGTATCTCGCTGCCAACTGCGATGGTGCGGTTCAGCAAGATGCCAAGGGGTTCAATGGCCCCGACAGTCGGTTCGGTAAGGCACTCGCAGCAATCTCCCCTGAAGCGTGGAGCGAAGGTTCCCAGCGTGAAGCGTGGGAGATGCTTTCCAAGTACCGAGGCCAACTTGCTAGTGGTGGAATTGACTACGACGCTATTCCTGAGCCGTCAAAGGTCAAGGGCCAGAAGTTTGTCCGTGCCGTTGACGTAAAGGCTGGCAAGATTCTCGTCTTCCTGCCGTATGGTGATTCGGCGTATCCCAAGGGTGCGCTCAACGCTATGTGGAACCGTGAACTGCGAGGTTGGCAGGTTTCGGTCAGCAAGTACGGCTCGGTGCTGGACTGGGCGAAGCAGAACAACGTCCCGGTCACGGAGCGAGCCAAGGCGTTGCTGGAAAGTGCGCCCAAGCCAGAACACCCCGACTACATCGGTAAGGCAGTATTCCGCAACGGCGAAATCGTGATGGCGTTTGACTACAACCCATCGCTCGTAGATGCTGTGCGCTCAATTCCGGGTCGTAGGTGGAATGGCGTAGACAAGACGTGGGTTGTCCCCAAGGAGACGGTCAGCATCGTTCGCAAACTGGCGAGCGACTACAACATTGAACTGTCCAAGGGCGTGTTGGAACTGCCTGAGGTAGAAATCACCACCGGGCCAAAGATTTCGGTTCAAGGCCGGGACTTCGCTATCTCGTTCACCTACGACGCTCAACTGCTCAGCGCAGTGCGCCAGATGCCGGGTTCGTCGTGGTCACCAGCATTACGGACTTGGGTTGTCCCCATCGAATCCGTAGACGAAGTGCTGAAATTCTCCAAGGAGTTTAACGCTGCAATGTCCCCTGAGGCAGTGCGCCTCGTTGACGAAGCCAGCATCGTACAAGAAATCATTGAAGCCTCGGCTGCCAAAGATGCCCAAATCACCATCAAGGGATTCGGCAGTGAAACACTGCAACTGTTTCCGTTCCAACGTGCCGGGGTTGCCTATGCACTGCGAGCAATGGGATGGGAACACACCAGCGAAGGCGTGTGGGAGCGCACGAAGAACACCGGTGAAGGTGGGGTCATCGTTGGTGATGAAATGGGCCTCGGCAAGACCTGTCAGGGCCTTGGAATTTTGCAAGCCACCCAATCGTTTCCAGCAGTCATTATCTGCCCGGCAAGCCTGAAATTCAACTGGGAGCGTGAAGCCCACAACTGGTTAGGAGAGGCCGGAACCGTCATCCTTGAAGGAACCACGAAGCCTAATCTCCGCCTGAGCCTGCCTCGCTCGGTCTTTCTTGATGAGCAAGTAAGGTTCCAACTTTTCAGAAAGATACAAGACATCAAGTTGACGAGCGACGACCCAACCGTATTGAGTTCGCTTCGTAGGGAAGCGCGGCTCCTTGACGAACGTGCGAACATAACTGCGACCACCAAAACTGGAAAGCCAGTCCATCAAACCCTTGTCAGTGTTGTAAACGACAATAGTCCAAGCCTTGCCGGATTTGGAAATGCTTCCCTCGCCATCAACGATTCCAGCGATGTATCCGAGTTGGGCAATATCGTCCGGCAGGTTCAGGGTGCGACCCTCAAATCGCCTATTTCTCGGCTTGGGGTTGGCGAAGTTGTCCAGTCGCTTTTGGAAAGCAGCGACATTGTGGACGTATCCGGGGAAGTCCTTGACGATTTCGTTGATGTTGTCGCCTCGTTCTCGTCTGGCGACGGCGTTGGCGAGTTCATCAGTGCTGTATCTAATGCTCATCCCATCATTATAATCTGCAACTACGACATTCTGACCCACTGGGTAGAGCGTTTCACCTCAGTGAAGGGCATCGTGCTAGACGAGAGCCACTACGTCAAGAACGGCGCAGCCCAGCGTTCCAAGGCAGCCATCAAGTTGTCCGACAAAGTGGTGGAAAACGGCGTTCGTGTTTGCCTGTCCGGTACGCCTATCGTCAACCAGCCGTTGGAACTGATGACCCAACTTCGCATCGTTCACCGACTGGATGACTTTGGTGGTGCATCGTCATTCCGCAACGTCTACGGCAGAGCCAGTGCGAAAAGCCTCGCATCCCTCAATCGCAAACTGCGCTCAATGTGTTATGTCCGGCGCAGGAAGGCTGACGTGCTGACCGAACTGCCACCAAAGCGTTGGAGCAGCGTGGTGGTGGAAGGCGACGCAGCCGTGATGAAGGAATACAAAAAGGCAGAAGCCGATATTGTGAAATACCTTTCACAACTTGCAATGCAGTTTGCCTTGGAATCCGGGGCAAGTTCAGAGGAAGCCCGCAAAGAGGCGTGGATGAAGGCACTCCGAGCCAGAGCAGCAGAGCAACTGGTCGCAATCAGCACCCTGAAGCAACTGGCAGCGAAGGCCAAGATGAAGGTCGCCAAGCAGTGGGTAGAAGACTTTCTCGCCAACGACAAGAAACTCGTGGTGTTCGGATGGCATCGCACTGTGGTGGATGACATTGCCGTCAACTTCGCCAATGGGGTCAAGATTCAAGGTGGAATCTCGTCAGAGAAGCGTCAAGAAGCCGTTGACCTTTTCCAAAACTCCGACGAACAAAAAGTCATCGCTTGCAACATCAAAGCAGCCGGAGTGGGACTGACCCTCACGGCAGCGAGCGACGTGCTGTTCATCGAACAGGGGTGGACACCGAGCGATATGGAGCAGGGCGCAGACCGTTGCCACCGTATCGGCCAGAAGGACAGCGTGACCGCTTGGCTAATGCTCACGGCAGACACGATTGACGAAGACATCGCAGCCCTGATTCAGCACAAACGCTCCATCGTGGACAGGGCTATTGACGGCACCGACGAAGATGAAGACGAGGAAGGCTCAATCGTTGGTGATTTGCTTGTCAGCCTCGCAGAGCGTGGGTTGCAACAGACTAGTTAAATCATTTCTGCTTCAGCAGACAGGTTCTTTGCCTTGGCCGAAGCGTCGTGGGCCTGCTTGTACAGAACCTTGGCGTTAGCCTCATCACCACTGGCGTAGGCGTGTGCAGCACGTTGCCAGAGTTGGCCAGCCTGAATGTGAGCCTGAGCAGCCTTTTGGAATCGCTCGCTTGCGAGGTCGCGACCACTCCAGCGGTCGGCCTTGGCGACCCAACGAATCAGGGTATCGCTAGTGAAATCAGACGCATCCATAGATACCAGAGTATCGCAGGGTGCTGGAATTCCTACTTGTTCTCGTCGCTACCAAGAACGGCCTGAGCAGCGCGCCACAGGGCTTCTTCGTACTTCAACTGGTCGGGCTTCATCTTTGCCTTGGCAGCGTCACGAATTGCCTTTTCATCAGCACTCTTGGTCACGTTCTTCAACTCCATTATGTGGTAGTCGGGGGTGCCAAACTTTTCGTAGTCCCAGTCGCTGGGAGCGTACTCCTTGTTGAACGGCATCACCTCGGTATCTCTAAACCCCAGTTTACCATAGACTTGGGGGAGATGCTCACCGAAACACTCAACGTAGTTCACCCCGTGGTTCTTAATGGCATCGTGCAGCATTGCAGCACCACTGCCACTCACGCCCTTGGAGAACAAAGCCGTGGCTTCGATTCGACCATCACCGTGGTCGTGGATGAGGCAGCCGGTTCGACCATCCGGGGACAGAAGCGGGGTCATCTTCTCGGCCTTAATTTGGGCGAGGGTGTAGTGATTCACGAACGCAGAGTAGGGATTTCCCTTGAACGCACTGCTGAAAGCCGACAGGAATTCCTTGGGGCTAGTCACTTTGGCGTTTGGAAACCCACCTTCACCAGTCCGGTATTGGTTCCCACGAAACGGGTGGCCGTCGAAATCGCCCTTGGAAACCGGGTAGGCAGAAAGAGATTTCAGCAGTGATGCAGTTGTGAATTCGTCGCCACGCATACTGCCAAGATTACTTTAGTTTTGTAAATGCCTTACTTCGGTTCAGCAGTAAGGGAGCCGACATCATCCAAGTCGCAGGCAACGGCCTTGTTCTTGTGCCGGAAATGGTTTGGAGTGGTGGAACCGGGGACAATGCGCTCAATGCTTGCCCCGCAATTTCGACAACGCAGTTCAGTCATTTCTTCACTCTACCTCAGTCAGTGAAATGTGTCTAGGGTCAATCGTCTTGTGGCTCAGCAGCGATGTTCTGGGCTGCCTCGGTTGCTTCGTCTGCCTTTTGGGAAGCATCAGCAGCAGCAGTAGAGGCGTAGCGACAGTTCCCCATCGAATGGTGAGTGGATGGGGTTGCACCTTCCACCTTCGTGTTGGCAAACGCAGCAGCATCGTTGATTCGACCAGCCGTGTAGTGCGCTTGCATTGCATCTCGGTGTGCAACGGAAGCCTGCATCCACGCACGAGTGGCAGCGTTGTCAACATTGCCGTTTTCACCACGCAGTTTGTACGCCAACGATTGGAGTTGGTCGGCCATATCTTGATGTCTAATTCCGTATCCAAGGTGGAATCCACCCATCGCCCGGAAATCTACAGGTGGGGTGTCGAACTTCGCCAGCATCTCTTTAGCGTGAGGGCCGTAGTAGTCGGTTTCCACCATCTTCGTCACAGGCATTGCCTTTTGGTTGATGGTTGCTTGGAGCGCAGCATTGGAAGCCCGTGCAGCCATTCCAGCAAAAGCGTGAGCCTTATCCCCGGTCAGAGCATTGGAAGCAATAGAGCCACCCTCAACGGGTCGGATAGCGTCAATCTCGTCAGCAGCCTCGGTGTGGGCAGTTGCAGCGTCACGATGCTTCTGAGCAGCATCACCAGTCAGTTGTGATGCCAGAGCCGAGTGTTCAGCAGCCAATTTCCGGTGGGCAGCAGCCGAGCCGGACAGGTCGCCATCGGTGGAAACCCGAAGTGAGTTTGCCTTTTCTGACAGCAGCGAAGACTTGTTGCTCGCCGGGTTGTTGCCAACTTTGGAAACGGGGTAGTTGCTCAGGGGTCGCAGTAATGCCTCAACAGTGAAATCCTCAGCCTTGATAATGGTTGGCTTGGGATTTGGAAGGGCTGCGATTTTGGCTGCGCTTTCTGCTGAAAATCCCTCTAACCCACGGTCATTAAGCCTTTTAATGCCTAACATTTCGTGATAGGGATGGCTGTCGGCTGTCGTTTGGTAGGTCATCGTCAACCCCTTATCGGCTGCCATCTGAATCGCCTGCTCCATTAGTGCCGTTGCAGCACCGGGCATCTTCCCGGTTGAGCCGAGGTAGCCAATGCTGGCTGATGGAAGTATCGGGCCGCTACCGTCGCCCAAGCGTATGTCGGGAGAGTGAATGGCAACATTTACAGCAGCCACTATTTCGTTGTTTTTGTTGCGAGCAACAAACAAGTGCGATGAAACGATTTGGTTGGGGTTGATTTCACTATTTGCAGCCCTGAAGTTGGCGTGGGCATACATTGCTGCTTCCCCTAGAAAGCGGATGCCTTGCTGATGGCGAGCGTCCATTGCCTTGTATTCTGGCGTTTCTCGCATTTCTAGGAATGTGTGGTAAAGGTCACTTATCTTGTTTTCGTTGTCTACGCGCTCAATTTTTCCACCAGCGTCGTAGAACTCTTTGAGGTTCCTTTGGAACGCAGCGATGTTGGCAGGCATCTCTCCACCCTGACCACCAGTCCACTGATTCCCGTGGAAAACGTGGCCCTGAACGTCGCCTTTCACCACTGGGTAGCGAGCAAGCCCTTGAAGTAAGGCGTTTGTAGTGAAATCAAGCACGGGCAGCCTCGCCTAGAAGTTTGACAACATTCTTCACCTCGTCAGGACTCCACGAGTAAGTCAGTTCGTTGTCGGCAACGTGCGCCCCAAGCGCACCCCAGAAGTCAGCGCCTTCGCCAGTAGCATCAAGTTCAACGCTGTTCCCTTTCTCGGCGGCAACTTGAAATGCCGTGTGCGCTAAAGCGGTTGCAGCCCCACGGGTTTCACCTGTTGTGCCAATGAAATGGAAATAAGAAATCTTTTGTGCGTCAGTGGCGCTAAGTGCGCCTACTGGCTTCCCATCACCATCTCTGGCGATGTAAACGTGGTCGCCCCCCACCTGAAGTGCTTCAAGCATCATTCCAGCACCGTCGTGATAATCGTGAGCAACCGAAAAGGCTTTGATTTCTTGCGTTGCTTGCGCTATTTCGCTAGGTGTGGCATCAGTGATTGACCCGCCATTTGTGTAAAAATGGTTGAGCGATGCGCCAAAGCGTGCAACATTTTCTTGGTCAAGCACGCCACCGTAACCCTCAACCCATTGATTGCCGTGAAATGGGTGTCCTTCGTGGTCGCCCTTCACCACTGGGTAGCGAGACGCACACTTCAAAAGTTCGGAAGTGAGGAACGGGTTCGCCATAAATCCCATCCTATCCTTGGCTTAGTGAAATCTTGTAGGCTTACGCTATGACCATCAACGTCAGTTCCGAAAATGTGGCTATTGACAGCATCAGCGTTCATCCGGCCAATCCTCGCCTCGGAGATGTGGCAGCCATCGCAGAATCACTGGAGGTCAACGGCCAGTATTCACCAATCGTGGTTTGGAATGACACCATCATCGCCGGAACGCACACTTGGAAAGCAGCCAAGTCGTTAGGGTGGAAAACCATCGCCATTACACGCTTCGACGGCAGCGAAGATGACGCACTTCGCATCCTCATCACCGACAATCGCACCAGCGACATCGCTTCTTACGACAATAGTTTGTTGCTAGATATGCTGAAATCACTGCCTGACCTTGAAGGAACGGGCTTTGAGTTGGCAGATTTGGATGAACTTGACGGCCTGCACAACTCCGAAGGTGGGGGTGTTTCACCAACGCTCCTAGACGAAGACCCGACAGACAACCTGAACCCACCAGTCAAAATCCAACTTGGTGATTTCTACGGGCAACTTGACCCCACGCTCCACGACCTTTGGCTCGCCAGCGTGAAAGATGAGGTGGGCGACAAGAAAGCATCCATCAACCGGGAACTTAAAAACCGACTTGACCTGCCAGAGGTTCCAAAAGTCCGAGTGGTGAAAGAGAAGAATTCTGCCGTCGAAGATGAGCAGAAGGTCACGATGGTGGAAACCGAACTCGTGCCACTGTCCGAACTCCGTCGCTTCCCCGGCAACCCACGAGAAGGGGACATCGGGGCCATCAGCGAAAGTTTGCGCGTCCTCGGCCAGTACCGGCCCATCGTGGTGAACCGGCGCACCAACCAAATCCTGAAGGGCAACCACACGGCAGCCGCAGCATCAGCACTCGGTTGGAAGGAAATCGCCGTGGTGTGGGTGGACGTAAATGAAGTTGCAGCAACCAAAATCGTCGTGGCTGACAACAGAATATCCGACAAGGCAACCTACGACAACGACCTGCTAGTGAAATCGCTGGCGAAGTTGGACAGTTTGGAAGGTTCCGGCTTCGACCAAGAAGATGTTGCCGAACTTCGTGCAGGCAAGGATTCCACCAACCCAAAGGAATCCAAATCGAAGTTCAAGATTGGCGACTACGGATTTTCTGTCCCGGAGAGCATTTACCAATCGTGGGCATCAGACACCCTCGTGCCAGACGAAGCCCTGCACCGTCTCGGACTGCCGTTAACAGCACTGCTACGAGAGGCAAATTAAGCAACCCGTAGTAGCATCTCCGCAGGAGGTTCCCCTGTGTCTACCAATCCTTTTCATTCCGAAGAATTGCTGAAATCTGTTAGCAACTACCCTGTGTCCAAGGGTGATGAAGCAGGACACCCTTTTCGCGGGAATCAGTACACGAGTGGCGAAGCATCAGATTTTGCTCGTGACCACACGCAAACCGGTGACTTTGCTGCCGATAAGGGCGGGAATGAAAACTACTCCATTGCTGAAAAGCATTACGCTGCTGCAAGGGCTTGGCAAGACGTTGCAAACGGTAAGGGCAACGAAGCCGACGCTATCGCTGCATCCAAGGCTGCGAATGAACTTAGCAATGGACGTTTAGGTGTCACCGCAGGGCCTGAAGAAGAAACGCCAAGTTCTCCAAACCAAACACCTGCAAGTTCCGTCAACGTTGGAGGAACGACTTGGACTGTTGGTGGAAAGCCGGTTGCTAAGGGCGACAATTTTCATACGGCTGCTCTACTGAAATCAGCATCGAACTACCCCGTTTCTAAGGGCGGGCCGGGTTCGGGCGCACAACCGGGCCACCCATTTCTGGGAAACCAATACACCGGGGGTGGGAAAAAGGATGATTACGCCAAGGCTGCTGCCGACATAGCCAAAGAACACGCCTTGGAAAGTTGGAGTGGCGACAATCACGAAGCCAGCAAAGCAGCCGAGTGGTCGGAAGACCACGCTGGTGAAATCCAACCAACCGAAGAACACTTGCGAGCCGTAGCAGACCTGCACAATAAAATTGCTGGCACCCACGAAGACAACGACGAGGCTTACCAAGGCGACCCCAGTGAGTATTTCGGCAGGCCAGTTTACGTTCAAGGTGCCGTTGACGCTAACCGTGGTGTTGCCGAAAAAGCAACGGCTCTTGCCGACAGGGTGGCAAGTGGTGGAACCGTCTCGCCCGACGAAATGAACGACCTTAAAGGCGACATTAGCCAAGCCGCTGCGGAAAGTCATTACGCTGCTGTTGACGAAGCAGGCGGATTCTAAAATTGACAAATCCCTTCTCAATCCAAAACCTCGCCCCGACGTGGAATGTGGCTACTGAAATAGTTAAGGGAGATTCGCAGGGTCATCCTTTCCGGGGGAACCAATATCAAGCCGGTTCGGCAAACGCAGTGAGTTTGGCAACCGACGCTAACGGTTGGCTGAAAAACGCTGGCAACCTGCACGAGGCTTACAACACCCACGCCAAGGCTAGGGATGCCCACCTCGCAGTAGCGAGGAACATCACCGGACAGTCTCTTGCAGAAGGCGATGCAAAGAACGCTCACATAAAGGCAGCAGGCGCACACCAAGAAGCGATGTCGCTCATCAACACTGCCATCCAAGGGCGAGAACTCGGAGTTTCACCTGAACGCCAAGCCGCCAACGCTGCCAGCGATGCCGCTTTGGAAGCAAGTCAAAAGGCAGATGAGGCTACGGCTCAACTTCCAATATACGGCAACTCAGACCTACCGAATAGGTAATGACCCAGTGGTGGTCGTGGTGCTTAGACGCACTCGGCCTGACTTGCACCTATCTCGTTGGTAGAAAGTTCTGGTGGGGCTGGCTCGTCTATCAGGGCTACAACGCCGTCTGGGTGACTTACGCCATCACCACTCGGCAATGGGGCTTCCTGCCCGGCTGCGTCGTCTACGCCACCTTGAACCACAAGAATATGCGAGCGTGGCGCAAGGACGCTTGACTGGGGCTTAGCCTTTCAGTATGGTGTAAAGCGTGGATGGATACGAAATCCCTAGCGAAGCACTGCTCAAAGAGGTTTGGGAAGCAGCCAAACTCCTTGGCTACCTCACGGCACGAGTTGACCAGATGCTGGAAACTCGCTGCAAGGTAGAGAAAGAACACATCAGCAAAACGCTGGCGTACCAAGAAGCAGAACTAATGCGCCAGATGGTGCAGAACGAAGTGTCGCTGGAAGAATACGCCGAGCGCAGCGTCGAACGCCTGCGTGTCCACTTAGACGCTTACGCTGAAATAGATGCGTCGCATCGCAACAACTCCAACCGGTTTAAGCAAATGGTGCAAGACAAGTTGGAAGAAGGAAAACTCAACGCCGTCATCAGTTTCACCGTTGATGACCTACAAGGAGACAAAAATGCCTAAGGACTTCAAAAACTGGCACTTCTCGGTAGCCAAGATGCTCAGTGAAATCGTGCAGGTTGACCCAACCAAGACCGAGATGACCGTGTTGCTCACCACAGAAGAATTAGATGCCGTCAAACTGGCAGCCGAACTTAGTGGTGAAAGCGTCGAAGAATTCGTGCTGCGAGCAGCATTGGAATCAAGCGAAATCGTCAGCGAGAGCCAGCAGCCGGAAGATTTTGCCGCAGACCTGCACCTCGTCAAGGAGACGATGCGCCTGCTCAGTGGTGAATACGACCAAGACGAGCGACTGAAGGCAGTCCAAAAGCGCATCCGGGAACTGATGCTGGATGGCTACCGTCGCAAACTCCCCTCAACTGGTGAAGTGTTAGCCGACTTGCACGACTTCGTGACCGAGCAGTTGAAGGGCAACCGTGAGTAAAGACGATTTCACCGACGCACAACTTGAAGCACTGGTCAGCGACAACATCGCCCTGCGTCAGCGCAACGAGGCTTTGGAACGAGAGAACGAGCGACTGACGAGGGAACTTGCCAACAAATACTGAGGGCTGCCACGCCCTACGCCCCACGCTTTATTGTTGTCAGCACAAACTCGCTGGCTGTATGGGCGGGAGGAAACCTGTAGTGAAATCACCAACGATGGAGGAAACCAATGAATATCGGTGACTATGTAGAGGCCAACGAGAACATCCGGGAGCCACTGGGAGAACACCTCATTAACCAAGGAACCCGTGGACACATCGTCAACGTTTCCACCTACGTCACGGCGTACCCGTATGAGGTTCGCTGGGAGCGCAGCCGGAAGACGTGCTGGGTTGGCTCGTTCGACGTTCGGGTCATTGAAAGTGCGCCAGTCGAAGACGATTCGTCAAGTTCCAGCGAGAGATAATGGCAAGACGAGTAGGCGTGACCGGTGGTCGGGATAACTACGACTACCAATTCATTGACCAAGTACTCCGTGAGTTGCTGAAAAGCGATGATGTCCTCGTTCACGGCGACGGAAACGGCGTGGACAGGATTGCTGCTCAGTGCGCCAAGTACCTTGGGGTGAAAACCGAAGCCCACCCAGCAAAGTGGTCATCGCACGGGCGTAAGGCTGGCCCAATTCGCAATACTGAAATGGTTCACTCCGGCCTTGACTTGCTCGTCATCTTCAACGGTGGGGCAGGAACAGCAGATATGAAGCGACAGGCCACCAATGCTGGAATCCCCACGGTGCAGTTCTTGACATCCGATGACTGAACTCCTATAGTGCGGTTATGGCCTGTTCCAAAACCCACAAGTGGAGATACAAGTTTGTGACCAACGAACTCCCCGTGCGAAATTGCACGAAGTGCGGATTAGTGCAAACACCAAAGAAGTACGACCCAAAGCGTCTACTCAGATGGGAACAGGTGGAATCCAATGCCCAAGCAAGCAGATATGGTCAACCACCCACCGCACTACACCAGCAATATGGAAAATGCACTTAGGAAGACATCTTTCCCCCGGAGAAGTAGTTATAATTCCAACTATTAGAGTGAATATGGAGCCTAAAAGGTGGAAAAAAAGCCAACCAGCAGGAAGTCAAATGGAGGACAAGGTGAAATGGGCAGTGGAAATCCTGAAACAGTACGCTCCGCAGCACTTGAAGAACACGACCCTGTAAACAAGCCTGCTCACTACCGGAGCGACCCATCCGGGGTGGAGTGCATCCAAATCACCCAGCACCGGAACTTCTGCGTCGGCAACGCCATCAAGTATCTGTGGCGAGCCGGACTGAAGGATGCTGGCAATAGTGAAAAGACCATTGAGGACTTGAAGAAGGCCGTGTTCTACATCAACCAAGAAATCACACGGTTAGGTTGAAAGCCGTGACCCAGCCAACCCACTCCACTGAGCAGTATTGGAAATCACAGGTAAGAAAGTCTGACGGCAGCGAAGCCGAGTATTGGAAGTCGTTGTTCCTGAGGGTGTGTGGCTATATCAGCACCCGGCCTGAATGGTCAGGCAAGCACCCAGAGGAAGTCGCACAATTCTTCCAAGCCGAGGCAAACCGATGAGCAACTACTTTCTTGGGATGTTTGCTGGAATAATCCTCGCCATTGCTGTCTTCGACATTTGGATGAAGCGACAGTGAGGGGCTTCCGTGGCAATTGGGCCATTATCCCCAACGGCAAGCATTACACCATCGTCGGCACCAAGCGTCTGCCACGCAAGACCAAGAAGTTCTGCACCAAAATCCTAAATCAACTACAGGGAACTAGCGTCATCACCAGCGTGAAATACTTTGCCCACGGGTCGCCCAATTTCGATTTCACTGGAGGGGCAAGCCGTGGATAGCGAAGAAGAAACACGCATCAGAGAGCAACTGCGCCACAAAGAAGTTGAGTTGGCCTACCTAAAGAGGCAGAAGGCAATGGTCAAGTTTGAGGTCAAGGCTCTACGCCGTTTGTTAAATTCCCTAAACCAGTAGTAGGTTGTGTACTCCAACCGCTTTGGAGGTGAAATGCACTGCGCCCACACAACCGTCATTGTCCGAGCAGGTCGCTACCACACGCACAAGCCGTGTTGGTGCGCTACCAAGCCACCGTACACCGATGCTGAAATCTCTCACTATCTTCTCGGCTCACCATTGACCGAGCCAGAGCAGACAGGAAACCAATGAAGGTTTACACACTCCGCAACTACAACCCAATGTTCGGGCTGAACATCCAAAAGTTCGACGGCAAGTGGGGTTTCTACCTCGACCTCGGGCATCATTCGTTGGTCTTTGAGCAAGGCCGACCTGAAAAGGAGTTCTAATGGCAACCCCCATCCCCTCAGACCACGAACGCTGCACTTGCTACCACGGACTAGACGACCACGACCAAGACGGTTGGGGTCGCTGTATGAAGGATGGCTGTCGCTGCACGGCGATGGAGCCGGAAATCCTTGGCCACCCGGATTCACCAGCAGGCAGATTCTGATGGCAGACATTGAGGTTGAGTTCACCGACGAGGAATACGCCCGTATCGAAAAGGCAGCAGCACTAAATGGTGAAACGGTGCAGGAGTTCTGCGAGCGAGCCGTCAAGAACCTGTTCGACAGACTGGGTGACCAACCACTGACTTGACCCCACTCCACCACTTATGTATACTTGCCGTTAGGAAGGAGCGCAATGATACTAACGAACAAGTATGAAGTGGGCGATATTGTCCGCAACCTCTCCAATGAGGACTATGAGGTGATGGAAGTGGTAGTTGCCTAACGGCTTCGCCCCTTGACCAAACCACTGCCGTATTCACTCGCCACGCCCCAAGATGAACTGACGCTGGTGGAAAGAAAGTGTCGGCACAAGAAGGGCTACACGCCAAACAACTTTGACGATTATGTCTACTACACCTATTGCCCAGACTGTGGGGAGAAACTGTGAGCGACAACCAATCCCAAATTTTTGCCAACGACACTCAGGCCGACTTGTTCGCAAGATGGTACAAGTTGGGTGGCACCATCAGCATTAACGGCGACCCCGAATTCACAAGCAGCATTGAGCGCGCCATCGAACAGCGACGGCAAAACCGTAATGGAAACGATACTGAATTGGCAGGTGAACGATGAAGTGGCTTCAAAACCTGTTCAGCCGGGGCAAGAACACCGGCGAACCAATCCCCCAACCACCGAAGTTTGACCCACTTATGGCCGAAGCAGAACGCCGGGTGCGCCAACTGTTCGGAGGCAGGCTATGAACCAGCAAGAACGAGATGCCCTGCGAGAGAAACACCGTTGCCTTGAAAGCAAGGTTGGCCCGTGGTGTCGTTCCTGTATGCACGGTTGGCCTTGTGACACAATCAAGGTGCTTGATGCGTTGGAGGAAGTCACGCCTACAGACGCGACTTCGTCCGAAGTTCACGACGACAGCGAAGTATCCGCTACTCGTGAAGTATGTGACCATAATGAACAACTCCTTGGTTAGGTCTATGCCCGCATCCAACCCGCTCCGGGCTCGCTCCGGGCGTGAACCTAACTGCCCTAAGTGCGGAGAGAAACTATGAACCAGCAAGAGCGAGATGAAGTGCGAAAGAAGCACACTTTGGAACCATACGAGGACAGAATCACTGGGCAAGAAGTCGCAACCTGCGCCCACTGTTGCACCGATGAGTGGCCTTGTGATGTCATCAAGGTGCTTGACGCTTGGCAGGCAGAAGTTCACCACGACAGCGAAGTATCCGTCATTCGTGAAGTATGCGACCACGCCGACTGGACCAGCAATGTCTATTCTGACGATATCTACGCTGATATGGGCTATCGCTACTGCCCTAAGTGTGGAGAGAAACTATGAACAACATCGAGCCAACTGAGGAACTTATGCCGTCGCATACTATTGCCAGCCATACATTCCAGCCGCCGAAGTTCAAGGTAGGCGACAGTGTGCGGATTGTCGGGAACCCTGAGTGGGGCGACCTCACCGTGACCCAAGTGGACATCGTGTACACGGTTGTAGACAGCAAAGGCCGTGATGACGCTTGGGTGGAAGCAGAGTTGATTGCCACGCCACCACCGTGCAAGCACATCTTCGGCACTGAAATCCCGCCGAGCGAAGGCAACTCCGACTTTCGTTGGATTGACTTTATTTACTGCCCACTGTGCAGGAAGAAACTTACCCCTATAGGCACAACTTTGTCCAACGAAGGTGGAAACCTATGAGCCGAGAAATCATCGCCAACATCAACCGGCACGAGAAGTTGCTCCTAGACCTCATCTACGAGCGTGTCCTCGCCAACAAGCCTGAATCACCAAGCACCATCGGGGAACCGCCGAGCGACCACTATAAGGGCTACTGCGAAGGCTGGTGGGACTGTTTGGAAGCCCTTGGCAACGCTATGGCGCAACAACAAGAGAGCAACGACCTAGAGATGGAGAGGTGGAAACGATGATTTGGTTTTTGGCAATCTGGCGATTTGCTCGGCTACTGAAGAAGTTGAAGTGACGAAGCGAAACGACACCATCGCAGCAGCACAAGATTTGGAAGGTGAAAAGAACCTCGCCCGCGCCCTGAACCGATACGTCGGCTGGAGCAAGATGGGATGGCGTGAGATTTCACTGGAGAAGTTGCCCATCTACTACGAACTTGATTTCGTCATCGTCAAAGACCATCGCACCATCGAAGCGTGGATGGAAGTGAAGGAGCGTAAGGCGTTCTACGACCCGTGGATTTTCCCACTGTCGAAGTGGCTGACCTGTAAGAAGTTCAGCGAAGAATCGGGCAAGCCGGTGTACGTCGTGCAGTCCTATCCAAAGGGCAACAACATCGTCACCATCGCTTTGGAAGTCACGAGCGACCTGCAACCTACGGTTATTTGGGCAGGCAGAAAAGACCGGGGCGACTGGCAGGATATGGCTCCCCACGTCGAACTTCCCAACAATTGGTTCACCATCATCGAAGAAACCCATCTTGACACTAACTAACCTGTTGGTTATGGTGAAAAGGCCTACACAACGACGAAAGGCAACACAATGACGAAGGAAGAAGCACTTTCTCTCCTTAACGAAGCCAAGGAACAACACCGCGAGGCGAAGGCCGCAGTGAAATCAACCAAGGCAAACTTCTATACGGCAATCCGGGATGCAGTCATCGCCGGAGCGACCAAGGCCGAAATCTCACGCCTTATTGGAGTGACCGACGCACGGGTTCACCAAATTGTGAATCCAATGCTCCGAGAAATCGGAGTAAAGGTGCGCCAATTCCAGCAGGGCTAACGATGCCCTCCTACAGGAAGAACAACAAGCAGGCCAAACGACCTTGGCACGCTCTAGTGAAAAGACAGGGCGTTCAGTACTCCCTCGGCTACTACCCCACAATGGAAGAAGCCTTTGATGTGGAACGCCAATTTGCCTTGACAAACCCCCCGGCCATCACGCAACGGAAGAAGTACGTCCCCAATGCCCACTGACCGAAGCAATCTTCACCCGAAGTTCAAAACGAAACCGTGGCACGCCAGAGCAACCGTCTTCGGCTCTCGCTACAGCCTCGGCTACTACGGGACGTACGACGAAGCCAAGCAGGTCGAAGACGAGTTCAGGGCCAATGCTGATGTCCAACCAGTGCTGTCCAAATCAGAACGGCAGAAGCGAGTAGACCACATCCTCACCCTCAGGGCCAAGGGGATGACCTACGCCGAAATTGGTGAAAAGGTCGGCCTGACCAACCGACAGGTCGGCGCAATCATCCGCAGAACGAAGAACAATGCCTAGCCTCGTCAGAAACCTCTACGCAGCCAGAGTGAAGACCGACGGCATCAGTGAGTTCCTTGGGTATTTCACTACTTACGAAGAAGCCCTACAAGTAGAGAACGACCACCGAATTGCAATCGGCAAAACCCCGCGCCCATTACAAACCACCCCAGTGGTGAAAACCTACCTCGCTCGTCGCTACAGGAATGGAAACTACCTCTCCTTGGGAAGATTCCCTACACCAGAAGCAGCACGAGCAGCAGAAGCAGCCTTCGATGCTAAAAACCCCCGTCAAAAGCCGGGGCCAAACAAGAACCCCAAGAAACCAGCCCACAAGAGAAAGAACTACTACCAGTGAAGAAGAAGAACATCAAGAAAGCCCTCTACCGCCTAGAGCAAGAAATCCACGCCTTGGACATCCGAGTGAAAAACATCTCCCAACTCATCTCCAAGATGGACACCCGCATCACCAACCTTCTCCATTCCCTAGAACTCACCGATACAGTCCTCCAAGAAACGGTGGAATACTTAAACCACGCCAATACTGCCAAGGAACACCCCTTCTTCGGCAACCGCTACAAAGGAACTCCCCGTGACCCCAACCCCAACAAGCGGTGAAGAACCAGTAGACAACGACACTGCTGAAATCCCAACATCAGACGTTCCCGAAGAATGGAAAGCAACCATCAAGGAACGAACCCCTACCCTCAGTGAAAAGCAAGCCAAAGCCAAGGCAGAGCGACCCCCACAACGAACAGGTCGGCCAACACTGCTGACCCCAGAGTTGATGGAGACGGTGGTGGATTTGCTGAAACGAGGAAACTACATTTCGACTGCTGCAAAGGCAGTGGGACTGAACCCGGCGACGATTAGCCAGTGGGTGAAAAAGGGCAATGATTTGGCCGAATCTGGGTATGAACTGGATGAATACGAACAGGCGTTCGTAATCTTCGCTCAGGAAATAGAAAAAGCCCGGAGTTATGCCCAAATCAAGGCCGTCGAAGTCATCAGAAACGCGATGCCGAGCCAATGGCAGGCCGCGGCGTGGTACTTGGAACGCACAGATGCCCAAAACTGGGGCAGAACAGTGAAAACCGAACTGACGGGTGCCGACGGTGGGGCCATTCAAGTTGACGTTGACGGCGTAATGCGGAAGTTGCAGGCCGTGACGCAACGAGTTATTGACGCGGAAATCGTCGCAGGCGACACGCCAAACGCCGAAACGCCTGCCGACGGCAGTGAAATCTGACTACGGACAAAAAATCGAACCCTTGCAAATAAAGGGGAAAGTGCCATTTGCCCACCGGCTGGAGACAAGCGCAACAACGACGGCTCCAAATGCCGGATTTCACTGAATCGTGCAACAACGACGGCCCTAATGCGTCAAATTTGTCAAAAAAGTGTCGAAAAAGGCCCTTTTCTGACTTGACTTCTCCCTAAGGGTTTGTTAAGATGAGGGTATGACAACTACACGCACTATCCAAATCCCGAAAGACATCGAAGTCGAAGGACTTCTTGACGCAGTATTGTGCAACATTGACGGTAGTACTTGCGATTGGTGGAAGCGCATTTACTACAACTGGGAATCCGAGAACCGGGCTTCCCAGCCAATCGAAGTCGAGTACCTTGACCCAGAAACCGACGATTGGGCGACGAAGACCCTCGTGGCGCAGGACATCGTTGATGCCTTTATCTCTTGCTACGGCAAGCGTGTCTGGGGACAGACCGTCTTGTACGACGAGGGGTACATTGGCGACTGCCTCGTGAGCGACTACATCCTCCAACTGGCAGTCTTTGGCAAGGAGACGTACGCCTAGGAAAAGAAGTTGCATTAGGGCCTTGACATCCTCACGGCCCTAATGTATACTTACTTATGTAAGGCAGTTCCTTGACAAACGGCCTACTCGTTGAGTAGCCCATACAGCCCACCGCCCTAGCCAAGCAGAACGTATGCGTAAGTCTTGGCGACATACGCCCTGAGGACAAGTCCATAGGGGATAAAAAGTGGGTTGTATGCGCCTACTGAGCGAGTAGTCCGTACTAGGCAGTCCCTATAGCCCCCCCCATACAGGGTGGGGCTTTTGCCTATGGGGACAGAAGTGCCACCGGGGAGCGACCAGTGACACAACTGTGTGGGCCGAGAGATACCCACAGCATCGTCAACTCGGTAGGGAGCGACTACCTATGCACGACAAGGCCCATCCTACACATCCCTTTGCAAGGGAACTCCTACAAATGGCTCCCTGTAGGCACAATTCCCCCCAGAATGGCTCCTAGGGCAAAATAGAGGCCAATGGCAGCCCCCTAGAACATCTCCATCAGGGCATCTCTACGCATAATGATGGGCAACATCAACAATCGTAGATATCGGCAGGCAGACAACGACTTCTATTTGTTCATTCGTTCACAAGCGATGAACCCAAAAGGGAATCTCGCTGAGGCGCAAAGAAAAAAAAAGGAACTGCCCCCCGGCGACCACCCCCCAGAATTTCAAGCGACTTTGGTCAATTTGCAGCAAACGGTACCCCCACCAACCTCACGGAAAATCCCTCATCAACTAAACCCCCGTAGAGCCAACCCAGACACGACCCAGTGAAATCGCTATAGTGACCCACTATGAACTGGTTCGCTTTCTCTGCCCAAAACAACTTCGCCCAACACTTGGCACCCCTGATGGGCCACGACAACCTGAAGGCACTCCAAATCGGCGTGTTTACCGGAGACGCTTCTGACTGGCTGCTCTACTTCGTTCTCTCTGGGGAAGGCTCAACCCTTGATGACGTGGACACTTGGTCAGGCAGTGCTGAACACGATGACATTGACTTCTCTCTCGTTGAGGCAGTTTACGACGAACGATTCTCCGAATTGGAAGAAGGCCGACTTCGCAAGCACAAGATGACTTCGGATGAATTCTTTGCCGAGTGCAGTGAAATATACGACTTCATCTACATTGACGGCGACCACACTGCTGCCCAAGTTGCCGTAGATGCCAAGAACGCCCACGAGCATTTGAAGGTGGGTGGCTTCCTTGCGTTTGATGACTACGAATGGAACCCCGGCGACTTTGATGAGATGCAAACACCACGGCCTGCGATTGACGCGTTCTTAGAATCCCCGTATATGGAGCATTACGAACTGCTGGGGAAGAACTTGCAGGTGTGGCTGCGCCGGGTTTCATAACGCCACAACGAAAAACCTTTGGAAAAGGTACACGGGGCAACTATACCAGTATCTAGTAGTAGTGAAAAAACAAAAAAGTTGATTGTGTTGGGGTAGAGTGGGGTTATGGGTCACTGGAATCTCTCCGAATGGGGCAACTACGCCGTGTGTTTTGGAGCCGGAGTTGTCTTCGTGTTGCTCGTGTCGTTCTTTCGTAAGCCGTGAACCCCATCATCCAAAAGTTGCTAGATGCAACCCCTGAGCAGCGCAAGCAGATTCTTCTCGGCTTGGACAAGACCGACTTGGCAGTGGTGTTCAAGGAACTGGAACTCCTAGAGAACGCCCCTCAGCGTCGCTGGTACTGCCCACGAACCGAGTGCAACGGCAACCCCCACGCAGGATTTCACTGGTGCGAACATCCCATTGACGGGAAGCACACACCCTTTTGTAAACACGCCCGTACTCCACAGCGTCCTCCAAAGGACAAAGAGGGCGACCCGTGGTTGACGTGGTTTTTCAGTGGGGGCCGTGGAACGGGCAAGACCCGTGCCGGTGCCGAGTGGGTTTTGGACTTGGTATGGAACCACGGCTACAAGCGCATTGCTCTCGTAGGCCGAACTCCTGCCGACGTACGAGACGTGATGATTGGCGGGGACAGTGGAATCCTCAACTGCTCGGAGCCTCACCCTCGCCCACTGCACGAGCCTTCCAAACGGCGGCTCGTCTGGCCCAATGGCGCAGAGGCGTTCACCTACTCTGCCCACACCCCTAGCCAACTCCGTGGCCCACAGCACGACGCTGCGTGGTGCGTGGCAGAGGGCGAATGTGTTGTCACTCGCCGTGGTGAAATTCCAATTGAAGAAGTTGTTGTTGGGGATGTTGTCGCCACTCGTGATGGCTGGAAGCAAGTCCTCGCAGCCACAATGACGAACCCCGACGCAGAGGTGCTGGAAATCCACACCGAGGCAGGGAACGTCTTGCGTTGCACCCCAAATCACCGCATCTGGGCAAATGGCGATTGGGCGGAGGCGCAAGTTCTGCGTAGTGGCGATGAGGTGGAAACCCAAGGCGGCGGGCAATATGTCTCCGCCGTATTGCGGAACGGGCAGAGAGGCGCAGTCTACGACTTGACGGTTGAGGATTCTCACGAGTTTTTTGCTAGTGGAATCCTCGTTCATAACTGCGATGAGTTAGCCGCGTGGCGAGATGCGCCCAAGGGCGATGTGTTGGATACTTCGTGGAACAACCTGATGCTGGGTCTGCGCCTTGGTGAAAATCCAAAGGTCCTCGTGACCACAACCCCGAAGCGTGTGCGTCTCGTGCGGGAGTTAATGGAACGTCGAACCACGGTGGTCACCAACGGCTCCACCTACGACAACCTTGAAAACCTTGCTCCGTCATTCCGTGAATCAGTCCTCACGGCCTATGAGGGTACCCGGATTGGAGAACAGGAACTGAAAGGTGTCCTGCTCCTAGACGTAGAGGGTGCGATGTGGACACAGGAGATGATTGAACAGGGCCGTGCGATTTGGAAAATCTTGGAGACAGTGTGATTGAAGTCAATCCGAGCGACTTCACCAAAATCGTCGTGGGGGTTGACCCTGCCGTGACATCCGGGGAGAACGCCGACGAGACAGGCATCGTCGTAGTGGCTGCTGGCCCGCATCAGCCTGACACTTGCGTCGTGCGTCACTGCGAAGTCCACGGCTACGTTTTGGAAGATGCCAGCCTTCCAGCCGCGAATAAGAACTCCGTCGAACGCTGGGCGCAGCGAGTGGTGCGAGCCTACGACGAATGGAACGCCAACATCGTGGTCATCGAATCGAACCAAGGTCACGAACTCCTTGAATCCGTGATGCGTACCATCCGGCCAATGATGCCGATTAACCGACCCAATGCTCGCTACTCCAAGAAAGCACGAGCCGAACCCATTGTCGCTCTCTACGAGCAGGGCCGGATTCACCACGTTGGCCCACCGGAGCAATTTGCCGACCTAGAGGAACAGATGACAACGTGGGTGCCACCGGCACCGGGTACTCGTGGCTCCACTTCACCTGACCGCGTGGATGCGCTCGTGTGGGCGTTGACGGAACTGAACCTTCAGGGCCGTCGCATCGTTCCAAATATGGCCGGGGGGATTGCGCCAATCGGGTTTTTCCAAAACAACGACTGGCGACTGTAGCCAGAAATGGCGAAAGGCACGGTAAGGGCCTACCTTCCCCTACCGTGCCAATCACCTCGTGGCTTCTAGGCCACAACCGTTGGCTCCGTTGCCGGTGCGTTCACGGTTGCCTTACGAACCAAGCCCGCGTAGCGGTAGGCCGTAGGTGCCGAGATGCTGAACTGCCGTGCCAACTGTGCGACAGGCGTTCCATCCAGCACTTGCTGGTTGAAGTTCGCCAAGCGCATACCGCGCAGAGCCGGAACCGGCCCAGCACGACGCGTTGTGGCCTTCGGCTGCGTTGCCTTCGGCTCGCTCACGGTGCCGGTTGCCGTCAGTGTGCTCAACACGCCTGCAACAGTCTTCGTCGCTCCGGCCTTGTCGTTCGACAGCACCTTGACGATGGCATCGCTCAACTGCGAAACAATCTTGTCCTTGTTCATTGCTTTCCTCCTTTCGCAGAATCGGGGAAGTCGTATCCGTGCCAAGCCTGAGCGAACTGGAGCGATTCTTGGAGTACGTCCACTGGGGCTACTCCACTCACGCTCAGTTGCAGCAGGCCGAACTCGGCCAACTTCATTAGGAACATCTCGTCGGGCAGGTCATCGTCAATCAGCACTTGGTACTGCACGAAGACCCGGTAAGCGATTCCTCGCTTGGGGTACTTGTGGTCTTGCGGGTTGAACGAACGTTCACCAATCGTGGCGAGAATGTCGAACGCCGATGGAGCCTGAATGACTTCGTTGTTCCAACGGATTGTCCACACTGGTTTTTCCGGGTAGGTCATCACGATGCGATTGCCTTCACGCTAGAACCGATGCTCTCCAGTTCCAAGATTTCGCCCTTGCGGATTCGCATATAGGTCATAGGGTCAACTTCCTCAACCCACTTCAGCCCGACACGAGCCTTCTCGCAAGCGGTCACGAGCAACGGCATCGTGGATGCGAAGAACAGCGACCCGGCCTCGGTCTGGCCGATGACGAGTGGCGAGCCTTCCAAGCGAGCGAGGTGCAGGTCACGCTTGTCTCGTGCGTCGAACCACGCCAACGCTGCACGACCCTTGATAGATTCCAAGACCTCGGTAGGCCGGAACTTGGTCTGGTCAATGAGGGCGAACGCTGCTTCGCTGTCCACCTGACCCCTGCGCTCGGCACCCCTGAGGTGGTCGAAGATTGCCTTGTCGTTGTTCAGCACCCCGTTGTGTACGCCGACGATTCGGCCACTGACGATGGGGTGGTTATTCAAGTTGTTTTGAGGGCTGCCCTGCGTGGCGTAGCGAGTGTGCAGGATGGCACGGTTTGTCTTCGGGGGCATCATCTCCAAGTAGGGGCCAAACGCTGTAGCAGGCACTGGAGCCTTGCTCACGGCAACCGTGGCCTTCTTGGTTTCCTTGTTGGACTGCACCCACGCTGCACCGGTGGCATCCGAGCCACGCTGGATGATTTGATTGAGCAGTTGCTGGCTCACGGTCTTGGCGTTCACCTGCTCGTCGGGACTGAGGCAGAAGCCTGCGATTCCGCACATACGATTCTCGTTTCTGTTGGTAGGTTGTGTGTTGCTAGAGGACAGTATAGCAGGTTCTCAGTCCCATCGTGCAACTGAGACTGAGAACCTGCAACTGGCTTACCGGTTCGCTGCGAGCCGGGTCGCTCGCCGGGTGAGGAAGCCCTTGGTGTCATTTGCCAAGGGGAGTGCCGTGAGCAACTCGTCAAGCGAGTTGTACTCGGTGGTGTCACCTGCTGCACCGGCTTCGACAACCGAGAACAGGAACTTGACCCACGAGGTCAACTTCTCGCCGTTGAGGGTGCCTTGGTGCTGACGGAACTCCACCGTGCCGTACTTGGCGTAGGCCGCGAGGTTCACCGTGACGAACCGGTCAAGTCGGCTGACGAGACGGTCAATCTCGGACTTGGTGGTAGCCATACGGATGTTGTCGTGGTACGAACGCTCGTAGTTCGGCACCGTGGTACGGCAGTAGCGGTTGGAGTGGCGTGAGCGAGACACAAGGTTGTTCACGTTCGACTGGTTCTTGGTGTAGAGGTCGAAGACGTTCATAATCTGCGCCCCGGACAAGCCATCCATCCCGACGTGAACGTGAACACCACACGTTGTGTTCTGCCGCGCACCGGCATCACGGAGTGCCGTGACTGCCTTGGCTGCCTGCTCCAAGCCAGCCTCGCCCCGGAGAATCGGGCTGACCAACTCCAAGCCTGCGCCTCGGCCAGTGCCGGTTGAGGTCACCGATGCGTCGGTCACAATCTTCCAGTCGCGGGAGACACGGTGCGTGTACCCCTCGTAGGAAGCCGTGATGCCAACAGCAGCGAGCGCAGTCACAGCGTCGCTGGGGGTGATGCCGAAGAACTCAATCTCCAAGCCAAACGTGCGAGACGTGACGTTAGGATTGCGGTTCGTGGCAACAGCAGGGGTGGCAACGGTGCCGATGGCCTGTACGACCTGTCCCTGTCGGGCGCGGGCTGCACGGCAGGCTTCCGATGCGCCCTGTGCTGCACGGTAGCCAAGTCGCTGTGCGATGGTGGCGTAGGAGTAGCCAGCCTCACGGAGGGCAAGCGCCCTGTCTTGACGATTGTGTGTCGCCGTGGTGTTGCGAGCAACGATGTTGCTCCGACGGTACTGCGTGGGTCGGTTGGTCGGCATTTCTGCTCTCCTTGGTAGGTGGGATATCGGGTACTGCGAACCTAAGTCTGCCTAAGGTTTTTTGTCTTGTCAAGGGGGTAAGCCAAATTTTTTTGAGAAATCTTTTCCGGGGTGTTACTTGACTTTGTGACAACCCTTAGGCATACTTACCCTGCAAGCCATTCACCCACGAGTGTGAGTGTGTGACTTGTGGACTAGACACCGGTAGAGTATCATACCGGTGTGACACCGACCAACCAAGGAGAACCAATGACCACGAAGCGTCAACTGAAGAAAGAAGTGGCTCGCCTCACGGCTGCACTTGCAGCGTCTGAGCGTCAGCACACTTGGTGCGACTACCG